ATGGTTTTGTCTTCCATGCATATAAAAAACTATATCATTAAAACTATCTTTGTACATTTGTTGTACGGGATCTTTTAAATTGTTTAATACATTTTTATTGAATAATGATAAATCAAGAACATTATGCACATAACTATTTGATATAAAAGGATATGCTTTTGAGCCATAAACACCATGATCAAAAATTGATTCAGTATCAAGCATATTATTTCTTGCTAAGTTTTGCTTAAAAGTAAAGAAGTTAGTATCAGTTAAGTTTAAGTTAGTTTTAGTTCTAACAGTAATAGTAGATTCACCTTCTATTGTAACTGCCTTATTTACAGAAAATATTTTTTGATTTATATCAATATGTGTAATAAATGTGTCATTATCAATGCCGCTTCCATAAATTAAATCGCCTTCTGTTAAAGCATTTATTTTAATGATGTAATCATTATCAATTATGTTTATAATATTAGAGCCAATATCCATTAGGCATCTAATTTGTAATTCAAAATCTTCAATTAAAAGAGCAGTCATATTATTCTTCATATCATCTGTTAAGAATAATTCTAAAAACTCATTAGTTGAATAAGCAAACTTTCTAGAATCAGCTCTAACTTGTCTATTTATAGTATAAACATCTTTATTAAGCGCAATATAATCGTGTTCATCATGTTTATAAGTTTTTAGATAATTTTTCATTTCAGCTGGATATGAAGAAAAATGTGTAAGTGGGACTTTTTCTCCAACATCTTCATTATCTGAAATTACTGTTGCTGTGTTTATTGAACCAAAATTATATGATTCAAGAATACCTTGCCAACCCATGTTATCATCACGGGTGTAAATGAATCTATCATTAAATTTGTCTAATGAAATTGAGATAATTCCAACGAATAAATCTTGGTTGATTATTAGTGAATAAGATAATGGATCAATTTGTAATTCGTTTAAGAAAATATCCTCTGGTAATGGTGTAATGAGATATCCCATATTAGCTTGAAAGTCATCAATTGGCGGGTCAAGCTTTTTAACTGTTTCAAATATAACTTTTTGTTGTGCATTTAACACTATTGGATCTATAGTTAAATAATATTCTCTGTCAAAATGGCAAGCAATAAAACAGACCAAATAAGTTTTGTAATCGTTATAATAATCTTCAATTTGAGTATATAGCTCTAATGCATCTGTTTCAAACTTTTCTCTATTTCTCATTGCTGTTTGATTATTGTTGGCGGCAACGAAATCAGTATGAAGTTTTTGCATCCCTTGTTGTCTAACTTCTGATTCAAAGAATGTACACATTCTATTCAATGAATCTCTAACTCTAATCCAGTTTGTATCACTAACATGAACTGAACCGCTGTTATTATTACGAATTAGATTATTCATTGCTTCTTTGAAGTCATTAAAGTTTTTAGTAGCCCCATCATATTTAGCATAAGGAATTTTGTAGCTTTCATAACCACTTTCATTTGGTTTATATCCAGCTCCATCTCCAATTAAAATCTCTAAACCTTGAAACTTAGATAGGCAAGTTCGCTCATAATCTCTATAAAGATATTGCATGAGTTCATGAGTCTTAACTTTTGGAACAGCTGCAATATTGAATGTAATCTTTTCAACAGTGTATAAATTATCTCTATCTGGGGGTGATATGTGAAAAATTGGTCTACCGAATGCTACAACTTTCTTTCCAGCATAAGGACTAATATCATTAAACTGAAACACAACACCAAATCTTGGTATAGTTAAAACGCTTAATTCATCAAAAGCATCTTTTTCAGATTGTGTTATCTTATTAGTAAGCTTAACTAATATCTCCATTTTGCCATTTTGAATGCCTACCACTTCAGCTGCATATAAACTGTTGTGCTCGTCTTTCTTAACAAGTAAATCTTCTTCTCTAATAAAGCTGTCATCATGCATACTAGTTGGACGATAAACTAATGATGGAACTTCAGCACTTCTGTTAACAGTTATATCAAGATATTCTCTATATAATGGCAAGAAATAGTTGGCGGGCATATAATAGCTACCAAGTTGATAATTGTCAATAATAAACTTTCCAACCATTTCTGGAATTGAATTGTTTAGTAAACAATTCAAAGTGCCCGCGTATGGATTTAAGCTATTTTCAAATGCATCAACATATATTGACATTTGCGTGTCTTTAAAATCTTGGGGAATTTCTTCATTTCCCAAGTAAGTATCAATTAAATGTGGTACTGACCTATAAATCTCAAAGTCAGTGAAGACAGGCTCGACTCTTGAATCAACTTTTATTCTAGTTACACTATTTCTTAAAGTGTTAGTCTGAACTCTTGAACTTATAATATCTAAGTCAGCTCCTAAGTAGGCTAGTTGCATTGACCCAATATATGAATCTTCATTTTGAATGCTGTTGATGAAATATTCATTTTCATTTATAGTAACTTTCTGTCCAACAAAGAAGTCATTCTTAATAACGGGAACAACCATTTCAGTTCTAATGTTTGGATATTCATATAAGTCATAAGGAGATAACGGCATTGGGTAGGCAGTGCCATAAATCATAATATCTTCTCTAAAGAACTTTGTCTTAATTGCGTCATATTCAAAATCAACTAATCTGAATGGCTTCTTATATAAAAGGTCGAACTTGTTAACTTGTCTATTTATGAAATCTCCCGGCACTTCAAAAAATTCATTGTACCATTTTAAGTCAATTTCTCTAGCAACACTATTAGTTGCATTAGTTAAAAGTTCATTATGTCTTCTATTTCTTCTGTTATTGGCAACCCAGTCTTTTCTTGCATTAAAATCTTCTTCTTTTTCATCTTCCTGTTGTATGAGGTCATCTGCTGTTTCAAGCTCTGGCATCACAACAAACATTTTTGGGTCAATTATTGGAGAAAATGGTATATATTCAGCAATTTGAAATATTGACATATGTTGAAAAATCTCAGACCCAAATTGTACATAACCAGATTTTGAGCCATAGAACTTTCTTCTAAACGCATGATTAGTGAGATTTCGATATTTCATTTTGAAAGCTTCTTCTCTTTCAGCTCGAGCTCTCGTATATTCAGTTATGGCGTTAGAGTAGTCAAGTTCAGTTGCTAGCCAATCCATGAAAATTAGATTGGGCTTATAGTGAATCAAATGAGCCACATGATTTATTTCATCGTTTATTTCATTGTTAGTCAATATCTCAGTGAAGTCTTGATGATCAGGATAGAGCACATCGAGATATCTATAACCTTCATGAAGCATAAAGTCAACTTCTGGAAGAAAAGCGCCGTTAACTTCTAATCTATGATATTCTGGATTATTAAGTGCAACAGGAGGATTAGTATTTCCCCATTCATCAGTGTTTGGAAGATAATCTTCCGGCCACTTCATTCCCTTTCGGTAAACAAAATTGGGAACTGGACCATAGTCTGGAACTCTAATTCCATTGATATATTTTGAAGTTGTGAATTGCTCAATGTAACCCTCTGGGTCAACTGTTTCAATTCCGTTAGTAACTAGATTATATTTGATGTCATCATATGATAAGAAGGAAGTACCAAGAAACCATTCCCAAAAGTCATTCTTAAGCTTTGAGTGGGCCATATCATATAAATCAATAGGAGGCATTTCATTGTTGATGTGAACTCTTTTGTTGGCTATAAACTCATCTGCTGATGTATATGAATCCAATATTTGTCTATAGTACTTACTATTGGGAGTGAAATATTCCATATTATTTAGTTAAATTGTATAGTTGTCGAAAGAAACTTGCTTCCACCCATAAAATTTTGAGTTCTGAACTCCAAGTTTATTTCGTTCTTATATTCTACTACATCATACTGAAAACTGATTCTAATATTAGTAACTTTATGAAAAATGTTCAATAAGTTTTCTACATTATATTCTACTGAATTTCTGAGATAATGGCGACTTTGAAATATTGTATGCTCTTGTAAATCGTCTAAAGTGAATAAGAGAATTAAACTGATAAAATCCCTCAAGTCGTCCATAATTTTCTGCTGTCCGCCTTGCATCATATCATGTACGTTATCAATATTTTTCTTATGCCAAATGTAAAACTCTCTTTCAAATGAGTCAAAAATCCAGTTACTTATCATAGTTATAGATTAACTAATTTATTATGGATGAAGAAACAGCTGTAGTTACTACGAATCAAATACATGATATAGCCGAAAAATTGACGCCTGTCAAACAGATAGAAAGTTCTCTTGCAAAATTTCTCAATGATACATTTCAAATGGCACGAGAAGAGGATGACTATCAGAAACTTCTAAAAGCTGAGATTATAAACAGACTTCCAACTCTTAAACCAAATGAATTGATAGCCTTAATGACTTCTGCTTCAACTAATAAGAATGACTTGTTATCTAAAATCATGTCTCCAGCAATGGGTCTTTTAACAGCAGCACAACAGAACGAATTATCAATGAGGCAGCGAGAACAGTCGCCAATTTACACTCAAAATAACATTAAAGAGATAAATGCAGCAACTTCAGCTGACACACTTATTGGTTTACAAACTTTAATGCACATGATTAATGCAACAGTTCAGAAAGATAAATCTACGGAAACATTCCCGGCAGAGATATCCCAGGATTCTTAGCAGAACCACTTACAATTTTATTTGTCTCTTTAGCTTCAAAATCTCTTTGCTTTTTACAGGCATTCCATAATCCAATTACTATATGAGATGGTAAACTTTTCATATCATGCCACGTGAACGATGAATTACTAGATAGCAGATATAGTAGTTTCAACAGTTCCCGTAGTTCTAATGGCCGTGAGTAAATTAAGGAGTTGAAAGGAATACTTCCGTTGAACGACTTTATTCATAATGGGGTCGTGTACGGTTATCTCCTCCTTTAGCCCAAATTGTAGTTTGTTAAAATGATCTTGTACCATATTAAACGTTGAATAATCTAATCTAGCATCTCTTGCTAATTCAAGTTTCTTTTCTAATGGCCAGTCATAAACAATTTGTCCATCAAACTCATAAAGATATAGCGCTTTAGATGCTGTAATAGAAAAAGTCATCTTATCATTTTCATATTCTTTGTACTTATCATAATCAGCTTTTGGAATTTGCGGTATAGATGCAATGTTGATATTTTCGCCATTCATTAATCTCTTTTCGGCATCTTTTCTAAACTTAATCATTTCACCAAGTCTAGCATATTTTCTATCTTCTTCTCTATACATACTGTCGATGAAATACTTTAACGTAATAAAGTCACCAAACTTTGGAAGGCTAAATACAGCTGAGAAAGTCTTATTACCATATTTTCTATCAACCCTAGCCTTAACTTTTATATCGTCTGGTACCTCATGATAATCAAGTTGTGATATATCAATGTCAAAAACAGGCCTATGTTGTTTTGTTCTAATGGCTCTTTCATGATTTCTAAATTCCTCTGTGTCTCTTCCGCCATACTGTTGAGCAAGAAACTCCCAGTCTTCTTTAGTAAGAGTCCACTCTTGGTTAGTAAAGATAGTAGTATAAAATGTTTCATATAAATGTAGTAGTAACTCAATGACTTCCTTCTCATGAAATTGAGTGACTGATAACTTTGGGTCGTTCTTTGGATTATAGATTAAACTGTCTAACACTTTTACCAACTTAATGGGCAAGTCCTCTTTTGCCGTCATACCCAATGACATCAAATCTTCTGGGCTAAAATTACGTATGTAGAAAAGTTCGGGTGCTGCTATTTTTCCTCTAGTTGATAGCCCAACTTCAATGTAGCCATCAGGCACATTAAGTTTGTCACTAAACTCTTTTCTAGCCTTTTCAATTCGATTTAAATTTGGGTTGATTGGCCCATTATCTTGATTAAGTTCTTCCATTTATTACTCCTATTGATTTTATTGTGATAATTTTGCACATATAATTGTTTCAAATCATCTGCCACCATTCCATAAGAATAATAAGCAAACATTTGGTCTCTAACTGGTACTTGGTTAACTAAACTTTTATGAATGTAATATCTGGAAACTCCAGTATCTTTTTCAGCCATAGTTTCATTGATATAAGTTTTGCCAGTGTTTAAGTCAATAATTTGTTTTCGTCTTCTGTTTATTGGCTTCATAATATTTAGTCAATAACAAAAAATCTTACAATAATCTAATTATTTACAATAAGGAAAGAACTAATGTAAAAAGATTGTACTAAATATTAGAAGGAGAAAATAAATGTCAGACAGAGATATTAGACATGGTGGTGTGCCTTTTGGTGCAAGCCCATTTCAAAATCAAAATCATTTTCATTTCCCAGGCCCACAGTCACCTCCAGGTTTTACTATTCCTAATAGACCATTAGATGACCCTGCTATGCTTGAAAGAGCTTTTAGAGAGGACCATCACAACAGAGGTCCAAAGCCACAGGAAATAAAGAACTTAAATCAATACACTGGTTATTTTAATACACCAGAAGGTGATTTTCCAGTATCGGTTGTTGCTGATTCAATTAAAGAAGCAGCAAAAATTCTCACTATGCCCGGAGTTTTCGGTGATGGCGTCAATGAACCAACGACCATTAAATTTGTAAAAGGAACAATTGCTGTAAGCATTCCAGTTAGAATGACTGGCTTTAATGTTACAATTGAACCAAAAGGCGCAGTGGATTCAGGCGCATACGCAACACCAGCACACGCTGAAGTTCGTAACGGAACTGAAGTTATATTCACAGCACATGAACCATTTGGTTGGAAATTTGTTGGTTGGTACAAAGGTGAACAACTCTTATCAACTGAAAAAGTTTCTTGGATTGAAGTTTATGACCCATATTCTTCATTATTGACTTACACAGCAATGTATGAATTTGACCCAGTGTTAAGAAACGGTAGATATTTAGAATTAGGACATGGTTGGTACTTCGACTTCAAATTTGACGGATGGTCAATGTTTGAAGGTAAGATGGTACTTTACACTAACGTTGTTCCAGACTGGCACTTCGTTATCACATCAATTGATCCAAAAGTTAGCCAGTACTCATTTGCATCTGATCCTGCAGTTATTCAGGAACCAGACATTGGTATGACAGCTACAATTATTCCAACACCTATTGGATTTAACTTTATTGTTGAAAATATCCATACGGAAAATCCATTTGGTATTGTTGCACAACAGCAATTCTCACTAAAATGGGTTGGCCACCATCAGTCAGCATACCCAGAGGGTGTGAAGACTCCAGATGAAGATGAAGCTTAAGAGAGTGTTAATATAAATAACGTGGAAACATAATTTCCATATATCTCTTACCTCCTAAGAACCCACTAGTTTTTCTAGTGGGTTTTTTTATTGGTTAACTAATTATTATGGCTAAAGATGCACATACATATTTAATGCAAAGTGACCCAGATGAAATTTTGAATCACTGGTATTCAATGGGTCAAATCATAGTAAATAAAGACACAAAATACTACGCAAAAGATTCCGTTATTAGAGTAGATGCTTCTGATGGCGATTGGCTTTCTGGTGCTCCGTTGCATAACACAATTCTATATGTAGCGCATCCATATCAAGTTGATAATGAACTTCGTAAAACTATTGATTGGTCAATAATGCAAATAGATGATATCGTTGGTCAATACACTGCATTAGAAGGAATAATGGTTCCATACTTTGTAGTCCTTCCTGCTAAGTGGCGGGCTGATTTTATGCCTGATAGAAACTTTCTTCCATTTAGTAGTCCAAACGTTACTATTGATAACGGATGTATAAACATAGATGATGATGAACTTGAAACGATATTGACAGCAATTGGTTTTCCATTCGTTACATTCACTGATACAGAATTAGCAAAAAACGAGATAATCAAATATTGCATTCGTCCCGCTATGCAACGTTATTTTACATTTAGACCAATAATTGAAGAACAGGCTGGTATAATGATGCAGAAGGGTTCAGAATTTGCTGTTGAGTTTCCAGTTGATGCTTATGCCTGCATTCCATATTACACAGTACCTGGAGGACAAGGTGCTGGTATGGGTGGAAGAATGCAACCATTTGCTTTTTACAACGAACAAATGATGTATGGTGGATTGGGCGGAATGGGCTATGGCGGCAAATTTGGTAGAGGTGTTCGTTACACTGGTAAGCAAGTTCCTGGATTTGTTGGACTTGACTGGAGAAACTCACTTCTTTCACAAATGGCAGCTAATCAAGGATTTCTAAACTTTTTTAGAAGAGAGAAATACACACGCAAAAAGATAAATGGAAAGCTTTATGCAACTGGTTTTAGCACAATAGGTGGCAGTCTAAACTTCAAATGGCTAAAAGATTCCAGAAATTGGGATGATATTAGATATGAGGATTTAGAAGTCATAGCTCGTCCAATGGCTAGAATAGAAGTGTTAAACAATTTTGCTATGATTAGACAGCTAGTTAAGACTGATATAGCAGGCCAATTAGATGCTTCAGTGTTACAAACGAGAGCAGAAAAGCTAGAAGATAAAGTCAACGAGATAATCAAATCAATTGGTCTCACTGGAATTTTAAGCACAATGAGAGGTGGCGGGTAGTTAATATAACTACATGTCAAATTATAAGACTTTAAGCAACGCAACTAATGATGTCATTAGGCGTGAGGATTTAGGTTGGACCAATGTCTATGATTTAGAATGTTTCTGTAAAGAGAAAAACTTATCAAATCAAGATATGGATAGAATAATTGATATTGCTTTTAATATGTGTATCAATGCATCTAGAATTTTTGAATACACATTTGAAGAAAAAAGAGACCAATTAGAAGAAGAATTACGAAACGAAATTGAAAAAGAATTGAGATATGAAATAGAAGATGAAATTGGCCATGAAAAATGGGCTGATGGATTTGAATCTGGAAAAGAAGAAAGATTAGAAGAATTAGAAAAAGAATTTGAAGAAAAACACAAAAAAGAATTGGAAGAAACTCACCGATTAGCATATAAAGAAGGTTATATTACTGGAGTTAATTGGGAAGTTCCAAAATTCACAGAACTTAGAAAAATATAAGAAGGAATCAAATGGAAAAATTAACAGCACAAGAATTTGAGCTTTGGTCAAAAGGCGGGATTGATAATAGTGACGTCTTTTTTGTTATGATTAAAACAGCATCTTGTCCAAAGTGTGTGGCATTAGAAAACGTAATTAAGAAACATGAATTTGATGGAATTGGAATTAAGGCTTATGTTTATCAACCATCAGAAAAAGTTGCAGCTGCAATAATGTCTAACTTAGAAGTTATGTCAGTTCCAACTATGATATTTAGACACAAGCAAGAAGGTTGGAAGTTGGATAAAATTGATTGTTCAGATCATGATGATTTTACTAATGAATTTGAAGCTATTAAGACTAATGATAGACTTTTCTTTGAAGATGAACCAAACAAATTAAGCCTTTTAGATTTGATATATGGTGAAGAAGACCCAGAAGCTAAAAAGAATCGTGAGCTACTAAAGCGGGCTATTACTAAATAAATAAGGAGATAAACTATGGCCCAGCTTTTAAGAGAAGTAACTGGCGATAATAATAAAGAAAAACAACCAGTACAAAAAGAACACTTAGTTGAAGTAATGGATCGTGGGAATGTGCAACAATTATCTCGTGCTGAATTAGAACAAATGAAAGAACGAGAGGATATTCGCATTTCTGACCAAGGTGATAAAGCAACAGTTTTACACAAATTACGCGGATAATTCTAAACTCAAGTTAATATATAACTATAACAAAGATATGTGACACATATCTTTTGTGTCGTTTTAAAGGAGTTTAAACTATTGGTATACGATGTCATCATTATTGATACTGCAAATCTTTATTATCGTTTAAAGAAAAATTCAAAGAGTTCAATAGATATTATTAAAAAAATTAACAACTTCATTGATGGTGAAGTTAAATCTAAATTAAATCCAAATGGAACATTATATTTTCTATTTGACCCGATTTCTTATTCTGATTTAGATGAGTCTAAAAGTTTCTATTATTCGTTAAATGAAAGAAAACAGTTATTGCCAGATTATAAATCAGGTAGAACTTATTCGCCATTATATTTAGAAACTATCGAATTATTGAGAAAATATTATCTTTATAGAGGTGATAAAATTAAGCTCGTCTATTCTGACCAATTTGAAGCAGATGATTTTGTTGAACCCATTTTAGACATGCATCAACATGAAAGTGTTGCTTTAATAAGTACTGACTATGATTTAGCATCATATATTAGTAATAACCCAATAGTCCACTTAATAAATGACAGTTTCAATAAACCTTTCACTGTTGAACAATTTGAGAAGTTATTTCAATTCAAACCAACAATAGCAACTAATACAATGTTTAAGGCGTTATTTGGAGACAAGAGCGACAACATAACTGGAGTCCTTCAAATTAAGAAAGTTAAGTTTAGTAACAATATTAAAATTCTTTGTAAAGAGTATCTACAAGAATTATCAGCAAAAAATACGACATTAAATGATGCTGTTGAGCAATTCAAAACAGCAACATTCTTAAAAATAAATGACATTAAAGAAAAATCAGCATTTGATCATCTGTATCTTAATCTATCAATTGCTGATTTAAAAGTTCCAGTGTTTTCACAATTACATACGAATATTAAGATAATTAGGTCGGCTTTAACTGGACAAGATATTGAAAAGTTTACGCATTCTAATCCAATAAATAATTCAATAAATGATGTAATTCATAAATCTATTTACGGAATACCATTTTCCAATAGTTTCGGGAGAGTTGTGAATGTTAAATAATTCATTGATTTTAATATTTTTTCTGAAATAGGTTTATTAGCAATAGACCTTCCAATTTTTTTCCGTGATATTCCCAATATTTGTTCTGCTTCATTTATTGACTTAAAAATTTGTCCTGTTTCATTACAGATAATTTGTTTACAATTTATATTTTTTTCTTTATGAGTTATTGAACTTTTTCTTCTTGCTTCTTCAGAAACAATATAGCCACCATTTTTTAATCTTGTTTCTTTTGCTTTTTGTGCTTTATTTAAAAAATATTCTTTCGGATAATTTTTCACTTTTTCTTCAGCTGCTTTTTTATAATTTTCTAATGATTCTGTAGATTTTTTAATACCTTTTAATTTTTTACTTAAATGTTGTCTTTGTTCTTCTGTTCTTACTTTTCCAATATTCCATTTTCCTTTTATTTTATTAAAATCAGAATTAGAATTAACATAGTCCCAACCACCATTTCCACCTGTTGTCATGTTCAATCCATTATTTATTGTATCAAATTCTTTTATATAAAACATTTCCCAATAATCTAATTCATTAGTTTCTTTTATTATTTCAAAAGAAAAATTATCAATACCATACTTTCTCATAGAATAATATAAATGACTATTTAATGTTAGATATAATTTCTTATGTTCATACCATCTTTTATAAATGTTAGTTGACTTCCCAATGTACATTTTACCGTTTATTAAGTTTGTAATTTTATATATACCATTTATTTTCATATTATTTAGTTTTAATTCCATTTTAAGATATGTTTGTCCCAATTTAAGAATTGACGATTTAAACTCATTATATTATGGTTAAAATAGAAAATGCAACTTTATATAATGATGATTGCTTCAACGTTTTTAAGAAAATTCCAGATGAATCAGTAGATTTAATAGTAACAGACCCGCCTTACGGTATATCAGCAGGTAACACTTATCATAACCCAAATGAAGCTAAATGGGATAAGTTCAAAGATAGTGAGTTCATTGAGTTCACAACTAAATGGTTGTTAGAAGCTTATAGAGTTCTAAAACCAACAGGCTCATGTTGGTTCTTTTTTGGGCCCACTAAAATCCACGAGATATTTGAAGCTGTTCATTCTACTGAGTTCATCAATAATCTTGACAACTGGGCTATTTATGCTCGTGAATCAGGACGAGGCACAACTAAAAAATTGAAGTCACTTCGAGAGGATATCTTTCATTTAACTAAGAGCAAAACTTATCAATGGAATAGTGTCGAATATCTTCGTAAAGTGATTGCTCCATACAAAATGAAAGGTGGGATTAAAAGAGGATGGGATTATGGCCCAGATGGAAAGACGCCATTGAGGTTCACATCACTTGGTAACATAATGGCTTTTAGTAGCGAATGTCAATTTGATGAAAAATCTCAAAAGAAGGGAACAGTGTGTGATATAGCTTCTGGATTGCCACTCAAGTTTGACGGCTATCCATCTGATGTAACTTTTTTCGTCAATCCATCATATAACAACAAATTTGACAAGGCAATTCATTCTTGTCAAAAACCAATTCTATTGTTATCAATGCTAATTATGATTTCAAGTAGGGAAGGGGAAACTGTCTTGGACCCATTTTTTGGTTCTGGAAGTTGTGCAGTCGCTGCAAAAATTTGTGATAGAAAGTTCATCGGCTTTGAGCGTGAACTCGGCACATTCACATCCGCTGTCAAATTTATTAAAGATTTTCCGTATGAGACGGCAGAAAAGTATATTCAGAATCATGCGTCATCCTCTGAGAAAGGTTTTCGTTTTGGGCAGGATAAACGATTAGTGTGCAAAAAAGATTGTACCACTTAAAGCCAGTCCTCATCATCACCAACTAAATCGTCTAATTTGATTTTTTCATTAACAGTTTCATAACCCAAGTCTTCTTCCTCTTGAGTGTTGTCAACTATGTCTTCATCATCGTCATATAAGTCATAACTGTCATCAAACAACTCGCTATCCTCTTCAACATATTTCATGTCTTCAATGAGGGCTGATAGATTATCATTCATTATGCGGAATGCTTTTGCCTTATCAAATGAGTCTTCTACCATATCCTTGGCTATTTTTTGAATGTGTAATAGTCGATTATAGACTGTATCAATATCTCTTGTCATAGGTTTACAGAATATAACAAAAAGTGTTACCTTTTGTTAACCTTCGCTCTCCCATTACATTTTTGGATTGCCTTGTCTAATACGCAAATTAAGTTGTTATAGTCGGAAGACATTGCATCATCCATTACAACTTTAATCTCGTCAGCCGTGAACTTTTGGTCTTTCATTGCTCTTGAGGTGTAACCCATCAAAGAGAACGCATTTCCATCAACACCAACTAAATTATACATTTAATTCTCCTTGCAATTTAAGATTCTCTAAACGAAAATCATTTTGGTCTCTATTTTCTTTTCTGACTCGTTCCCATTCATTTAAGTTTATGTTATTGAAATGTTCATAAATAAATCTCGCAGCTGATGTAGTTCCAAGCCAACCTTTTGAGAGGCGCCACTGAGCTGGAACAAAATAACCTTTTGAGTTTGTATATTCTTTTTGATATTTTAAGAATTGAACATTGCCTTTTATTTGAAGAGCGGCGTTTCCCCTGATAAAGTCAACCATCTCTTTTCCGATGATTGTTATAAACCTTTCAGGATGTTTGTTAGGTGAAAGTCTAATTTGAAAGTTTTCGGCTTCATGGGATGATTGAAACATTCTAACAGTTTGAGCAGGTTCTCTTACTCTTTTACTTTTGCCTAAACTGTTCCTAATACCTTTGGCCATATTTAATGCCTCCAAAAAAGATTAAAGCAGGTAAGGGGATTCGAACCCCTGACATGAAGTTTGGAAAACTCCAACTCTACCAACTGAGTTACACCTGCATCATTCTATTTCATGTAGAACTTGTAAGTGTTTACGTTAGAAATATCCACAAATTTGGGGCTGGAAGGCTCCCAAGTGTAGACACTAACCCATCTTTCTACATGGCGGCGGGTAAAAATGCGAGCATTGTGATCGCAGATTTTCCAAGGGTTGTAAAGCCTTTTGTATGCCATGCCGTCTTCAACATCAGCGGTGTGGCGGACTTTTCTGTTAGCCGCTCTTTTCTGCCAAACTTTGCGGCAGTCATTGTCGCTGAATCCACCGAATTTTTTGTAGCTTCTTGCCATAAGTTTTCTCCTTACTTACAACATATCAGCCTCCTTACGTTTTTATTTTAGATTAACTATCTACCAAAAATAGCTGCCAACGCAACCATTATGATTCCAATAAAAATTAGTAATCCCAGCCCAACTGCAGCTCCAATCCAAAGAGGGAAAAACACCCAGAACCAAGTTAACCAAGAGAAGTCGCCATTAAGCGCTCCTGCATTGTCCAAAAGTTTGAGTACAAGGAATACCACAAAGACTACTCCGCCCAAACCAATTCCACCTGACACTACGCGTGTTCTCTCTTCCATTTCAAACCTCACTCACTAGGAATTAGGACTTCCATCACATATATGAAATCGTCCCATGTCATCGTTTCTCCCCATCTAAAGCTAATTTCTTTAGTGGTTCCATCATCTCGCATTATCACTAATCTGGGCTTTGGCCCATCTTGGTTTACATAAATTTTCATATCGCCATCAACTCCGCAAATTGTCTCAGGTACACAATCCTGTCCTGGGTTGTCTGCTTGAATCTTGAATCACAATCCCCGCCAGTCATACCAGAAGTGCTGTACCCATCCCAATGATCCTTATAATCAAGGGTGCTGTAATAGTTGAATCCATCACCATTATCAAAAGTGAACATAATCTTAAACCAGTCAGTCCCATCAAACTTGCCTTTGCACATACTGACGGCACAGACATTTTTCCAGTCATAATTATCCCAGTCTCGCTTACCATAAAAGTTGTTATGTTCAGCAATTGACTTGAGAGCAGGGAAAAGCATTTTCGTATTTGCTGTTTTCTCTCTGATATTTAAGCCCATACAAGCTCCGATTTCGCCTTGTTATTCCTTGCGGCACAGGCCTTAGCAGCAGAGTGAGATGTAAAGGCATGGCGCCTTTTACCCATCCAACATACCCACCAGATTTGCTCGTCTCTTTGCTTTCGTACGGTCCATTGGTTCATGATAATCTCTCCCTTATGATAATATATAAGATAAGGGAGATTATCGTTCAAAATATCTAAGTTCTAAATTTATTCACTTCTTTAGTGAGATTGTTGATTATATCCTTATTTTTGACACTAATATCATTGAGATGATTGATAGCCTCATTTATTTGAGCTGTTCCAGAAGCCATTTCATTCATTGACTCAGTTATCTCTTGTGACATTTTCTCTAAGTTTTCACTCTCTTTGATTACTTCAACAGCACCCTCATTCATTTCATTTGAGCCTCTCATAACTTCTCCAGTGACTCCTTGAATATGGGCTGTTGATTGTAACAATTGCTTGCTTCCAACTTCTTGTTCTTCCATTGAACATTTGATATTCTCTTCCTGTTCAGCAACAGTTTGCACGCTAGAATCTATCGTTTCAAATTTGATTAAGACATCATCGGCTGATGAGTTTATTTCGTCAATGCTTTTCTTAATGTTCTTCAATACACTACTAATCGTTTTTGATTGTCCAGAAGATTCTTCAGCTAATTTACGAATCTCATTTGCAACTACAGCGAACCCCTTACCAGCATCTCCGGCATGAGCAGCTTCAATGGCGGCATTCATTGAGAGTAAGTTAGTTTGTGAAGCAATGTCTGCCATAACTTTATTGATATCCATTAAGCTTTCTGACTCTTTTAGAATCTCTTTAGCATCTTCAACAACCTTCTGTAAGCCTGTCTTACCAATTTCAGCTGCTTCTTTTAAGTCAGTTACATTCTTTGAGTTGTTCACTAATGATGTTGTAACTGAGCGAATGTTTGCAACCATCTGTTCGATAGCAGATGAAGATTGAGCAATATCATCACTTTGACTTTCAACATGAGCATTGAGCTTTTTGATGTTAGTCACGAGTTGGTCCATTGTGGCATGTGTTTGAGAAACTGATGCCGTTTGATTTATGACTCTGTCTTTTATGCTTGTGATATTTGCTGTTATTTCATTAACAGCTGCTGCACTTTCAGTCATATTAGAAGATAAATCACTACCAACATTTGATAGTATCTCAGCTTCTTTCTTAATGATGTTAACTAAATTACGAATCTTACCTAAAGTTTTGTTGAAATAAACAGCTAAATCAGTAATTTCATCTTTGCCCTTTTCTTCAATTGATTTAGTTAAGTCGCCTTCACCTTCTGATATATCTTTTAATGTGTTGCTAACTTTTGTTAGCGGTCTATTTATTGATAAACTGATTAGGATTGATAAGCCAACACCAACTATGAAACAGATTAAGCCAATAGTCAACACTAAAAACAATGCTGCATTTAATTCAGCATCAATTTCTGACTCTTCCATTGTTATGAATAATAACCAAGGTCTATCTGGAACTTCTGTGAATGCTACTTTATAATTTATGTTGTTCCAAACATAATAACCAAATCCTGATTCTTCTTGAATAGCCTTTTGCATCATTTCTGATATGCTTACAAAACTTTGATTAGTTCTAGCTTCTTCAAATATGTTAACTTGATTTAACACATAATCATTATTTCTTGGATAAGCAATAAAAGTCCCTCTTGTATCAATCATGTAAGCATAACCACTTGGAAAACGGGTACCAATACCGCTAACTAAAAATGAAATGTCTTCTCTAGCAACTAAAAGAGCTATGAGTTCAGTTCTCTCTTCATCAGCAAACACTGGAGCAACTAACATAACTACTGCATTGTTAGTTATTCGACTAATCAATACATTTGATATGAGCGGTTGCTTTGTTCTGTATGCTTCAATAATATAATCTCTATCACCTAAGTTACTAACAGCATCATCTGAAAGATATCTATAGGTTCCGTCTGGCCAAACCATACCGAGTTCTAAATAGCCAATTCTATCTCTATCGTGAATTAAACTGTGTTTAATCACATCATCCCATTCCAAAGTTCTCACTGATGGCCTTGACGCAATTTCAACTAAGATATTGAGTCGTCCATAGAGTTTTTCATTTATTAGTAAAGAATAAACATCTGTTCTAGTTTTTAGTTCTTCGAAATGGTATGATTGTATGCTTTTTCTTTTCGCATTTTGAACTGGGATAACTATGCTTAACGTAGTTAAGAAGATAATTATCCCAAACAAAATGGGTATCTTAAACTTTAATTTCATCTTACTTCCTTCTTGTTAAGTGAAAAAATTTAGGCTGATTGCCCAATACAACCAGTCACCTTCCTTTTGCCGTAATGTTTCACGGCCTCTATAATGTCTTGTTTTGATAAGCTATATTTTTTGAGTATCTTAAATGCTTTATTTAAAAGCCACACTACATCTTTGCGTTTCATTTCATATTCTTCAGATAGTTCGTCTACATCTTTATAGTTTTCTTTTATCCACCAATTTAGCATATTAGCTGGGTTCGGCTTGTTTGCTGGAATCCAAAATTCCTCATCTTCAAAAGCTGATGAAAGATGTGTTAAGAAGTCAGTCTCTTTTGGAGGTTCCGCAATGGCTTCGATTTCTCTTTCAGTTTCAGCCGCTGGGCTACTACTCATCGCATTTAGATATGATGCAACTTTACTGTTGCCCAAATGTTGAATAGCAGTCATCAACTCTTGACCAGATATGTTATAGTCAGCAAGTTTCTTTTGAGCTGTATCCATTAAAGTTGCAGCTGAATTTCTTGAAATGCCAAACTTGGCACCCATAGCTCTAAACTCAGCTTTTGGATTTTCTATTATCTCGTGAAAGATATCTGCTGCTGTAACTCCTTTTGTGTCCTTTCTAAGTGCAGGATCTTGTACATAATTTTTCCATTTTTTTAGAAACTCTGTAGCATATAGATTATCATCTACTTCCTTAAACGAATTTTCATAAGCTGCTTCGAATGTGTCATCTTTATAACCACGAGATGTGTGTGACATTGACTCATCATCCCATTCATTATCATCAACATCACTATCATACCAAGTTGGTTCATACTGATGTACTTTAACTGATGCACTACCACCGGAAAGTTCCTTACCAGTAATGCCACCTGTGTCCTTTGACAAATTAGAATTCACAGCTGCATTCTTCAAAAGCATCTTATATTTATTAGCAAAAACTCCCATGATACTTTCTTCGGAGTTTTTACTGACATCAAATCCACCAGTTCTTTCTCCGTCTTTATTAGTTGTACCAAAAAGAGCACTTGTTCCTTCTTTACTATTGAACTCATCGAAACCACCAGTGAGAACCATCCATGCTATTCCAAGCCATTGTTCCCATGCACTTTCATGTTGAATACGATAACGTCGCATTTCTCCTGATGGACCAAGATAATTTTTCCAGAATGCTTGCTGAATAACAGGCTCCATTTTGTAGAAAAGATATTCTAAAGCACCCTTATCTTTCTTTTTTGCTGCTTCAAAAACCTCTTTATTACTCTTTCCAGCCCATTTATTTATAGAAGAAGGCAAGACTATTTTAGCTACACTAAAATCTTTGGCAGTTTTATATCCTTCTAGTAGTTTTTGATGTCTAACTCGTTCTTTTATTTGAGTAAGCATCTGAAAATTAAGTTCGTCTAAGTTCATATTATTTAGTTAAATTGATAACTAACTATTAAGGAATAATAATGAATTCACATTTTGATAACTTAAAAGAGAATAACACACTAGCTCCTGTTGATGGTGAGCAATTACAAGAATATTACAACCCAAAACATTTAACTAAACGAGATAGCGGACTATTAGCAACGATTTCTAAAAGTTCAATAACAGCAATTGAATCAACTATTGGTTCATTATCTCACTTACTTCAGAACTTAAAAATCTACAAAGAATGTATGATTGATTCAATTAACTTACAAGCTGAAAGTGCTGATATTGCAACAAAATATGGCAATGAAATTCCACAACAAGTTAACTCACTTCCTGGCGTTATTTCAATTCCAGCATCTTATGACTTGGGTTCAATTCGCACAGATAATGACAGAATGATGGCAATTAAAGACCAAAAAGATAAGGTGGCTAACCAGAAAGAAATCTATTTAAGAATCTCAAATGAAGATGTTAGGTTATTCTTGTCTGCATGGAAAAGACTCAATTTGACTAATGCTGCGTTTGACGAGTTCATTGAAGGATTAAACAAGCAAATTAACCCTTCATACTAAGGACTAATTAAAATATGGCTAAGATAAAAGAATCACAATATGTCAGTAATGCTAAACCGCAATCCCAAATTTTTAAGTCAAGCTTCAATAAGAGATTGTCAAGCTTGTGGGGGTGGCAAGGTGTTAAGCGAAAAGATGCTCAAACTGAATTTGAAAGAGCTAATGGTTTACGTCTCGTTAAGGTAGACGTTGGTAATGATGCATATAGAGTTAAACATGCTGCTCTTGGAAGCATATTCAAATCAGCTCCGTTAGCAACAACACTCAATAAATACTTCAATGCTTATATAAATGAAACTACACTCGTTTATTCTGATATTGCTGAAAGACAGCAACGGCTAAATGAATTACGATTCATGGTGCTTAATGACCCATTCGTATCTCGAGTTTGTCGTCTCGTTTCGGATGAAGCAACTCAATTAGATGACCAAAACAGATTACTTTCAGTAGAAAGCCCATCAATTCCATTCGTTAACAAATGTTATGAATTGTTTTCCCAGTGGGGTTTGACACAACAACGCATTTCATCTGCTTGTTATGATGTAGAACAATATGGTGAAGCGCTCTGGGCTCATAGAGTTACAGACAAAGGTGTTGAAAGAATCATCCCATTGAAAGTTCCAATGCTCAAAGAGAGATTAGAATTCTCAGCCGTTCACATGGCAGAAGTTGTAGCTCAAATGACTGGTGAACAGGAAATGATGAAGAACAGAGATTCTAAAATTGGCAAATTAGTCGACTTACTAACGACAAAAGAAGGCAATGAAGCACTCTCTGATTTAGATGACAATTTTGCTGATATGTTTGATACGAAACTATTAGGCTTCGAATTTGCAGATGGCATCATGGTTCCACCTTGGCTAATTACACACTTCCGCTATCAAGCTGATAATAGTGAGTTTTTCCCTTATGGATATCCACCACTTTTAATGGCGTTAGCACCATTCAAACAATGTTACAGCACAATGGCACTCCAGGGATTAGCAAGAGCTTCTTCATTCCCAGTTCAAGTGTACAAAGTTAAGGGCACTGAAGGTGTTGGTGTTGCAACTGCTTTTGAAACTGTCAATAGTGTTCGTGAAGACTATGAGAATATTGGTGTATCTCCAATGACTAACTCTCTAGAAGTTTACACAGTCAACACAAAAGTTTGGGTGCCAGATGGTTTACTTCAAATGGAAATCATCGAATCAAAAGTTGATATGGACTTTACTGGTGACTTAGAGTTGTACCAAGATAGAGTTGCAACAGCTTGTGGTGTTCCAAAAGGTTACCTTGACCAAGAGTTTGGCGGGTTTGGACAAAGTGGTATCGCACTCATGGAACAGTACAAACCATTTGCTAGACATGTATACACAATTCAGTCTGCTTTCCTTGAAGGGTTAGGCCAACTTATCAGATTACATTTTGCTATTACTGGTGAATTTGACTATAATATGCCATTCGTTTTGAGCATGAGATTCCCCGCTGAAGATATGGGTGAAGAAAAACGCGAAGCTAGATCATCTTCAGTTGAATTAGCAAACAGTATCATCGAATTGTTACAAGGTGTTTTAGGTATGGAAGAAGGCGAAGCTCTTCCAGAAGATGTTGTTGCTGATATTCTTAGCAAATACACCTTCTTAGACCCAACTGATTTACAACGCTGGTTACGACTTTCTGCTATCGCTAAAGCTGCAGCTGCAGCAGCCTCTGATGACGCCGATGCTGATGGTGAAGGCGGAGATGATATGGGTGGCGATGACATGGGCGGAGACGATATGGGTGGTGATGATATGGGAGATGATGGCGGTGAACCAATGCCTGAATCCATATCAGCTCATGAGCGCGCTTATTATCTACGAACTAAAAAACGATTAGCTGAAAACTTGAAAAGAGAAAAGCTAAAAGTCATAAAAGAAGCTAAATTAAGAAGACTAAAAGAGATAACTGAAAGATACAATGAATGCAAAAACGAAATCTATTTCAGTTGGTTAGCCGAACAAAATCTAACTGAATGGCAAAAACCTGGCATATCACATGAGATGCTAATTCCAAAGATAAACACAGCTTCTCCATTATATGAAATGTTCCAAGTGTTAGCTGATAAAACAACTCCAATTGGTAGCAGCGGTAGAGCTAGACTAAAAGAAATGTCAGTTCAAGACATGTTAAATGAAAAGAAAGACAATAACATGAACTTAGACCAAATGTTGGCAACCCCATTACGTGAGATAAGTGATATAGTCAAGGACAACGAATAAGTTTTTCTCATACTAAATATTAAATGAATGTTTTATATGAAGCAAAAATGGACGATTTCGTCACTTCTGGAATTACTAATAAGTCAATTCATAAAAAAGGTGTAGGAAGAAGCCGTTTAGTTAAAGCAATATTAAATTATCCAAACTCATTACATATACTTTATGAGGTAGACTCTTCAGATGATGACAACGGTGCAAAACATTTCGCAGTAAATGGTCAGTCTCTATCATTTCTAAATAAAGGTTATGCCTCACAGTTACATTTCACTGACATTCAAAATATAGTCCCGCCAAACTTTATGCAGTTACCTTACAGTCAGCAAGAACAAATCCTTCAACAAGTGTTTGACCAAGCTGAAATGAAAGTTCAATGTGACTGCGGTTCATTCTACTGGCAGGGAATGTGGGAAAAAGACGCTGAAAAAGATAACACTTACTCTTCATTCACTGGACAGCACGGAAAAGACATTTGGGCTGGCAGGCATAATGCAAGTGGCAATGTGCAAGGTCAACAATTATGTAAGCACTTGTGGTCAGTTGTTGAACAGATAGAAGAAGACATCCCAGCCATTCTAAAGCTTATGGGTTCAAACACATCTTCTGCTTCTTCAACAGTTCAAGATGATGCACTCGAAGCACCTGAAAGTCCAGCTGGTGTTCCAGACGAAAGACCAAGATCAGAAGGTGGAATCAAATCAGTCAAAGCAGCCGATACAATATCTGCCGACATTAACGAGATCAAATCACGAGCTGAACAAAATGACTTGCCAACTATGGACTTATCTGCTGTTGAAAGTAAGCCTGTTGAAGGTGATGCTGATGTTGTGGAAGGTGCTGAAGATTATGAGCCACCAATTGAAGAGCCCAACAAGGCAGAAAACTTAGATGCAGATGCTACTGAAGATAAGATGTTAGAAGAGCCACTTGACACTAAAACGAAAAGTGATATTGGTTTAGTTGAATCTTTTGAGAGGATCTATCAACAGTCATTGAGAGAAAAGAAAGACCACATCATAAACAAATTACCTCGTTTATCTAATACTGAAAAAGAAGAAGTCATCAACTTTTTTAAGAATCATTCTAACCTCGAAAACAAAATAGATTGGAATAACAAATCACTTACTATAAATGATTTTAGGCAGGTGATGAAATCTGTTGAAACTTCTCGTTCTGCTAAAAAGGCAGAAGTTAAAGCTGACTTAAGAGTTGCTTTTGATGATTATGTCAAAAATGGGGAAGCACACGTTTGGTTCGCCAATGACAAACTTATTTTAGTGTCACCATTAAGTTGGGCTTGTGCTCAATTTATGGATTCATATAACTGTTATGGTGAAGGCGCAAAATGGTGCATTGGAAAAGAAAATGACCCGCAACATTGGAATGATTATGTTTGTGAAAAAAGACAACAATTCATTATGTTATACGATGCTGTTGAAAAAACAAAGTTCATGATTGAGCGTTCAAACGAAGAATACTATGACATTTGGGACGCGAAAGATAATCACATTTATGCTGAATCAAAAGGATTAGTTGATGCTGTTGAGCATCTTATTGGTGATAGAATAAATGAATTCCCAATACAAGAAATTGAAGCTGATGTAAATGAAGATATTGAAGAACTTTTTTATAATTGTGATTATGAAGAACATGTAAATAACAGAGAAGAATTGGGTGAAGAATTAAATGAATATTACATAGAGGAACTTCTAAAAGGCAGAGGCGAAAGTGAATTAGAAAGTCCAATAAACTTATTTCCAACTTTAATGTATGAAATTAGAAAAAGAGGTGAGGGAATAGCTGATGAAGATGAAAATGAATTAGCCGATGAAGTTCTAGTTAGTGTTACTAATACAGTTATTGCAACATTTCACAATGAAGTTAGAGCAGGTAGGCCAGTTGATGATGAATGGATGGTTGACTTGTATGCTGCCGACAAAGTTGATGTTGATGGTGAAATATCTGAAAAGGATAGAGAGACATCACGAGAAGCTTGGTACGATAAAAAACGAACACTCTTAATGGATAAAGAAAGATCTTATGGACAACAGTTCTTGTTTGAATCTATTTACAGGAAGAGCCATGAATAATAAACAAGAAGCCGCACTTAAAATAGTTAAACTATTAAATCTCTATAATAATGAAGCATCAACTAATAATGAAAAGATGATTGCTAAATCTAAAATAGATGAGCTCTGCGTTAAGTTCCATTTTAGAATTCAAGACAGTACTATAATTGATATTGATATAGAAAAAAGAAATGCAACACAGAATCAATATGTTGCAAAAGAAGTTGACCCATATAGAACTGGTTCATATGTTATTTACAAAGGTGTTAAATACTATCAACAAAAAGGAAAAGGACCGCCTGTCCCAAGACAAATGTTTGACAAAAGATACATTGGAGTTAGAAGATGAAAACATTTGAACAAATATACCAATTAAGAGAAGACAAAAAACCATTCGTTGGTGATTGTAGAGATTTAGAAGTGTCAAACAATTTACCATGGGAAGATACAACTGAATGTGCTAATGACTTAGGTTATTGGGCTAGAATGGATGAATATGATGGCAGTCCAGAAGATAGTAATTACGAAAAAATAACAAAAGAAGAATTTTGGGAAGCTTGCGAAAGACATAGAAACCCACAATTTGATTGGGAAAGAAAAGCTAAAGATTACACAGATGACTGGGATGAATACATTGACGGAGATAAAATCTATCTCAAACGATATGACGGAAACATTTATCTAATTTATGATGAAAACGAAGACGTTCATTATTTTTGGTGGTAGTAATGAAGTTATTTGAAGAAATCTACACTGGATATCGTGGAATGTCAGGTGGTAGTGATGAAGGCAAAAACTTCTGGGAGCCAGGAGAATTTGATAAGCTCACTTCAAAAAAATCAGTGGGAAAATGGTACTCATCAGACCCAGAAGTTGCTGAGTGGTACGGTGATGGGAAAGTTATTAAGAACACATTAGAATTTGACGACCCAATGATTGTTGATGCTGAAGGTTCTGACTATCACAACATACAAATTGATGGAAAAAGATACAATTCAGATAAACTATCTTTAATGGCTCATGAAGATGGCCATGATGGATTAGTTATAGAAAATGTTAAGGACCCAAAAATAGTTGCTGATACTTATGTTGCATTAAAACCTAACACAATTAAAGAGTCAAAATTATTTGAACAGATATATAGAAGCAGCAAATTGTACTATCACATCTCTCCAAATAAGTTTGACAAATTTGAAAGACGAAACTCTTTTAGAAAAGGAGATGGTGCTGAAGAGTTAGGTGGGACATTTTTAACTCCACAGCTTTATATGATTAATGCTTATTTCGCTAATTATCTTTCAACTAAACATAAGAGAAAAGAATATTATCTATACTACTGCAAATTGAAAAAAGACTTAAACATCTTTAATCCATCATCTAAGAAAGATAGAACATTATTGATTGATAAAATTAGAGAAAATCCAAATCAGTTTTTCTTGAATTATTCTATTAAACAACCACGAGCTGTTCTTCCAGATTTGAAAAGAGAGTTAGCCTCAATGTTTCGCTCACATAATTGGTCTCAAATAGAAAATCCAGAACTTACTAAAATGATTAAGAGCCTTGGATTTGATGGCTATGTTTCTCAAGAAAATGAAGTGGGAAATATCATGGTGTTTGACCCAACTAATATTGAAATAGTTAGAAGCAAATCAATGAAAGCAGAAGACTTAAAAGATAGTTGGTCAGAAAAAGCTTTTTCTAAAGATGAGTACGAACAAATAAATGATAGATACAAATGGAAAGACGAAAAAGAAAATAGATGGGACTCAGTTGATGATAATGAGTTCAACGACTTAAAATATACGACATCAGATATTTATGAGATAACTACAGACACTGACTTAGAACCATTCGATCTACTTTCTATGGTCGACAATGATGGTAAAATAATCACTAACAAAATGAGAGACGTTTTAGACCCAGCGATTCATTATGCTAAAAAGTTTTTCTTTGACGGAAAAGAATTTGATAGCGTTAACGAATTAGAAAAACATCTTGTCAAAACTTTTGGAAAAAGTGATAAGGAGTGGGGCGAAGTTTTCTCTGGAATGCTTGGCGAAGATGATGAAGACGAGCATGACGCTGGTGATGGTGACTTAATCTTTTAAACCAAAAAAAGCCCCCATTGCGGGGGCAAGTAGCAGAGTGAATTATAAACTAAAAAATTTCAAGATCGGCAGGCTGGTCAGCAGGAACATCGGCTTCAACTGGAGCGGCCTCTACGACCTCGGCAGCAGCTGCGCGCTTGCGAGCAACGCGCTCGTTCACCTTGATTGCCATCGCAGCCTTGAGCTTCGCTTCGGCTTCTGACTTGGCGGCGCGTGCCTCAGTAAGGGCAGCAGCTTTAGTCTCGCGTTTAGCGACCCGTTCGGCCTTGCGAGTTTCAACAGCGGCAGTGTACGCAGCACGTGCAGCGGGACGGAAGTCCTTCACAAGACTCTTAATGAGCTCGTCGGCTTCAACTGAAATGCCAGGGTTCTTAACCATTTCATCCTGCAGTGCGGCAAATGCCTTCGTCATTCGTTCTCTAAGTTCTTTTCTCATCTCTTATCTCCTCAGATAGTTTTTCCAACATACGCTGGATTTAATAATATATAAGAACATTCAAACGAATGTTCAAAATCTCCTTAACAATCTCCACAGCCATTACATAAGTAAGGCCAGCGGTTTCCGTTGATTTCGCAGCACTGGACAGCATCATTGTTGAAACAATCGTCGCATACATATTTGAAGCTGCTATCACAATCCATATAGATATTGTCAGCTATCTCCTGTCCACAATTTGCACAACGCATGAGCATTCTCCTACCTAAAATTATTTCCGCTGGGCATGTTTTTGTTCAGCCAGCGACATAAGTCTTCAATTTGGGCTTTTGAATCAGAGACGTTACCCCACTCTTTAGTTTTTCTGTGGTACGCTCTCCAAAGTCCTTGCCATCTCTTACATATCCACATATAACATCCTCCGTTATAATAATATATAAGAAGAATTAGAATAGTGTTCAAAATCTAAAGGACTTTTCTCATTATAACACAGTCATTTACAGGTAATTCTTGATAGCCAAAACGTTGATAGTAGCTGATTAGTGAGGGATTTCTCGTTTGTAAAGTTATTGATGATAATTGAAGTGATCTAGCAATTCGTTCTAAGTCCTGCATAATAGTTGACCCAACATTTTTTCCACGAAACTCTGGGAAAACTTCAATGCATGAAAGATGTAGAGAATTTGGTAACCAATAATTGTTAGAAAGACAGATAATAGCAGTGGGGATTCCTCCAGTGTAAATGCTATCAGTTACTTCTGATAAACATTCAAACCATGAGAATTTAGTGTTGTCATAATATCCATTTCCTTTGACTCTATTTGGTCCAAGGTACTCAAATATTAGCGGGAGTTCCTTCTCCCAATACTTCAGTTCGATGTCCGTCGCTGGAATCTTCACGTACTTCATTTTCTTCCTTCAATTTGTTAATAACTTCTAATAAAATCTCTGGGTGCACTTTTTCATAAAAAGTTTGTTGCTTTAAAAAGTCACAAGCTTCTTCATATGTAAAAGTGTAAGGTTGATTATTTAGAAATTCATACAGTTTCTCAAACGGCATGTAATTGTACTTACATAACTCAGAGGCTGCTTTAATCCTCAATTTACAATTTTCATTTTTAGTTAACTCAAATATGCTCTGTTCTCTCTCAATAAATTTGTAAGCCATATCTGAAATTAACATAGTTTCGGATAATCTTGGTCCCCCATATTGCTCACACATTTTGATGATATCTTTTAATGCTTTGCCATATTCTTCAAAGTTATTACGATGAGAATTCAAAAGTGAGGCTTCTCTAAGTTTTAAGTCTTTTAATGTCATATTATTTAGTTTTCTACTAACTATTATGAATCTAAATAGAATCCGACATTCTACAGTTCAATCACGATTAGCAATGGTGCAAGACAGAGCTAGAAGAAAGTTAATCGATAACTCACTCTTTTGGATAAGCAACCCAACTGACTGCATTAGAATGAGAATGAGAGAGAACTTTGAGGGAGATGCTATTTCCTGGATAGTTGAAAAGGCAGATGTCATTTCAGCAGTTTTTCCACCTCTCACTGATGTTCCTTATAGAAAAGTCAATGTTGACCCAGTTACTAGAGCATGGAGTTTGACCTCATTAGTATCTGCTTTTGAAGATGATGCTCAAGAGAAATTCTATACGTTACAGATTCCATTTGAGTTTGATATAAATGCTAAAGATTTGTTGTTCAGAATTATGTTAGATGAAGCTCAAAAGTTTCCAATTATTATACCAATAATGTGTCAAGAATTATTAGGAACTTTTGGCGGTATGATGATAATAATGAATAAAGTAAAATGCACTATACCTACAGATACTATACCACAGGAAATAGTTGACACTATTCATCAAATGGCGTTGCGTAGACAGATTATTAGATATTAGTCAAACAGAATTTTTTCTTCTAAAAGAGCTAATCTTTTCTTTTCTAAATATCTATTATTCTTTAATTCAGTAAGCTCTTTTCTTAATACTTTAATTTGATATTTTAATTCAGCATTCTGTTCAGATATTAAATCAACCTTCTTTTTAGCTTGATCTCTATTTAATCGTTTAATTGCTAAAACAAAGTCATTAAAAAATTGTTTTGAGTGTTTATATTTATATAGAACTATATCTAAATCATACACAATTTTATCATATTCTTCTCTAAAACGTTCGTATGATTTAGTTCTATAAACTAGTGTGCTAAAAAAGTCACAGAAAATAGATATTGGCGGCTTATATGCATTTTCAATAGCTTGTTCTCTGACTTGTTTCATGCTAATCATTGTCTGGGTCGCTTATTTCCTTTGTTTGAGATCCTAAATCAATATTCTCTTCTAGCTCATTCCAATCCTGTCCAAGGTAAAGCGTTTCAGTATCTTTTAATTGATCATTTGGAAGTTTAGAAACATAATCAGATAACTCAATGCAACCTTTTCTCCAAAGAATGATTTCCTGAATTGCATATGCTCGTTTTAATTCATCTACTTTGAATGTGCTGTTTCGTTTTAAGTCACCATAATCAGTATCATATTTAGATTTTTTGAGAAACTTAATGTCATCAAAATATGATGAAGTTAAATACTTCTTGTTTTTCTTTTGAATTGTTCTAATCATCTTTTACTTCCTCCAAATTTCCATCTTTATTTATGATATATGTTTTAGCAGTAACTTGACAATTGTTGGTAGTAGTCACCCATGGCACTTTTTCTTCAGTGTCTCTTGGATTACCATAGATATCAACTGGGTTGCCTTCTTTATCTATAAAGTTTCCCGCTCTAACATTCCAAACATAATGTTGTCCATCTTTAAAGCCTAACTCAAAAAGTTCACGAGCTTTTGCAACAAAGTCTGGACCTGGTTCTGAATTCCAACTATCTTTACCTTCTAAATAAAGCTCTTTAATTTTTTTGTTAATTACATTTTCTGGGTCTGTTGACCAAATTGTCTCACTCAAATAATTCTCCATCCAATGAAGCATATAAGCTTATTGTTTTCTTTAATTTGTCTATTTCTTCTTGTTGTTTAGATATTAACTCGTCTCTCTCATCAGTTATAGTTAAGCCTTTTTTGATTATCTCATTAAAGTCACAATTTACGTTGCATTCCCATAGACATTTTCCACATCCACCTTGATCAGGTTCAAATGGGTCTTTTTTCAAGTTAACTTTCCAATGAGTATGTCTTCTATGTACATCGTCAAACTTCTCTTTTCCCATTGGACAAGAACATCTTTTATGTTCTAAATCATCTATCTTAATTAAGCCATGGAATCTAATTCTCACATCAAACATTTTGAAAGTTATCCAATGTTTAATATCTTTGAAAGTTTGAGATGCTTTTATATTATCTTTTAATCTGTTTAATGGGAAAGGCAATTTACTAATTACATCTTTTCTGTCTAATGATTTGTTAATTCTTGCAGCAAACTCATCACAGTCTTCTTGTGTTAAATCATACAAACCTTTTAACCAAAAATGTAATTTATTATCATATAAAGAAGGATCTCCATGATTTGATTCAATAACCCATTTAGTGCTTTTTGGAATGTACATCATCCAATAAAACTTATTATATTGAACTATGTTATTTGCTGTAATAAAAACCCAAGGTGTATGTTTATGACTGCCACTTCCAAAGTGTCCACTTGATGTATAAATACCAGGATTTCTGTTTATAGCCCGAACTAATTCTCTCATTTCTGGGTCTATCTTTTCGTAATCAATTTTCTTCTTTTTTCTTTCAAGTGTCATTTCTTTTCCTTCTTGTAATTACTACATTCTGTTATAATGACTTCTAAAACTTCGTTATCAATTTCAACTTTGTCTTTGTGTTCACATTGATTCCTGCAATCTACACATTTACTTTTACTTTTCATAAATCAACCCACTTTTTTAGACAGGCATAATAAACTGGAATAGTTAAAAAATAGAAAATGAATGACCAACCAGTTTCAAACTGTAATGAAAAATGTGCGGGAGCAATTACACATAACCAAGATAAAATAATGAATCCAGACACTTTGAGCATCATTAAAAATGCTCTATAAACATTATAAATAAATATCATTTTGGTATCAAGTTCCTATATTCTAAATTTGTCCCATGTTTTTTATTCCATTTTTCTAATTCAGTAGTTATATCATATTGCTCAATGTTTATTTCAACTCCATGATCATAATAATGTTCTGGATTATCCAAATCAGCTTCAACAACATCAATGTACATTCTTAAATCAAAATATGGTTCCCTATGTTCCAATGAAAGTTGATTTAACAGAGCATATATAACATCTTTTTCTGGTTTATAAACATAAAGAGACAAACTATCATGAACATAATTATAGATTCTACTTTGGAATTCCCATTCAACTAATAAGTTATTCATAGCAGTAACATCTGGCATCGCTTGAAATACTTCAGCCGTTTGAATAGTTGTGTTACTTGCTTCATTCTTCATTCCAGAAAACATTTTGGAATAAAGTTTGACATCTACACCAACTAGATTATCTCTTGCATTTCTTTTTAGATAACGAAACTCTGGAAAGTGACGAACTGGCCCACTCCAAGTTCGAGCATAACCATGTTTCATCGCAAATTTTTGTTCTCTAGTTACACGCTCTAATAATCCAGGATAAGTTTGAAAGAATAAATCTCTTAATTTATTTCCAACAATCATATACTTTAATTCAGCAATACTTTTTCCTTTTGTGTTTCCATAAATTGCATTATCCAAAGCAGGTTTCAACTTAAATGTGTCAATAGTTAAATCACAATCATGTTCCGAGAACCCAGCCTGTTTCATTTGACGTCCAAGAGTTGGACCTGTGCAAGCAAATATTGTTGATAAGTTAACTGTCTTTCCATCAAATCTCATTTTCTTAAATGGAGGAAAACCTTTTAAGACTAGAAAATCTTGTAATGTTATTTCTCGTTTCGTTATTTTATACATAATCTAAAAATATGTCCTCTTCAGTAAATTCTTTTCCCTTGATAACAAGTTCTTTTTCATCATCAACTAATCCTAATCTCTTAATCTTTATTTTCTGCTCTTCACCAAAGATAATCTTTTTTCCATTATCATCTTCAATTTCAATAACTTGCATATGAATTGGTGCACAGAATACTCCATGAGTTGTCATTGAGTGAGCATCTTGACAACCATCGGGTCCATAAATATCATAAGCAATTTTATCAACACCATTTGGGTTTATTCCACAATCACAAAAAGCTAAGATTAACTGAAGTGACCTAAAGTCGGCATTGACTAATAGCCAATCAGATTTAGATTCTCCGACTAAATCATCTTCAATTACATTTGGTGGAACTGTGAATAATCTTTTTATGTATGGAGCAATTTCACCACGAGATGGAATCTGTTGGAAGTTTGGATCATTCATTGCATGTCTAAATGATTCAGTACCGAATGTGTTACAGTTTGGATGAATTCTCCAAGTTCCATCTGGATGTTCGAATAACCATTTTTTCCAACCTTCAATAAATGTTCCTAATGCTACATTATATGAACGAAGTTTCTTTAACTCTTTTATTCCAGGTTTATTTAATAATTCATATTCAGTTAAAACGTCATCAGATGTTTTATAGCCTCCATCTTTTGCTTCGGCTATTTTTTCCCAACCCATATCCTTAAATAATTGTCCAAGTTTTTTAGTTGATTCAAACTCAAAAGTTTCTTGAACACCCCATTCAACTGCTAATTTCTTTTTTAAGTCAACTATTTTTTCTTTAATTGCTTTTTCAGAGATATCAAATTGGTCTTTATTTACATAAACACCTTTATATTCAACATCAGTTACAACATTAGCATTTGGAATCATTACTTCTTTATAGAATTTTTTAATTGTCCAAGTTGGGTCTTTTTCATTTGGATATTTTTTATCTAATTTTTCTACATGTTTATCTAAAGCCTTTTGTAATCTCCAAGTTACTATTGGGTCAAGGCCTGCATATTTATGTAAAATATCTTTTGGAATTTGTAGATAATTTTCGACTTTTAATCTCTTTTTTGCTAAATCTAATTCATGTTCATAACCAGTAAACTTTCCACAATAAAATATTGCACCAGATTTTAAGCTCTTCGAACGATTTGAATTAAGAGCATGAGATAATAAAACTGTGTCATCAGTTGGTAACCAGCCAGTTACACCATTTCTCCAAATAAACTTTGTATCAAATTTTGCATTTGCTAAAGTCAATCTTTTTGCTGACATTAAAACTTTTTTTAATAATCTTTTATCAACATTTTCCCAATCAAAAACATACCCAGTTTCACCATCATTAGATAAACTTAAAACACCAAGTCTATCTTTTAAGAATGATAATCCACTCGTTTCAGTATCTGCTGCTAATAAAACAGAGTTCTCTAAAAGTTTTAGATATCTTGATGAATCTTGTTTATCCTCAGCATAAATTATTTTATAATCTCTCATGTCAAGATTTTTAGTTGACATATCATCTTTTTGAATACGAGCTAATTTGTCATAAAAAAATCTAGTGAGAAAATTAGTTGGGTCATTACTTAAATCAATTGGGTATAAATCTCTAATTGGAGCAACTGGATAAACCCATCTGTCTGGGCCATTAATGAATTCTTTTCCACACCAATATCTTGGTTCATTAAAAACATCATCTAAAAAATCATAATAATTTACATCACCAGATTTATTTAAGACACGAAGTGCTGGGCCGAATGCAATTACACACTCACATTCAGTTCCATCAAATGTTAGATATTGTCGCCAATTACTTTCTAAAGATAAGAGTTCTTCTGTTGAATCATTTTTTGGATCTTTTACTGATATTACAGAAACGATGTTATATGATTTGATGCCATATCTATCAATATCTTTACAAAGAATGTCAAGATAAACTTTATGTAGAATATTATCAACCAAGAATAAAAAATATTTATGTCCTGGTTGATAATTTTCTTTTAATAAAGCATCAAATTTCTCTAAGTTTTGTTTTGGTCTTTCGCTTGCACGAACATTACCGAATTGAAATGCCATAATATGATATTAACTGTCTTCTTCAATCTCAGTTATAGTCAGTATCTCTTTTGCACTTTTTTTCAATGGTAATATGATTCTTAGAATTCCCCTATGTAATTCAGTTTTCATCTTTAATTTGTCATACATATCAAAATCAATAAAGAATTCTGCCTTAATTTCGTTTTTGATTCCATAACAAAGAAATTCAAAATCATCACCAATTAAGTCATCTTCATCATCAATTTTTGCTGATAATAATAACTTATTATCTTCAGTACTTAATTTGATTTCTTCTTTTGAAAATCCCGCACAACAAATCTCATATATCAAATTATCTTTATAATCTTTTTTGATATTGTAAGGAATTTTTGTATCAACTATTTCCTTATCAACTTTGTTTGGAAGATTTTTGATTAACTCTCGATAATTCTTTAAGTCATCTAATTCAAGTGGCTTGTACTCATAATGACCTTTTTGCCAGCCACCTGTGTAATCATTGATATTTGGTTCAATATGCTGTGGTGTGTATGGAGCAATCCAAACTGGTTTTCCGACTTGGTAATCACCTGTTGTAAAACTTGGGTTATAGACATATTCATTTACTGCACTGTCTCCAGTGTTTGAATGATAAGTAACTTTTACAGATGAATTGACTTGTGTGTTGTGAGAAGTCCCGACTAATGCTTGAAATTTTTCTTTAGCATTCATAACGCAATGCCTCCTTATATGTTTGAGTCCAGTTACGCAACTCATAATATTTAGTTAAAAAATGGGACTCCAGGTCTATATTCCGCCTCCTGAAGTTATCCCCGGACTGTTTTCCGCATCCGTTTTTAAATTCCTTACTAATTGAGCTCCCCCAAACTTTCAGGATAATTTTAGATTAACTTAAAAAAGAATTGGCATATTCTCATGACAGATTGCTTGGACTATTCATATATGTGAATTCCACCTCTATTATATAAATAAGTTCTTGATTTACAACCAATTTCTTTTAACGCTAATGTTACATTATTATATAAAACACCATCAAATAAAAATTTTGATACCTTTTTTCTTGGTCTTAAAATTCCTTTTTGTGAACTAACATTAGTTCTTCCTCTTTTATAATTTTCACCAGGACAATCATTTGACCATGTATCAATTTCTCCATTAGTCCACCAATGATAATTTTTATCTTTTAATGTTTCTTTTCTTTTTTTAATAGATTCATCTGTAATAATTCTATTTTTCATATAAGCCGATGCACCTGGATTAGGTTTTCCTTTATTAGGAGGTTTTCTTCCTTTATTTAATTCACTCATATATTCACTATGTTTTTCTCTTAATTCAGCATATTCATCATGACTTAATATAGTATTATTTTGTTTATCATAAATAAGTCTATTATAAGCACACCACATTCCCTTTCCATAAATATAAGCTAATAATTTATGAGCATCAACATGCTCCTTTGCTGTTAATAAAACTATATTACTTTTTCTTTTTTCCCATAATGGAAATAAAGCCTTCGGTAAAATATGATGTTTTTCATAATAGATATTATCATTCTTTTTTCTATTTTCTAATAAAGCCTTTTTAATTATTTTTATATAATCTTGTTTAATACTTTTCATAAATAATTAGTTATTACTTCATAACTATTTATGTTTTTAATCTTTCAAAATTTAATGTAAAAATTTGCGGAAGATTTTCATGACATACATCATATATTTTTTCCATAACACTTCTAATATCAGGATGAGCTGCCTTAGATAATCTTAATTTTAATATATGTAATAATTCTCTAAAATTTGTTTTCATTACTATCTCTGTTTTGAGACTATTTGGGAGAACAGCTCTTGCTTGCTGCGGTGTGCACTGTTCATCTAACAATTTCAAATAAGCAGCTTCAGCTTTTTCCATTGCATATTTCCAATTATTTTCAGCAGCACTTCCTTCATAACCTAACACTTCAGATGGCTTAATTACAGTTATCTCATTATTGAACTTATCTTTGCCATAATTGCAATAGCGAGTTGATTCTTGCGCATAAGATGCAAGACGGTGTCTCACAAGTTCATGAGTGACACCTCTGTCAGTTATTATCTTGCAAATAAAATTACCAAACTCAATCATAGCTCCATGCTCTTTTTCTTTGAGCATTTTAACCATCTTTTCCCAACTGTTATGTGTTATCTTATCTTCTGACTTGTAACAAGTTCGTGCTGCTAATTCAATTAGCCTCGCTTCTTTTATCCACTCTTCACTTGTTCGAGGGTAAATCATTTCAATTGAATTTTCAATTATCTTCATCGTTTCTCCTACAGATTCATCTTAAATATTCTACCACCAGGTTGTGGTCCTCTTTGTTGTTGCTGTTGTTGCATTCTTTCCATTCTCATTCTATCTTCTTGAGTCAAACTAACCCCAGCGGGACAACCACATTTGGTACATGCGTTTGGTGGCCCATTAGCCGAGGGATTTGCAATCATTAAAGTTTGGCACTCATCACATCTATATACTGATAATGCTATTTGTCTAGTTATCATAATTTTCAAAATTGAGGGCTACTTTTGGTTTCATAGCCCTCGTACTCCTTTTTCATAGAGCACCGATGCGACAATTTATAGAGCGATGGCACCTACCGCTTATACTCTCTACGCTTTTGACAGACTATAGAGAGTCAAAATCTACAACCTTTTAGCTTTAAACCTCTAGTTGTCAAGAGGTTGTTTTGCTTTTAATTCATTCAATAAGTTCGTTATACCATTATGATAGATAGCAACAATTTCTTCGTAAGTTTTTAAGTCATCATCATATTCTTCTTTTGCAATAAACTCTTCCACACTGTCCATTAAATTGTTTAATCTTTCAATAATTACTCTTTTAGTCATTTTAGCAATCTCTTGTACCAGTTATAATCTCAATTGCAGGTGGATCATAACCAGTTATTTCCATTACCTTTTGAAGTGCTTCTGAACAACCAATGTCTTGTAGATCCGTATGGGTGAACTCTAAAAAGTCATCTCCTTCAGTAATGCATTCCCCCACGACATATAGATTATTTTCATAATCTTCCCAAACCCATATCTCATCATGAATCTTTTCTAAGAGTTCATAAAAATCAAAATCTTCATCATCAAATTCAATATTATTGTCTTTCGCATATTTCTTGAATTTGTCTAAATCATCACCTTTTCCAATTCTAAATCCTGCAACTACAAATGATGAAGTTGAACTATTGCTGACAAATCCATGTCTGATTTTCATTATATACTCCTAAGTGTTAACTATTTTTGCTAAAATTATATCAGCAATTTTATTTGATATTTTAATTGCTAATCCATTTGTATCATTTACATCTGCTGAAGAATATTGAAGTTTAAAAGTTGGTTCATTCATTAAAATGTTTTCCAAAAACTTAAAATGTAAAGTTGGAATCATAAACTCGAAATCTTCAGTTGTGTCAGTTGCCGTTTTAATATCTACTGAAAGTGTATTAAACATTTCAGTTGACATATTGTCATAATGAAGTTTTAATTCTTTCTTATTTGCAAAATCAGTTGGTGTGTTAACTTTTATTTGTCCATATCTCCAAGTTCCAGACTCAAAAATATTGTCAAATTTCCCAATAGCTTCATAAAACTTTTCACTATCTATTTCTAATTCTAAAATCTTATTTGCATCTGGAACTATATCTTTTAATTCGTCATCAGTTGGATAACTCCAATTAAATGATTTTGGTGCGAATATGATTTTAATTCCATATTTGTCAATATCAAAATAATAGTACTTTTTATCAGAAGAAATCTTAAATGTATCAACATGACGGAAAAGTGGCATTATATCTCTGTCAATTAAGATTTCATTTTCTGAAGATATCTGTTTAGTTGATTTATAGTTTATGATACAAAGAATATCAGCTGTTTTGATACTGTTTTTATTAAGAAGAATTTCGTGATTAGTATCTTGAAACTTAGTTAAATTACCAAGTTCAACCATTACATCTTTTAAAGTTAAATCAACTTCAATTGGATTTTCAAACTCTGGTTGGCCCAAAACATCAGACACATAATCAGTCAATTCTTTAATAGCAACATCATTTATATCTGAAGTTATTATTGCTTGATTTATAGTTGCATCTTTCGCATCACCATTTATTTTAAGTTTATCATTATTTAATTGAACTTTGATAACATCACTTTTAATCTTTTCGAGATAATTTATGAATTGCGTTAGTTGCATTTCAAATACATTCTTTCCAATTTTTCCAGTTTTAATATCAAAAGATGATTCAACATGGGAAGTTGTTGATGTACCATAAATGTTGAGCTTATCTTTATTTACGATAAAAATCTGTTTTCCACTAATTGGTGAAAAACCCTCGACCTTCTTTATATAATCAGATAACATTTTTAATCTGGATATTTGGTCTTTGTTGATTTCAAAATCAGTCATATTTTATACCTCTAGTTTTTAGATTAACTAAGTGTTGCTAAAACAGCTCCAAGACTGTCTATTGGACATACGTCCCGTTTTCCATTTTGGTTTATATCAATCGTTTCTAAGATTACAGTGTCAGGAGTTTCTCTATAATCATATTCAATGAGAATAGCATTTGAACCAATAGCCCCTCTAACTTTAGAAAAGCCCTCCTCTGGAAAATCTGTAGCTTCGCTAAGCGCAAAACTATCAGGTAATGCATTTGCTAATTTTAGTCTTAATTCTTCTGGCATCTTTATTCCTTATTGTTGTTATATTAACTTCTACTAATTATTATGAATAACATATATAAGGGGATTCCCGCAGTAAATCTAAATTCAGATGGCACTATTGATGTTGGCTATGAAATCTACGCAAGAAGAATGAAAGAAGCCTATAATGAACATGTCATTGATAATATGAACATATACGACCATAACTATCATCAATATTATAAGCATCACGAAAAACCTGGAGTTACAAGCTCTCCTGGTGCTATTCCAACTACTAGAAGTTCAACTGAGGTTGATGGTGACTAGTAGATATGATTTGATGCAAGAATCTCTCGTTCTTGATGAAGACGGACAAAAATGGCCTGACCCATTACTTGACTTTAATACAGGCTCAATGTCTAAAATTCCAACTGAATATCAAATTACTAATAGAGATTTGCAGCGTTTCTGGGTTTGTATGTATGAACAATATGGAATGACTGAATTAGATGATATGTGGCTTAACATAAATGGAATCAAATATCTAATGGATCTCAAACCTGGAGATATCCTATATAAAGTCTCTCAAAATGAATTAACAAGTTTCTTATCTAATAAGCAAATTGGATATGAAGACGATTAATTTGGATTAGATTTTAATTTCCAATTTCATCTAATATGTGCTTGAACTCTTTTTCTAAATGCTGTTCCATATAACGATAATATCTCAATGAAGGTGTTTTAGTTCTTGAAGAAACACCACTTCCATTTCCTGCGCCATATCCAGTTTCAGTTTGAAGATACCATTGCTGTTTCTGTGAAACTCCATGTCCTTGGTCATAACCACCAGTGTAATAAGCCCAATTATTTATGACTCTTTTTCCACCAGGACCTTCAAATACTAAATCAAAGCCATGGCCTGGTCTTTCGTCTTTATTTCGTCGGCAGTATGCTTTAACACCACGGGCTAATTTAACGCCATCATTTTTAACAGCATCTGGATTTGGTGGGTGCCTCATACATTTTGGCATCCCGGCTTCATTTAATTTGTAAATATCTTCAAAGGATTTTATTCTCATTTTCTAGTCCTAAATTTTCCTAATGATGTTGTTTCTAATATTTCACATTGAACACTATCCATTCTTTTTCCATATATGCTAACAATATCACCAACTTGAGCTCTTGCAATTTTTGACATTATTTCTTTAGTGGATTCTTGAAAACCTTCATAATCGTCATCATCACCAAAAAGGTCACCCTCTTTAATGAGATTAGCAAAATCTAAAATGTTACCAGTAAACTCATAATCATCATCACCTAATTCTATCCAGTCGCCTTCACGATACATTAAACTTGGTGGTAATAAACAATTTGGGTCCATAACTCTAATTCTTGCTTCAACATCTCTCATTCTTTGAGGTTTAGATTCTCTTAATGATTTCTGATAAACTTTTTCAAAGTCCATAGATTCTCCTAAATAGTCTTCACCAAACATTTCTCTACCTTTTGATACACCAGCTTTGAGATACTGTAAAACTCCAATAAGCTTCATTATATCATCATCAGATAAATCTGGGTCATCTAAAGCATTTTCAATTACATCAAGAGCATCATTTGAATCTTTTGCTAATTTGATATACTCTTCTACTGATTTCATTATTTGTTAGCCTTATAGTCATCACATCTACATGGGTCATGTCCACAATCTTCACAATCTTTTCCAGTTGGCTTTTTAGCTTTTTTCTCTTTTTTGCCAGCTTTGTAATATTCTTCATATTCCTTACATCTACAAGGACTGTGTCCACAATTATCACATTCTTTACTTTCAGTAAGAGGTGCAGTTGCTACTTGATTGGCTGCCTGATTTGCAACTTTCGCTGCTTTTTTAGCTTCCTTAGCAGCTTCTTTTGCATTTTTTTCTGCAATTAAAGCAAATAATTTATCGCATGCTTCTTGCCTAGCAACTGGGTCTTTAATTAAACAGAATTGATGAGCTATTCCTTCGTAATCAATATTCTTACGAGGACCGCCTTCTCTTAAACTATCATTATATATCTCATTAAAGTTTATGCTTTCATTATATTTTTGCTCATTATCAAAATTAGCTGCATATGTACATTTAATATTTGCACCTGGTCTACCACCAATGTATCTTAAAGCTTTTTGTATTTTGTCTTTATTATCTGGGTCTTTTATGTTGCCTGCAAATTCTGGGCCTCTTGTGCTTCCATCAACAAAAACTTGGAAAGTGTTTGCTCGCTTAACAGATGCCTTTTTCGGTATAATGTCTTCTTTTAATTGATTTTGATTTATGATTTTTTCTAAGAGTTTATCTTGTTTTTCAGTAAGTTTACCAACAATTTTTGCGCTGTCTTCACCCTCGCCTGTTGCCTTTGCAAGAAGTCCCAATGCTTTTGAAACTGATGCATCATCAACTGGACTAAATGGTGCTGTTAAGTCTCTACCACCAGCCTTTGCTTTGAAAATTCCAAATTCATGAAGTTGTCTCTCACCTAATGGAGTTAAACCTTCTTCAGCAGCAGCTGCATCCATTTCTGACCAGTCTTCTTCGTCATCATCGTAATATTCAAATTCGGCTTCGTCATCTTCATCATCCCATTCAAAATCACCATCATGACCACCAGTTGCAAAATACTCTTCTTCGTCTTCATCAGTTGGGTAATCTCCACCCATTTCATCGAAGTCATCATCGTCATCAAATGGGCCAATTCCTACACCATTCTGTCTATCATCGTAAATTTCTGGATATAAGTCAGCATCAGATTCTTCATCATCTTCGTCATCACCATAACCACGATAAGACTGCTCACTCTCATAAGCTGCTCTTTGGTCTGGGTTCATCCATCCTATATCGCTTGCGTCATAAGACATTTCATCATCATCTTCAAATAATTCAGGTGCATCAAATTCTTTTGCTGCGGAAGGAACGTCATAAGTTTCTAACTCATCTTCGAAGGTCATATCGTCAAGGGCAGGATCCCAATCTTCTTTTAAAGGTTTCATCATATTATTTAGTTATGATTGTTGTTTTTCTTTCTTTAATATGTCAAGCTGCTCTTTTGTCATTATTTTGTTAGATCTAGCAAATCTAACACCCGCTTTATATGTAGTTGGGCAATAATCAGGATGTCCGGCAAATGAGCACCAATTACAATGATATGCCATACTTGCATTTTGTTCTAAATCTAAATTGTCCCAGTCCTCATTTTCGGATGCTTTAATTAATGAAGTGTATTCACTAATCATATCTTTAACTTGATCTTCAGTAAAAATTAGCTGCTTAAAAGTTTTGAGCATAAACTTTCTAGTTGATTCAATATCATCAACATCTTCATCTTTTAATCCAGCCATTGGAAAAAATGCATAAGTTTTAATTTTATCATATTTAGTTTTGAGCTTATTTTTAATCATATAAGCATACAACATTAATTGATTTTCATAACCATTTATTTTAGCAGTACTACCAGTTTTAAAGTCGATAATTACAGCTTCTTTTGTGACTTCATTAATCAATAATAAGTCCATTGCCCCAACTACTGATTTCTTATTTATTGCACTATATTCCCAAGACTCTTTAGTTACAGTAAAACCTTGCTCTTCGTATGGTTTAATTATTTCATTCCAAAACAAATAAAACCTGGGAATTGCTTTAATGACTGGATATTTTTCTTGATCAAAATCATATCCTTCTAATATTGTTGCTGCATGATTTTTTAAGTCTTCTAAAGTTTTAGTTGAATCCATAAATTCAGCAATTTGGTGGAATGCTAAACCTTTTTCTTGAACATCAATATCTTTGCCAATTACTACCAATTGCCAAATGTAAGTTAACAGATACTTTGTTCTACAACTGTTGTAAGCTCCAAACCTAGATGCACTCCACCTGGGATTCTGTTTTTCAGATTTTAACATAAAATTCCTTAAGAGGGATAAGTTTCCTCATGATAATCAAATTTGTCTTCGGATATATTAACTTTAGTTTTGGCGTTTATTTCATCCCTAATTTGCTTCTTAAAGTCACCCATAGTTTGGTCATCAGCACATTCTGATAGTGACTCACCAAAATAATAGCCGTCCCACATTTCACTTGGGCCATAATAAGACAAACCAATGGCTTCTACTTTTTCCCAAATTTCATCTTCATCATAATCTTCATCGTCTGGGTCAGAAACACAATCAATGCCAAAGTGTTTGATAACTTCTTCTTCTTCGAGATAAACACCATAAATTAAGAATGAAGAGCTGCTACTATTACTTACGAATCCATTTCTAATCTTCATGTTTCACTCTCCTGAAAACAATGACACATTTCATAATGCTCGCAAGTTTCTGCAAATCTGCGCAAATCACCACTAACATCTCCGCCATGAGGACAGAACGGAGTGTGTTCAACTCCTTCACAAGTTCCTTTACAATTTCCACATTCTTTCATTAGTTGTACTCCACTCTAATATGTGAGTCTGGGCTATAAAGCCAGTTTCTCAAAGTTTCAGCACTCTCAAAGATTTCCTTACCAAGATTTTCTGCTGAATTATGACCGAAGAAACTATCAACATAAACACACATTGGGTCCATATAAGCATATTGTGTGCTTCCGTTATCCCATCTAAAGTTGATCTTGACATCATCAAATTCTTCAAAATCTTCCAGTAAAGTTTCTTCTAACAATGAAGTGTAATGAAAGTTTGACATATCAGAACCCTCAGGTCCTTCCTTCATGTAACACAACATTGCAGCGGCATTCAATCTTTCTTCAAATGAGTTGTACTTTTCTTGAGTGCTATCAAATTCATAATTTCCGCCAAAAGTTTGGGGAATCATTAGCGTATCATTTCTCATATAAGCACGATGTATCACTGGCTGTTTCCATTCTTCTTTTCCAATTATGAGAAAAGAGCTTGATGATGAATTACTGACAAATCCATTTCTAATTTTCATTTTATTTCCTCTTATATAGATAGATTAACTATGGCGGGAAAGTTTCCCTTCCCGCTCAAGTTAAGTTATCTATTACCAGAGTTTGGTACGTTAACTATACCACCCGCTGCTGTAAGCGGCAGATATTCAGTAACACGACGGCCATCCCAACGCTCTGCTTCAGTTTGCGCAATAGTTAAATTACGCAACTGGATTTCAACATTCAAGTTCTGTGCAATAAGTCTGTTGGCTTCGTTACGAGCCTGAGCTGCAACTCTAACTGCTTCTGCATCAAGTTCTGCTGCTGCAAGTCTACCACGAGCTTCCGCTTCAACTGCTTGTGCCTGAGCTTCAGCACGGATTCTAGCCTGTTGTGCTTCCTGTTCAATCATTCTCAATTCTGCTTCTGCTCTCTGAGCTGACTGCTGCATTTCAACAGTTCGCTGTATCATCTGGTCATATCCTTCTGACCAATCCCAGTTGTTCAACTGCAACTGAGTTATTTCAACAGGTATGCGAGCATTAATTAGCTGCCTCTGTGCTTGTTCTCTTGCCTCTGCTGATATTTTTTCCTGCTCTGGGACAATGTTTGCAATATCATAACGGCCAACTACTTGGCGAATGGCTGAGTTTATTTCACGAGTTACTTGGTCAGTCAATCTTGATATACTACTAAAGTTTCTAGCAATATCTAAGATTCTCGTTTCATCATAACGCCATGCATAAAATCCGCCAATACCAATCGTCTGTCTGTCTCTTGAAAGAGCACCATCATCACCAACTGGTATGCGAACATTGACAGTTGTCGGTGTCAAGTCGTAAGTTTCAATCGTCTGAGCAATTGGAACTCTAAACTTCAGACCTGGTTCAAGCACCACTTCCTGTACTTCACCAAACGTTTTAAGAACACCGCGCTCAGTTGCGCCAATAGTTCTCAATGGCCATGCAACAATTAGGAAGATAATTGCAGCCACAATTCCAACAGTCAACTTGACAATATTGCCAACGTTAACTTCCGTCTCCGTGTACTCACCAGACCTACCTTGGCGAGTTACTTCTTTTGTGAAAAAGCTTTTCTTTTCACTCATTCTTCGTTCTCCTTGAGAAATAGTTTGTTATATTCATTTTCAGTGAATAACTCAGATTCTTTGAGTTTAGCAGTTCGCCATTCTTCTTCACGACGACTTAATTCTGCTTTCTCTTCGTCAATAATAGCCCGTTTGATCATATCATCTAAAGTGAATGACTGTCCACCATAATGGCCGCCCATCATAGTTTGCATAATCGCATTAAAGTTTTCTAAAGTTGCTTTATTCTCGGGCATATCTTTTCAAATTCCTTTTCAGAAAATAGTTCAACCTCATTCTGTTTTTCTTCAAACATATCACCATGCTTTTCTAGCATAGTTCCAACCCACTCTTCAAATGATGGCGGTTTTGGTTTTGGCACTTCAACTGAACCTTTGTAATATCTGTCAAGTTTATTCTCGAACAGTTTGTGTAGCCAATCTTGTGCCATTTAATTCCAACCATTCATCATCAGAAAATAAAAGTTCCTCTCTTCTTTCTTCTTTTCTTTTAGCATCATATCTCCTGGCAGCCTCAAAAAGAGCCTGCCATTCAGGAGTTGTTTTGTCAATTTCAAACATCAGTCGCCATTTTTTATGCACTTAAACACTGGGAAGCGAAGAGACTTAACACCAGCTGCATTTTGACTTTCCTCGAAATAAACTATTTCAGCAACTCTTCCTTTGAGATTGTTTCTGTTTTTCCAGAACTCATCTCTCTGTGCATCTGAAAAGCCGCTTCCGCATTTTACGATATTCCCTTTGTAACCAAGTTCAAAAGCTCCGAGGCGACCTTTGTGTCTGCCACGACCTTCTTGAAAACCAAGGATTTGCAAATCAATATCAAAAAAGCTCTTCACTTTTGCACAAGCTATAGTGCGGTCCCATTCATAAAAACCATCCATGTCTTTTACGATGACGCCTTCCTTTTCGTTTTCCTTTGCCCACTCGAGGCCTTTTTCAATTTGACCAACATCATCACCGATGTAAAGACAAGGAAGGGGAAACAAGTAATCATATTTTGCAACACCGGGACTTGAAGTTAAAGTTGCCTGGTATGCAGAATAACGCTCGCTGTATGTCATTGTGCATTTGCGATTTTCCCACTGCTTGAGCGGCATGTAATCATAAACGGCGAGACATACTTCCTTCGAACCACCTTTGCGAGTTGAATTGGAAACAAGTTTGTACTGCTGTTTGGAATCCATCTCCATAAAACCCACCGGCATCCTTTCACCATCGAGCACAACATCTTGACCTTTATAAGCCTCAAGCACATCCTGTTCGATAAGCGGGAAGTTTCCAGTTTGGTCTTTTCCAGAGCGGGACAACACAGTAATTTTGTTTCCCTTTTTGAATATCGTCATTCGGAATCCGTCAAGCTTAACTTGATAACCGAACTTAGTTCCAACATAATAGTCGGGATTGGAAAAATAGTCAGCACAGAGCATCACTTCATGAATTGGAATAAAGTCATCACCAAAAACAGCGTTACAAGTTGTGCGGCCAATTCCCAGGCCCTTATCCCATGATTTTGAAGCAATGCGAAGAATTCCAATTTCAGTCTGTTCATCATATTGAGAAGCAAAGGCTTGGATAACTGCGGCATCAATATCACGCCCAGTGTTATTTTCATTGAGGTACTCTAACATATCAATGAGGCCCCAATCTGCCCAGTCAATTGAATCAATGGCAGCAAGCTTAATCTGCTTTTGGAGCTTTCGTTCTTTGAGACCAGTTACTATGAGATTATCAAAATACCATTGAAGAGTGTGAATGAAAGCGCCGTCATCCTTGTACTTTCTGAGGACATCTTTCTTCGCATTCGTTCCTTGTGTGTTCTGAATTTCATAGAACATATCAATAACTTTTGAAGTGTGCTTATTTCCCATTTTAATCTCCCTTTATAAATTAACTCCGTAGCATTTCTTAGCTACAGTTTTCGTTTTATTGTCAATGGGCCAAGTTTTAGCATCTTGGACCTTATCCATTGCATCATTCCAAGAGAGAGAATTACCCTCTTCTTTTGCAGCTCTGGTGAAATACCAAGCCAAATTGTTATCGGACATATATCCGCGTTGATTTAGAAAGACTGCAAGATTAGCCTGCAAAGCATCCTCCTCTGGGGTGTTCCGATTTGATGAATTCAACGAGGTCAGTATCATCATCACCACAATCAGAAAGCCTCATGTCAAGACGGGGAAATTGATCCAGATAACTGAAAATGAGCTCCTGAATGGCATGATTCCGTTCAGCCAAGCCAAGACCTAAATCACGACCATAGTTGTAGAAAAGATCCTTAAACTTGGGTTCATCAATACAATCGTGAGCCCAATGATACATATCAGTTGGAACCTTGAAGCCACAAAGACCAGAAGTGTTGCGTTCGCCATTCCGGAGATAACGGCGCCGATAAATGAAGTTACCAGAAGAGTATCCTACATCAATTATTCCGTTTGACCACATTTGTCCAGTCATTCTGGAAGTTGTGACATTCCGAAAGCCCCACTTCGTGCAGAAGTCCACAGCAGACATTGTAGTTGGTTCCCATTCTGATCTCATATTATCTCCCTTAATCTCGTTATAATGTTATATAAGATCGTTTAGAGAGCTGTTCAAAATCTTAGAATTGTCCAAAGTTAGTTAGAACTATGTTAGATATAAATATCTTGACCTATGAAAACTCTTTCATGTTTAAAGATAAATTTAGCTATGAAAGAAAAGCGGGTGGTCGAGCTAACTTTTCTAATAAGTTATTGTCTCGATCAAATTTTAAGTGTATGTATTTTCTGCTTGCTAAATAGTCTGCTAAATGTAACATTTGTTCATCGAATTCTTGTGGTGTGGGAGTATTACCTGATTTGTCTCTTGCTGCGTCCCATCTTCCCATGTGGCTTGCGCATAATCTTGCTTCTTCAGATAGACCAACTTCATCTAATTTGTCGGCTATATCTTTGGCATGATGTTTTGATGTATATTCACTTTCATCAGTTGCATATTTGTAAGCATCATGAGCAATTGCTGCAATTACGAGTGAGTCTTGATTTAGTTGTGGGAATGCATCACATATCGTCATTACGAATTTGACTACAGCTTTAGTGTGTCGTGATAGACCAAAATCTCCTTGTGAGTATTCTGGGTGGTATTTTCCAGTAGAAGAAGCTTGACCTGCAATATTTTTATATGCAGCTGTTCTCAAAACGTTCTCTAATTTTGCTCTTTTTTCTTTTGATTGAATTAAGTCTAATTCTTTCATGTAAATTTTAACATTTGGTGACTCAAGCATGAGTGCTTCTTCATAGATTCTCTGGAACGTTTTCATATTAGTTAGTAGACTTAACTAAATAATATGAACTTTTTAAATGAGCTCGTTTCACTATCTAGAGATGAAATGGTCGATGAATATAATAAGACTAATAGAGATCCCATAGAAAATGTTAAATTTGATAAAAGGGCAGCAAGTAGTTTTTCAGCCTCAAGAAAAGCTACTAGACATAAAATAACGGATAAACTCTTTCCAGATGGTTTTAATGAGTTTGATTTGCATAGTGCAGGAATTGCTATTCAAAGATTGATGAACACTGGGGAATTTGACCCAGATTACGATATAAAAGATGATATTGAAAAACTAACTGGCGCAGATAGAGACTTAATTAAAGCAGTTTTAGTCAAATCACAATATCATATTGATAAAGAAAACGTTAAGGGAAGTGTTGAACGAAATTATCCACATCTTGACATATCACAATTTGATGATATTTACGAAGTCTTTACTGATATAATTGGCCCAAACCATGGTGATACATCTTTATATGGAATTGAAGCCGAAATTGAATTGTTGACTTGCATTGCTTTAAGAAAGATGGGATATCATACATCAAATGTTTATGACAACTTTTATTCAGAAGCTAGTGAGGCTCAAATTAAGGAGACTTTAATTAAAGTGGCTAAAGCATATTATCAAAGCAAACAGCATAAATTAGAAGAAAGTTTCAAACTTAGAATTCAGAACTTGAGGGAAGGTAAAACTTCCACAATGCATTTAGAAGATTCAATAATTCGTGGTCCAGCGACTATGAATAAAATGATTGAATTTTTTAATTATCTCTATGGATTATTAGAAGGAACTTATACTGGAGATAATCCACCAATTTCACAAAAGATTGATGGTGGTCCAGTTATCTTTATGTGGTCGTCATTCCCAGGTCTTCCAGGCCCAGGATGTGCGGGCAAAGGACTCCTTAATAAGACTCCAGTTCATTACACAACTCATGAACAAATAGATGCTGATGACAAACCACAAGGTTATAAAGACAAATTACATTACGTTTTGAAATTAGCACAAGCTGTTAAAATCCCAGCAAATCAAGTTTGGATGGGCGACATGCTCTTCTCAAAAGGTGACGCCAAAACTTATGAGCAAGACGGTGAGAAATTCGTTTATGTTAAGCCTGTAACTATTGCGTATGCAGCTCCATTTGATTCAGATATTGGTAAGAAGTTTTTGAATTGTGAAGTTGGAGCTGTTTTTCATACGAGATTTAGAGATAACTTAACTAACAAGACTAATGATATTTCAATTTCAGAATTGGGAGATATTCCAGATTGGGCATTCGTTAAAGATGCTCAAATAAATAACTTAAGTGGTAAGGTATCATTCAATAAGCAAGAATCCGCTTTCGTAAAACGTGAGATTGATAAACTTAAAAAGCTTGTAAACGAGCTAAACAATAATGAAGCATATCATGAGTTAACTAAAAATCAGAAGTTTATTGACTCATACGTTACAACATTACAGAATAATAAGATTGATAGACAAAGTAAAATTGACCCAAATGAATTCGTAAATGAATTAGTGAGTTGGATTGGCACTAAAATGGATAATAATAGATCCAAATTGGATAGCCTCAAAACAGAAGCAGGCCGAATTAAAAAGGCAGCCTCATTAGATACGACTCAAAAAGAGTTAAATTATCTCGTAACTAACAATAAAGATGTAATTCAAAAAATAGCAACTTGTCTCAAACTTGCAACTGACATTAAAGAGTACATGGTTGAAAAGATAAACGAAGCAGATGAATGGATATCTCAAATAGAAACTAAAGACGGTTTTTCTAAAACTGGTGGGGAAGGTTTTATCGCATCAGATGTTGATGGTGATTTCGTTAAGCTTGTAGACAGAGCAGCATTCACTTATTTTGCTCGCTCACCTGACATCATCAAAGGCGGGGCACATTCAGCTTCTCGTGAAAACACTGAGAAGAAAACTGCGGTAGTAAACTTTGGCAGACTTAATCCTGTTTCAATTGGCCACAGAAAAATGGCAGAAGCAATTAGAGCTAAAGCAGATGAACTTGGTGGTGAAGCATTCATCTATCTTTCTCATTCATATGATGGTGTTGACTCTAAGAAGTTCAAGAAAGGAACAACTAAGAATCCGCTCAAGTATGAAGACAAGATAACTTTCGTACAGGATGCTATTGGTGATATTGTAACAGTTGTAAATAGCAAAGCAGACCAAGCATTTGCTGTTTATGGTGAACTCTATCGAAAAGGATTTACTGACCTCGTTATAATTGCTGGTGAAGATAGAATTGAAGTCTTTGAAAGAGATGCTCAGAACCACAATGGAAAGTATGATGCTGAACCAATGAGATGTTTTGATTTTGATAGCATTAAAGCGGTGAATGCTGGTGTTAGAGATGAAGATAGTGATGATGAAGCTGAGCAGGCAAGTGCATCATTGTTACGTAGAGCTGTTAGTGATAATGATTTTGAAACTTTTGAGAAGTTTGTTGGTGCAAAGTCATATGCTCAAGAAATGTTTGATCTTCTTAAGTATGAGATGGGTTTATCTGAAAAATTAAAAGAAAATGAAGAACTAACAATAGATGAACTCATAAATAGATTAGACAATGAAGATAATAATATTGAAATAGAAATCGATGTGAATCCTGATCCAAATGAAGAAACAAATTTTAATATAATAGAAGAACCTGAAAATAAAAATGAAGTAAATGATTCTACTGAAAATAGAGAAAGTTCTCCAGAGGAAATTAGTAGTGAAATAAATTCAGCAATTGATTCCTATATGAATGAATCAATAAATATTTTTAATAAAATATTTTATAAAAGTTTAAAAGAAGAGACAAAAAGAGGAAAAACTTATACAGTAAAAGGTAAAGAAAATATAAAGAAAGTTTTATTTAATATAAAGAAAAGACACAAAGATTTAACTTTTTATAATGCAAAGCATCTTGGTGGCGGTAAGTGGGAAATAAAAACATCATATGCTAAGAGTAGATCAAACTTAAGTAATCGTGAGATTGAATGGAATGATTTTGATATTGAGGAAGAAGCTATTTCTGAAAAACAAATAAAAGGAAGCTTATTAAATAAAATAGCTTTATATTTAGAAAATAAAATAAATTATAAAGACACACCCGAGAAAGAATATATAAGATTTAGTTTTAAAATTAGCCCAAAAGGTTCAGGACAATTAAAAATCGGATTTAATTTTAAAGGAAGTGGTAATAAAGCTTTAATTGGAAATAGAATAAATAAAGATAAAATAAAAGATCTAATTGATGAAATTAATATCTCACAAGATAACGAAAAAGTTATTTGTACTGGTAATATAACAAATTTTATTGTTTATCAAAAAGGTGATACTCAAATTGATTTTAAATATCATCCATCAGACCAAGCTATAAATGAATCAGGGGCTTCAAAAATAGTAAATGAAACTGATATTCAAGAAGCTTTATTTGCTTATATTTTAAGTAGATATAATGAAGTAAGAAGTGGTAAATTGAATATTGAAAATATTTTAAATTTTAATAATTTTGATAATATTTTAATAGATCATTTTAATTCTGAAGAAGAATTTAATAATTTCTTTGCACCAAAATCAACAACTGGTAAAGAATTTAGTCAATATGGTACTGACGGTAAAAATTGGGTGTTCTTTTTCAATACATTAATTAATGAAATAAAAAGTGATGAATTTTTGAATAAAATAAAAGATTGCTATAATAATAAAATAAAAAATCAAATAGATTTAAATCAATATAAAGTTTATCATCCTAATTTAAAAAACTCTGAAAATCAAAAACATGATTTTTTAATTAGACAATTTGGTGCTACTCAAGGATCATTTTTTAAAGATACTATTAATCCAACAGATGTAATTTTGTATAAAGATTTAAAAGAATTTGATTTATTATATAAAAGTTTTGATAATGTCGATGAATATAAAAAAAATTGGAATAAACATATAGAAAATTTAAATATTATAGGATTATCATTAAAGAAAAATACGAAAAGTAATTTAAAAATATATAGAACAAATCCTGAACCAATAGGCACGAGTAAAGCATTTGATGAGAAAAGATTAGTTTGTTTTAGATTTAATAATGAAAATCCAGAGGTTTGTACAGTAAAAATAAATGAAAAAACTATAAATAAAAATTATAGTTTGATGAGAAATAAAAATGATATTCCTACAGGAATTATGATTGAAATACCTGTTGATGAAAAACATATTCATATGAATGCAATAGGCTTAACATTTAGAAGTTCTTTAGGAAATGACAAATTAAAACCTGGTATTAAAGTAGGTCTTGATTTTAGACAAAAAGGTGGTAGTCCTGAGGCACAATTAGGAAGAGCTTCTGATTCTTTAGAATATCTATTTAAAAATAATAGAAAAGCTTATGATGAGTGTTCTACACTAATATCAGTAGATGATAATGGTTGGAATAATATTAAAAATAATTTTATAAAAAATTTATCATTATTAGGAGATAAAAATTTAAAATTAAACATCACAAAACTTTTAGCTTTTGGATGTAAATATGCAATTTTATTTGTTGATAGCAATGGAAATATAGATAAAAATAGACCAAGTGAATCACTTGCTGTTGATTATATAAAAATATCATAAAGGAAATATAATGAATAAATTAAAAGAAGGATATCCAATTTTTCCAAAAAATTCATCTATAGGTGGTTGGGATAAATATGAAAAAGAAACTATTTATGACCCAATAAGAAAAAAAGTTAGTTGGATAATAGATAAACTTGATTACACTGGAGATGAGAGTGACCTTAGGAAATTACTTCATAAATATTTCTTGCCTCAAAGTAGAAAATCTTCAATATGGGATGAAAGACTAGCTGAATTTGACCTCACAAGAGAAGATGTGAGCAAAGTTAATTATGATTATAGTGTTTGGCAAGCTAAACAAAAAGATAAAATAGAGGAAAGCAACATGAATAAATTATTTGAAGAAGTTTATAAAAAATCACTAAAAGAAGAAATAGAAATATGCGATAGTTGTGGTGACCCAACCTCTGATAATTATAGTCAAGATGAAGGAAAGGTTCTTTGTCATGATTGTGCTGTTGAAGAAGATTATGAAAATGACCCAGGTTGGATTAGTTGTGAATTATGCGGACAAGATTTTGATTCAACTGAAGAAGGTGAAGAATGCGGTCATATACCAGATTCTAAATATTGGCTTTGTGATGAATGTTACAATGATGAAGATAATTGGTGCCCAGAATGCAATGGTATTATAGGCCTCGAAGTTGAGAATGAAGATGGGGAATGTTCAGGCTGTGGTTGCCCATTAGAATAAAATGAAATCATTTGATGAGATTTATATAATAAACAAAATAGAAGACGATTATAAAGCAGGTGAGATATCAAAAGAAGAAGCTATTAAAAGCCTCAGAAAAATTTGGGGACAATTAGGTTATTCTGTTGATAATGAAAATACTGAAATATATTTAGATGCTCTTTAATCAATATAATGAAAATAGTATCTAGGTTTTCCTTCATGTGGGACTTCAACTCGAATCATAACAGTATGATTTTCCCCATCTAATTCCACATCACTAGAGAAAGTTACATACTTCTCTATATCAGGTTTTTTGAATTGTTTGTAATTTGGTTTCTGATACTCAAAATCCATATCACCAATTATGTCATCAAGTTCTACAACTATAGATAGGACATCATACCAATAATTTTCGTCATCAGCACGAGATTTGAACACATTAGCGGCCCCCTTATCACCACCTCTCATTGCTTCAGCAATAGAAAAGAAAAGCTCTTTGAATCCTCGCTCAGTTATTTTAATATCACGACCTTCTTTAGTTTTGAAAGTTCTATCGAGAAAATTACGCTTAAAATAGTTTTGGGCAAACTTATACACATCTCTAACAGGCTTTTTGTAATCACCTTCGCCTTCTAAAGATTTAGCATACACTCTTTCAAATAGGCTATTCACGTGATTTGAAGTAATCCTTAATGTCGCTAATTTCTCTTTGAACTCCAATTAGAGCATTAAACACATCAGAATTAGCATCAATATCAGTGAGTCGTTGCATTAACTTCAATGCATCCATAACATTCTTTGAAGCACCATTTATGCTTGTAATAATATCGCCAATGATTATATCGTCATCCATAATAATTAGTAACTCACTAAATAATATGGATAAATCTACTTATATACTACGACAATCACTTGGCTGGTTGGGAGCAGCACTTCCCTTCATGTGTCTCATCTTTGGGGCACTTGGAATGTACAATGAACCAACATGGTTTCACACTATGTCACAAACATTTTACACTCCAGCAATAACTCCATTCGTTGGTGTTCTTTGGGCAGTTGGAATCTTCCTCATTGCTTATGGAGCAGCAAATCTTTATGACTATTGGGGTGACAGAGTAGTCAACATTGCCTCTGGTATCTTTGCTATTGGCGTTGCTGTTTTCCCATGTCAAACGGCTCTATTCACACACGTTGGAATGTTCATGTTACCAGTTGGCACATCAGCAATCCTTCACTATATATCAGCAGGCGGGCTATTCATTATGCTTGCCATCAACATTCTTTGGCTCTTTAGAAAAGGCAAATCAGAAGTTCATAATAGAATCTATCTAATATGTGGGCTCGGCATTGTGTTCGGGTTCCTCCTCATTGGCGCAACTGTTCTATTTGGCTTGTGGGGCTTTTTGGGTTGGATTGCTGAAGCAATTATGTTGCTATGTTTCTCCTTCGCTTGGTTGGTGAAAGGAAAAGCATTCAAGTTAATATCATAGAGTGTGCATGCCTGGAAGAAGAAGTAGTGATGACCCAAAATGGAAGCTGACAAAAGCTGCAGTTGATAAGAGGGATAAAAGAAGGTGTCAATTTGATAGATGTTTGTTGGCAAAAGAAGCCCACTCTTTAAGAAATGGCGGGCCAACGACATTAGACAGAGCCCATATTTTTGCAGCATCCACTTGGCCTGAACAGATTTACAACACTAAGAACATAGTCACATTGAAACGATTCCTTCACAGAAGATTAGATGATTATCAGTCCCCATTAGATGGAACGCCAATATCTCACAATGAAAGAATGTGGTGGTTCTATCGGATATATACAAAAAGTCACTTACATTATGATGAAAATGAGGACTATGAGCTTAAACTTAAAACCGAAATCTTCTAAAACTTACTAATTATTATGTCTGATGGAATTAGCCAAATAGTTGGCAGTGTTAGCGACGGAGCCCAACAAGTAACTGGTGGGCTTAATGCTGTTAATGCTACACTTGGCGCAATCAATGAGAAAATAGAAGGTCTCCATGAAACTAAAACTGAACAACTACAGGTCGAGGTAACAGCTCTTCCTGATTTTGTTCGTGACATTTATGACAAAGTTGCGCAAATAACTGATGGCTTAACTGATAGTAAAGATATCCTTTCAGACATTCGTGACACTGGAGATGAACCATTAGAAGTTGGTGAAGGCCCAATTTACATTGGCGAGACTTTAGATAGATTATTAGGTGACCAATCAATACTTGTCACTTCAATCAATGATATCCTTCAAAACTTAACTGGTGAACAAGCTGTAGCAGGAAATGCAACTGGGCCATCGTTGGACTTTCAAGATGAGGGTTGGCAATCATTAGCTCAAACTATAGTTGCATTCGTTGATACGGCATCAGCAGCAGGCGCATCTGACATTCAGGCAGGGCTAACTGCCATTCAAAATGTGTCGCAATTCATTGATGAAGCTCAAGCTATTTTTGCTGATTTTACTGTTCCGGGTTCAGTGTTAGAACTTTCCACATTCATTGGCCAAATTGAACCATTACTAAGTTCCATTCAAGAAGTAGCTGATTTTGCTGCAACTATTCCTGACTTTGAAGTTCCATCATTTGACAATGTGTCTCTGTTGTTTCAATCACTACAGACGATTACGACAGAAGCAAGCAATATATCAGCCATCTCAAGTGAGGCAATAGAAGGTTTGGGTTCAATTGACACATTCGTTGAAGCTGTACAACTTATTGCTAATGAACTACAAGATGTGGCTATTCCAGACATTGATGTTAGTGGACTATTTAGCGGGATAAATGAAGCAGCTGAACTTGCTGCCAATATGAACTCACTTATATCAGATGCAAACAACACAGTAACTCAACTTGGCGGTTTTGTAACTGCCGTTAACGAAATAAGCGAACAATTTATAGACTACTCAGATGCTGGTGCTGCCTCTACAATGATGGCTTCATTCATAACTGACTTGTCAACAGCTATAACAAGCATATCGGCAACTGGAGAATTAGCTGCATCATCAGTAGACAATCTTGCGGCTATCGCTGACTTTGTTGGTGGTATGAACCAACTATTTGGCACTTTAGCAATAGTTGAAGTTAGTGATGCTGTTGCAGTGTCTGATGAGATTCGTTCATTCTTCACTGACATCGCCGGCACATTTGAGTCGCTCAATGCTATTCAAGATCTAGTCACGGACGCAAGTGGAACTTTACAGAACATTTCATCTTTCATTGTTGGAGTAGCCGAACTAACTGGTGCTGCCGATACATTGGAATTAGACGACTTTACTGAGTCAATGGTTGGCATTGCTAACTCATTGACATCATTAAGTACAACTCTATCAGCTCTTCAAGAAATCGATGAAACTCAAATAGAAGAAGCCGGCTCAATTCTCACTGAGGTTGCAGGACTATTCACAACAGTTAGCGGACTATCATTAGCAGCAGAAGAAGCTCTATCATCAGTGCCTGCTTTAACAGATGCAGCTAGCCAAATAGCTGCTGTTTCAACATCACTCACTACGATGTTAAGTGCTGTTGATATGCTAAATGAAAGTGAGATAGATAGTGGCTCATTAGAACAGATAGCAAGCTTAATCACAACTTTCCAATCACTGTCAATGGTAGCAGCAGAAAGCTTAAGTACCATGTCAGATTTAGACGACTTTGCAACAACAGCTACTGCCACATTAGCTCCGCTTCTTGGAGTTGTTGACTTACTAAATGACACTACAGACATACCAGCCAATCGCATTGGCGAACTTCAACAAATCATAGCATCGCTTGGCGAGCTTGGAGAAGTTGCAACACTATCAGCAGCTCCATTAGATGACTTGAGTTCATTCTCAGAGCAAGCACAAGCAGCATTGGGCCCGCTACTTAATGTACTTCCAATAGTTAACGAACTATCAGACATAGTTCAAGAAGTGGACTTGAGCCAATTGAACAGGATAGGCGACATTTTTGGCAGGCTTTCAGCATTGGGAGAAGATACGACTCTAACTGGCAACATCGAGAATTTAGCCGACATCACCTCATCAGTCAACACATCAATGGCCTCAGTAGCAGAAGCATTCAGTGCGGTGCAAGAACTTTCAATGTTCAGCGAGCAAGTCAACATGGGCGGTATCGCTGGAATGTTTGAGCAGTTGGGTGAGCTTGGAGATGTTGCATCCGAAAGCATGAACAGCATTGGCGATGTGAATGCAGTAGCAACTGAAATAGCTCAGGCTTTCCAATCAATGGGCGCAATCACTGACTCACTAGAAGTAGTTGGTGAACTCACTGAGCAGTCAGGCGTCATAATTGATGGCTTCAAAATGATGGATGATATGATGGATGTGCTTGGCAATCTTGCCGGAAAGAGTGAGATGCTTGGCGGAGTTGCTGGCTCATTGTCAAACATTGAACAGTTTACTGCATTGGGTGATTTGTTTGGCCAACTCGCATTGAACCAAGATGCATTAGCAGATAGCAAATCACTCACACAGGATATGATGGGCGCCATTCAGAACTTGATAGTCGTTGGCGAATTTGCTGATGAATTGGGCGACTTCAAATTGAACCTTGAAGAGAACTTAATCACACCGTTGTCTGGATTAGCAGAAGGGGCTGAGAACCTTCGCAACATTGCAAGTAGTGTGCGCGAGATCAATTCAGAATTGACTAAATTATCAAGTGATAATGCAGATACGTTAAAGTCACTGAACGTTGAAGATAGTGATAGCGTGTTTGGTTCACGAGGTGATAGTTTTGGAATGGAGCCTCAACAGCAGCAGAATGAGCAGCAAGGGAATGACCCACAGTTGGCAGCTATATTGCAGGAGTTGAGTGCGATTAAAGAAGTTTTAAGTAAGGAAGAAAGTTCCTCATGGTTGGAGAATTAAAATGAGTTATGGTAGTACTAGAGTAGCAATAAATAGTGAAGGATTTGCAAATGCAGGAAAAATAACTGATGCTGTTTATACTTCAGATTCAGATGCAACTAGAATACTCCCAAGTGATAGTGGAGTGGCTATGACTAACCCAGTTTGGGAAACTTATGGCCAAAGTAAATATACAGATGAAAGAAATCATGCATATCAATATATAAATAAATATAAGGTAGTTGAAATAGCATTAGTAAATGCAAGTAGAAAATTTCCTCCTGATCTTACAAGTAATGAATGGGGGAATTGGAGAGAAACTAATGCTGGAGCAACACAACCAATAAAAGTTGATAAAAGTGTTTTATTATTAAAACAAGGACAAGGAGAAGGGGGAGACCAGAAGTTTAAATTTCGTTATACGAATGAATATGGAGATAAAATTTTTGATACTTTTTCAGGTGGATTTGCTCAAAATTTAAAAGGTGGGTTTGAATTACTTAGAAATATCGCTGATAAGTTTAAAGATAAAAAAGTTGATGCAGCTTCTGAGGCTGGAGAAGATGATGGTTCTTCAATGTCGACCGGCGGGAAATTTATGTCATTATATCATAAAACACCATCATGGGAAGGAATAACTCCATTAAGTTTTGAAGATACAATGGCTTTTGATTTTAATTTTGGACAGGCTGGTATTTTTTCTGCTGAACACGAGGTGGTTAGACCAATTTTAGCATTAGCTTTAATATTTCTCCCATATTCTCCAGAAGGAGATAATTATTTTCTTGGCCCATTACCCACTGCACCTCATTTTTATTCAAATTATCTTTTAACTTTTGGACAACAAGAAGACACAACGGAAAAAAGAGAAGATTTTGGTAGAAGTTTTCTTCAAGAAACAAAACGAGCTGAAGCTTTTATGCTAGCAAAACAGGTTACAGCTGTAGAAAAGTCATTAGAAGGCCCTCTTCATAAAGGTAATACTAAAAGTTCAGATGGTTTTTCAACAGCTATATGTTTCAAAATTGGAAGAATGACTATCGGTCCTTTTATTGCTTCTACCATAGATTGGACTTTTGATTATAAACAAGTTGATGAGTTTGGTTTTCCATATAAAGGTTCTATTACATTTGGTGGTCTTAAATCAAATATAATTCCAACAGAAAAATTTGTTGGGTCATTTTTTCAAGGTCTAGATTTCACAGATAAATTAAATGACCCAGGTAATTCTGAAGTAGGTAGAGACCCATCTTTATCTCCAGATGAAATATTAATGAATATGAATAATAATAGTGGTCATGATGCTAGATTAATGTCAATGTCTTAACGCTCAAATAAAGGTTCCAAATCATTAATGTAAGTCATCGTAATAACATCATGATTCTTTCCCCTTAACAGGACAATATTCTTATTAAAGATATCTTCAACAATCAAAGGAATTCCTCTCTTGAGGTGGCAAGGACAAATCAATAGCGGGCTATATCGTAAATAGGATCTAAAGAGATAGTAACTTGGTTTTGATAAATTTGCTATTCGAACTACAGTCCCAGGAATTAGTAGTGCCTTCGTCTTCTTCGCTCACTATGCTGGTCAGTCATAAAATCATCAACAACTCGACGAACAGTTTCAAAATCTTCTATTCCTTCAAGTTGGTCAACAACTTCTTGCCAACCCTCATATAGTTTGTACATGTCAGTTTCAGAATGCTTATATTCGGACTGTAGATAGTTATATGCTATTTCCATAATAATTAGTCCACAATTATTTGGTTCAAATCATCGAACTTAATTGTGATTACCTTTTTAGCACAAAGATAATCAGCATATGCAACAATATAGTGCTCGGGTTTAGTGGGTGGCTTGCCTAACTCTTTTCCATTCTTATCAGTGTGCCAACGACTCATGTGCGTGTCAACTATATCGGCTATCAATGGCCAATAAATAGAATCAGCAAACTTGCTTCTAATAGCATCACCCATCATAATAGCATGTTCATTGTGAATGTACTTCTGATCTTTTTCAGTGTACTTTTTCATATCGTGAAGAAGAGCACCAATGTAAATGATGTCCCATTCTATGTCATTGTCATACTTTGGGTCTTGCTGTAACATTAGTTCAGTCAATTTACAAACGGCTCTCGTGTGTCTTAAAAGACCACCCACCCCGTTTGACCAAGGTGGGTGATATTTCCCGCTGCTACTTGCCGGCGCATCACAAATGTAATCAGAACATTCCATTAGAAGTGCTTTACAATCGATGCGTAGATATTCTGTTTTGATTTTTTCAATTTCAGTCTTAAAACAGTTTAGTATTCTTCTTCCCATAAGTCTGGATGGCAACCAATTGGTCCGTCATTTGTAGATAATTCTTGATCTTCAAATGGGAAGACACCATTTCTTGCCGCTATCTCCTTCTCGCTTCTCAACTTCATCCAAGTTGGTTTTGGTGCAATCACTTTGAAACAACATATTGGTACGTTGTTCAAATGGAGATATTCAGCTGCTGCTCTATAATCCTCAGGAAAACGAGATACATATATTTGATAGTTCAACCTAACGTCTTCTGAGAAATAAAAATATACAATTTCATCTGCGTATTCTAGGTAAACAGACTCTTCATTAAGTCGTTCTATAATCATTTTAGGCTCCTATTCATTTAGTTCAATTTACCTATTTACGTTAATGAAATCAATCAGCTTTTCTATATCTCCATCATATTTATGATACACCAAATCACTATTTTCAATTCTATCAATACAGTTGTGATATTTAATGAACTTATTCTCGATGATACTATCAGTCAAAGCTGATCTATCCTTTCCCTTTTCTAAATCAGTTGCTACGCGCTTCTGACAAAGCTTCAAATCTTTACTGTCTTCCATTAAGATGAAAATGACTTTACATGGAAAAATCGCTTTGTATCTAACGAGATTCTTAAACGATATATTCATCGCATTAAAGTACACTGTCTTATCATCGATGATAGCATCTAAAGCTCTTTCCTCAGCAATCTTGAATATCTTATGTCCGTCACGCTGTTCATTCACATCACCGAAAACTTCTCTTCTAATATCGTCTGGTTCTATATTAACGAGATCGTCTAATCGTTTTTCCAACTGCTCTTTTAAGTGGCTTTTCCCACTACCAGGAATTCCCACAGTCATAACTACTAATGCCATTTATCTACTCCACTAACATATACTTCGTTCTTTTCCCATTTTTTAGTCCAATGCTCATCCGTTTGAACATGATTAGCTCTAACGTACTTAGCGATATTTTCATCCCAATCAGCTTCAAGAAACTCATCGGCATTTCTTAACACATAACCTTCATGATGCTCTTCATTAAATGCATCTTTCCAAACTCTTTCAGGCAAACCTCTTGGCATTGCGCTATTTAGAATAACAGGCACAGTTTCCAAATTAAGCAATTCACACCATTCCATCGTTTCTTCCCAAGATAGAACGCCAAACTTATCCGTAATCATAAACACTTGAAATAGCGGAACATGAGAATATCTAATCGAATGACAGGCATACAAGTTTTCACCAATGATTCTCATTTCAGGTGGAATGTTACAGAACAATTTTCTCGCTATGTAATTGATGTCCCGTCTCCATTTGGCTGATTGATCACTGTCTAAACTTCGAGCATGAACGTAATCATAACCAATTACAGTGCATTCTCCATCCATTTTTTCAGTCATTAGAATTGGCCCAGAAGGACAGAAGATGTCATTCTTTCTATCATCTTTAGTCAATCCCTTCGAGTTCGGTAAGTGTCCAATGCGAGGAAACTTACGCTTGTACTTTAGTGCTATCTCCGAGGAAGTTTCCGTCTTCATCAAACTTTTCAGGATTATCCCACCTGCTCCAATATAAGTCTACATATTTTCCATCATCATCTTGTAAATCGTATGAATAGTCCATGCGATGATCCACTTCTAATTCGTCGGCATCACCATACTCATCAGAACGATTTGCAACATAATTTCCTTCACCAAATAACCAATGGAAAATTGAGTCATTGTCTTCAAAAATCATCCAGTAATTATCAGTTCTATCAAACCACTGTGACTGATGATCGATATGCCCGCTCATTTTGGCCTTATTCATTGAATAGTTTTCTTCAGTTAAAAGCCAATTGATGTTAGTCACATTTGGAATGTTGTCTTTAATCACAGTTTCAAGCATCAATACTTCATCAACATCTCTGTCATAAATCTTTCTAACATCATCACTCATATTCTTAACGAAGTCTTTATGAAAATCAGCAGCTTTATTTATCCTAACTCTTTGAAGTCTTTCCGCTAAAAGCCAAGCAAAGTTTAGTCGGCTACCGAAGTCTTTGTAGTTTTCTCGCTGCCTACCAAAATCAACCTCACCACCAAATGTGAAAGGCACATATAAAGTGCTTGGGTCTTTATACATCTTTGGCATGTGAGGAATTACATAAATACCTTCTCCACCAAAAACGAGAAACGAACTACTTGAACTGTTACTAACGAAACCTGCTCTAACTTTCATCTTAATCTCCTATATAAGAAAATCGGCTAACCCATTCTCCATTAACATTTACTTTTTCAGTCCACATTTCAATTGGACGAGCCCAAATTTGTCCACCTTCAGACTGATATATGACTAACCAGTCATCAGTTTCCGTGTGTCGTGCTGTATGAATGGCTGTGTAAATGCCACCCTTATAATGTTTATACTTGCCCATTTTCAGCATTTTTAGCCTCCTCATATTGTTCGGCCGAAGTGTACACATTTACTTCTAAGCCAGTTTTACCACAGACGTTCTCACTGAGAAAATCACACATCACACCTTCTAAATGTCCCCAAGACTTTCCATTTTCAAAGCAGGGCTCTTTACAACCACACAGCATAAATTCTCCTAATCAAATAATTCTCCATTTTCAGAATCAACATATTCACTAAATTGGTCACCCTTAAAATGAATAGTCATTCTATCTTTTTGACGCTGAAACATTTCAATCATCTCTTCAAAAGATGATGTCACATTTTGTACTCTAATTTGCCAATAGTAGTCTGGTTTGTATCTCACTTGAATGTCAGCATTCTTTTTGTCGGCAAAAGCATTTGCATCCTCTCTAGTCAAGAACACATGAAAATGCTCAGGCTTAACGCCAAATCCTGCTTCACATTCAAAATCAATTGCAACGACATACATAATCAATTCCAAAATTTGATTTCAATATTCTTGTCTTTGAACTCTTTTGGCATAGCAGTTCTCAATGCGCCTTCAATTCTGCCGCCACCATCACCACCATCTTTAATCGTAACTTCATGCACAAACTTCCAGTTGTCAAAGAATGGCTTCCAAATTGCTTCGCATTCCTCAGTTAGTCCTTCACTCCACCAGTTGTTCTTGACATGAACTAAAAAGCTATTCCAATCAGGCCAAGTGTTGTGGTCCTCAAGTTCATAAACGGCGTATCGTCTAAGCTCTCTGATGAGCATACGAGCCGCACCATGTGCTGGAAAGATCTCTTCCCAGTTGTCTTCAATCGTTTGCTCAAATGAGCTACAATTTGAACCAACTATAAACGAGCTGCTTGAACTGTTACTAACAAAACTTGTCCTAATCTTCATTTTAGCCTTCCTCAATACCCATAAACAATTTGATGGGCCATTTCTTCTTAATCAACTTAATTGCCGGAGTTTCAGCTTGTAATTGGCTGATAAACTCTTTTGGGTCAATTTCACTAACTTCATCAAATCCATAGAATCCTTTCAAGCTAATGTTTTCCCCAACGTAAACTGAATCACCATCAGGTGCCACCTCACATGATATATAAGATAATTCACCCTCATCAGCAAATGCAATCATATCATAGAGATCAATATCGTCTAATTCTTCATCTTCTTTTAACTGGTAATCTATCAATTCGGCAAAGTCCGCCTTAGTGATATGCGCACCAAGAATTAGAAAAGAGCTTGAAGAACTGTTACTAACGAATCCATTTCTAATTTTCATCAATATCCTCCTTCTTGTTTTAACACGAGTTCATGATCAGAATAATGAATGTCCGAGTTACATAGGATGTAATCTTCTGGTTCTCCGCCATCATCTGAAAAACTACAGAATCTAACTGTAAAGCCTTTGTCAAGAAGATCTAAAATCTCCTCATCACCATCATCCCAATCTTCATAAGAATCATATCCTTCATATTCAGCATAATCATCTCTCGTCTTTATTTCATCTTCATTTCTAATAGTGTCATAAATATGTTTTGAAAAATCGGGAAGCTTAATCGGGTAATCTTTCGGCCATTCACCAAATATTTTCTTAATCTTTTGTTCCAAATCTTTCCCATGAATTCTATGAGCAACTAAAAATGAGCTACTACTTGAATTACTGACAAATCCGCTTCTTATCTTCATATTTATTACCCATCATACCATGCATTACTGAGAATGCTTGGATTACTTTCTATCCCAAGCTCATCGAAGAGCTTTTTAGCTCTTTCAGAAAACTGATTTTTAGTTTCATCTCCACCCATTTTGGAGATGTCTAAACCAATATAAACGCCATCCATTTCTGGTGGTGAATAAATGTCAAGACCTAATTTATAAGCCTTGCTTTCGAGTTCTTCATTAAACTCTTCTAACCATTCACCCATTATGCAGAATGAACATGAAGAGCTATTACTAACGAATCCGCTTCTTATTTTCATTATCGTCTCCTCTCAGCATCTCGTAAACGCTGCTCTAATTCGGCCCTACTTAACTCTTCAATTGGCCTTTCAGCTATAGGCCTCGTCATTACTTCAAGTCCGGAAGCCAATCTGTTTATATATTCTGGTAGATTAACTGCTGTGTTGACTATACCTTTGATAGTTGAATCTAACGCTGTCAATGCAATATCAGGATTGTAGACACTCTCTGGATTTCTCTCAGCATAATCATCCAACACTATCGCTACTTGTCTTGCCACAACTACTTCCTCTTTCAAATGAGGTATGTTGTAAACTGATATACAGAAGATACATAGTAAAGTCAAAAATATTGAACTTGAAACTGGAAAAAGCTTCTTGTAATTTTGATAAGTGCTCGTTCCATAACCAATACGAATCCATAAGATAATTGACCCGATAGCAGCTACCCATCCAACTGCAGTTATGGCGATGCGGAGCATCCCGATAGTAATGATAGTTTCAATAAGTTGACTATACATTATTTCCTCCTACTTAATTTTTAAGCATCTCAATATAATTCCCGCTATCATTCCAGCACAGAATATCAAGATGCAAACTGTAATAAACACACCACTCATAAATGTCTCCACATATATCCTAATCCATAAGCACAAAGGCAAAGGATCATATAAATTACTGCGAGCCACATTAGTTACCCCCGTTGCCTAACCCAATACAGAATGCGACAATACAAGCTAATATAAACAAAATGAAAATCACCATCCAATGCATGGGCTCTCCAATTCACTATACTTCGTATTCCGGGCAGCTTCTTTTTGATTCACGCAGTTTCATTCTCCATAATTCTAATCCAAAATCCCAATGATGTTTGAAACGAACAGGCTTGTCTTTGAAATCTTCCAATGATTCACCGTTGATAACATCAAATTTGTAGCAAGGTTTCTCATTAAAGCTACAGGGATAAAAGTTTCCGTTAACATCTACATAAGAACTGAATAACCCGCTTTCACATGGTTCAATCATCTGAATCAATTCTTTCAGTCTTTCTTCTTGCATTTCGATATAAGCATTTCTGGCAAAGCTTCCACCATCTCTATCTGGGTCAGAATCTTTTTCCCATCTTTTGCCAATCTTTTCTGACACATCATCTCGTGCCCAAGCTTCAAAACGATTTGCACTACAGGAATCAAATCCAAAACCAATTGAGTTTGACATAAATAGATTAACGAGATTAGAAAAGTGTTCATCACTAAGCCGGTTGAATCCCTTTTCAGCTCGACCGCACTTTTTGAGCCCGAGCAAGACGACTGCATTTAGTCCTTCAAATCGAGCATCAGTCTTAATCATTTCGACTAACTTAAGACATTCCTCATAAGTTTCTTCGGATATCATAAAGTGAATGTTTATTTGTTGTAGCGTTTTCTTTATGAGATAAAAGGGGGATGAATCATCCCTTTCAGTTTTAAGTTTGTTAAGCAAATCCACAGTGTCAGCAAGCACTTCAAAATCAGAATGGTAGCTTATTGCAACCCCACCAAAGTTCTGGACTATCTTAACTGCATTTGCCATAGTGAGTTGTGCAACTGTTCCATTTGGTATGATGTGATTTTCTCTGAGGTAGTCACACATTGCCCACAAGTCTGGGTTGGCTTCTGCTGTGCTGTCTAAACCAAAAGCAACTTGAGTTAGTTGCTGATTAAAGTTGACTTCATCTATCACCTTTTTGAAAGTTTCAAGAGACATATTAGTTCCCTTGGGTGTGTTTGACTTGTAGCAGTAAGCGCAGAGTTTTCCATCAATTCCGTTGCACTTAGTTGTGACTTCAATGTCGAGGATCTCTGGCCCATAAATTGACATCTCTGGGTCATCTTCTTCTTTTTCTCCCCAGCGAGCAAAATAGCCATTCTTTAAGTTGAAGTCATAGTTGTAGTTTTTTGACCTAAAACATTTTCTGCTTCCTTCAAGAAAGACAGTGTAATCAGTTGCTCTTTTTAAGAAATTCATTTCCGCCATCCTTCATTATAGAAGTCCATCTTTTGAAGAAGAGCTTCCACAGCCTCATCAATGTTTGGTCCTTCACCCGTTATGTATTGTGATTTTTCATCCTGAACGTACATCTCAACTCGGGCTTTGTAACTATGTTTCCCTCTCAAGATATCAACATCAAATGTCATCTTATTTGAATGTGGTAAGTTGAGTTTAACTTCTACCTGTGTTTTCATTTTGTTTCCTCATGTATAATATAAGACGGTATGCGCAAGCTTTCCAGTACAACGTGTGTGGCCGCTTGCAAAAATTTAGAAGGGAAATGATTTGATGATTCATATTCCATAATTCTCCCTAAAATTATGTTTTTGTAGCTCCCCAGGGAGGGTTCGAACCTCCATCAGCAGAGTCAAAGTCTGCTGTGATAACCAATTTCACTACCGGGGAATGTTACCACACTTGATTCTTAATCTGTGTTACAGCAGCATCAAGTGCGCTTGACATTACGTCCTCTCTCGTTTCAATGTACTTCTGCATCACACTGGCGATTGCATCCTTGAAGTCATCAGTAATTTCATCAAAGATTTTATCGTCCATTTCGTACTTGATATAATCCTTAATCACACTTTTACTTGTGTCCATTCTCCATCCCACTCATAAATGAACTGCTGTCCTCGATCTTGCCTGCGTGCTGCATTTAGCGAATGAAACTCACGATATCCAGAGCCATTTCTCCGGGGCGGGTTCCACCAAGGCGAGCCGTCTTTTTCTTTGGCTACTCTGTCAAAAAAGGAAAGTCCAGGTTTATCTTCATCCCAGGGTTCACCACGATCTCGACAGTATGAAACACACACGCCCTTGATTGGGCTTTCAAAATCATGATGCTCTCCCATACGAGGTGATGGCCGTTCTCCTAATGAGGACAAATCACCAAGTGAAACGAGTGTATCTGCTAATTCCTGTGAATTGTAATGTTCCTGAAGAATGGGAAGATGGCCATAACCATCCCAATGACAGTAAATTGATCTGATTTTATCATCAGAACACTTAACATTTATCAGTGATCTTGTTGCCATATTTTAGCTCCCTTAAAAGTGATAGTCGGGAATCCCGGACTCGAACCGGGGACATCTTGGTCCCAAACCAAGCGGTATAGCCACTAACCTAATTCCCGATAAAAATGGGCTAATCTTTAACCAGGTTAGCCCGAATCCTTTTACTTTCATAAATGCTCTACATTTGTTATCGAAGTTTTCTCTCCGCGATTCGGCAATTCATTTCTGGTGGCAGCGCGATTCCCACTTAGCCATCTTATAATCCAGCCCGTTACCGTAGCTTTCACCCATGATCTTATTCCTCATAAACCCGGGAAGGATCGGCATTGGTAACACAGAATAGGAAGTGGCTTCCTTTTATTTAGTTATATTAACATCCTCTTTTGCATCTTCCTCCATCACTCGGAAAAATTCCCGAAGTGACATATTTCCAGCCATACGCTCTGGATAGAATGGCCTCTCAACTCTGAGCTCATTTTCTTTCCAGTTGGCCTTAAAGCCTTCATGTGCTAATCCAATGATAGCAGATATCGCCATCATAGAAAAGCCTTAATCGTCATTGGAGAAGTGCGGTACTTCGCACCTGTTGTAGTCTCAACGATGAAAGGCACTTTGCTCGCTCGACTATTGAAGTCGATAATCTTTGCCTCGCCAATTCCGAGGACATCAACCAGCGAACCAATGACTGGGCCAGTATGAAAAGTCGCACCATGGTTGACTCTAATTGATCGAGCCGCCTTCGCTTCTTTTACTGGACACACCGTCATTTCGCCGGCGTAATCTAATCTTTTAACTGTCATCTTTGTGGAGAATTCGTTCTCAGTGAACCGGATATTACCAAGCTCAATTTTAATGCCGGCATGCTTTTCAAGTGTTTTAACTGCCTGCATAATTTCTTTTCTTAGATATGAAACTTCGTAATTATTAAACTTTGATACTCCCATTTAACTCTCCTTCCGTTATAATATAATATAAGAAGAGCTCAAATATCGTTCAAATATCTAATCGAAAAGCTCAGAATCTGTGGGTGCATACGTTGCTTTTTTGTTGCCTCTAACTTTAACCATGAATCCATGATCGCTTATTATCTCAATAAGTTCATCAAAAGTCTTAGTTTTAGCAAGCTCAACCATTTCCGTTTGACTGATCTTTTTCTTGAGCCAAAGCCACCTAGCAAGAAAGAATGTGTCTGAACGGTTGCTAATGTACAACGTTTCCATACAATTATATTAACCAAAAAAAAGAGGTAGCCTTTCGACTACCTCTGTAAACTTTTTAGAAGGTTATTAAATTAGGCTTGCCATCTTCCTTGATTAAGAACGAAGTTCTCATGAATTCTCAAATATCCTTCGTTATCAAATTCAGTTGTAACACCATCAGGAACATTAACTCTGTCAGCCATATATTGCCAATCCATATAAAATGGTCTACCTGTTGTTGGGTCTATTGCATCACTAGAGTTGTACCAAATACGACCTTGTCTATGTTCATCACCTGGTTCTTCCCAATAATTAGCTACTCTTACTTCTAATTTATTAGCAAAAGTAACTATATCTTCCATTTCAACAGTTGCTGTTGTGCCACCTGCGCCAGTTGAATAACTTAATTTTCCACCTGGTCTTTGATCTCCAAAAATAACGCCATAACGTCTTTTAATGTATGCATCTAGAGTTGTTGATTTAAAACCATTTTGTGTTCCTACTAAATCACTCCTATCTTTTCCAAAATCCCATGTCCAATATTTCCAAACATGATCTTTGTAACTTTTTGTTGATGATTCTCTATCTAAACCAATTTTATATAATCCCTTAAGAGATGGAACATTGAATTGAGTACCATTTCGTGGTCTCCATACAATCTCTTCTTGATTATCAAAATGTTCAATTATTGCTTCTACTATAACTTTATCTAATGAACCTGAAGGAGCATTCATTGCATCTTGATATGCTTTATAATTCTCAAAGTTTTTTCTAATACTATCACCTTTGATTACACCACTAACCCAGTTTTGGTCATTAATATCTGTAACTTTTGGTGTTGTTAAGGTACTTTCATAATTAAATCCAGCAGGCATCCAAGCTTCACGATTATAAACCCAAGAAGGATTTGTTGTTGGATTAGTGGGGAAACCATCTTGCCCAGTTGGACCACCAATATTTTCATAGAAGAATGGATTGTAGTAAAAACTTCCTGGTAGTGCTTCAATTTCAGCAAATGTATTTCTCTTAAATGCTACAAATGTTGCTTCAGAAGCTAAACCAAATAATTTTAATATTTGACTATCATGTTTTGATAATCTATTGTCAACAGTTATTTCAAGATCTTCGCCTCTAACATGGTCTTCTAAATCTTTAAATTGTCCATAAGTAACAGCTGTATCATTGGGTCTTTCAGTTGTTCCGCCAGGAGCACCCAACCAAATTTGGCCACCAGCTACTTCAAATACTGCTCCATCATTAGTAGGACCAGTACCACCTTTTGAAAAAATTATATTTTCAGAAGACATACTTATGCTTCTAGCATTAGCATTACTGATTCTTTTTGTTGTAAGTCTTTGACCACCATTACTTAAAATAATTTCATTAAGTAAATCGTCAAATTCTGTGCTCATTTCAACACCAGTACTATTTTGTTTATGGAAATGTTTTGTATTTCCATGTTCTACTTCTTGTCTAACGAATGTATTTCCAAAATATTCTGCTGTCCATGTTTTTGTTAATTGATTACAAATTTCTTCAAATCTATCATCAACATATTCTTGTCTAGCATAATTATAATCAATCCAACCACTAATAGTTTTGTCATTTGAATAATCTACATTTGGTCCAAAATTACCGCTAGTTGTTGTGTAATCATCAATTTCTTTCTTTTCCCATGTTTTTGGGATTTGATCTCCAATAGGAGCCCAGCCAGGAAGTTTTCCGTATCTTTCCCAGTCTACAAAAGATCTTCTTAAAACTTCAAATAAGTTTCTATAATCACTTTGTGGGGCATCAGGCTCCGCGCCAAAATTAATAGTGCCGTCTGGATTAAATGTAACAGTACCTTGGGTTCTATTTAAGTAATCAGTAACAATTTGAGTAACGCGTCGTTTACCTTTATGTATGCCTTCAGCATCTGTTCTTTGATATAAATTATCATCACCGAGCCAATCAAAAATTGCATCATTAGTAAAGCCATGTCCTGCAAAACGAACAACATTACTATCAATAAAACTGTTTATATAACCAGTTGCATCCTTATCACCAATAAAAAGATCTTTTCTACGTAAGTCAAATCCTAATTGTCCATCATAGATACTGTTATCAGTTAAGTAATTGCCAGCAACTTGTGATAAATAACCAGGAGCACCTTCGCCTCGTTTTATTTGTACAATCATTTTATATTTTTCTCCTTCAAAAAAGTTTAACCATTAGTTGGTGGAACCATAAATGGAAATAAGCCATTAATTGAAGATATTTCTCCAACAAACTCAATTACATTTGGTCTCATATATCTCACCTTAGCGTTTGGATTATTAAAAATCTCAACGTTATTTATTCGGCAATATCCACCTCTGCATTTATCTGCAACGAAATATAAAGTTATCTTATCTGTAGCAGCTTGTGGGCCGTTAATGCAGATATGAAGGTCCTTATTTAATAAATTAGTAATGGCTCCGTAGATATTTATATCTCGTTGCTCATTTTCTATATCAATTGATGTGAACACTGTTCCAATCATCATTTCAGTAGTGAACTCAGCATCAAGAGGATTTGAATTTGAACGTACTTTATGATAATAAGTTACATCAAATTTTAACGTTATATTCTTCGTAAAGTCAACATTATTGATGGTTGCTAACTCATAAAATCTTGGTTCATCATTCTCTTCTGGAAGATTTATAGTTACTTCACCAAAATCTAACCAATGTTCAGGTCTACCTTTTGTTAAGTTTATAATTCTATCATCGCCATCTTTTATATACAACTCATTAGTTGTAGTACAAAATCCTAATTGAAATCTTTCGAGATCATCAGGTTGAGGCACCGTTGGTCCATATCTAGTTGTTGCTACCATTGCCATATTTTACCATCTTCCTAAATCTATTTTGTCACCAAAGAGAATCATTCTTTGGGATGCTTCTAATTCATTAAGGTACACATTATCGGGTGTGAAAATGAGTCTTCCATTATCACCACTAATAAAAATTGTATCTCCACTTATATAATTTACTTCACCAGTTAATTCTAAAATAATTCCAGAAATTGCTTTTAATGTGCCAGAGACTGCTTCAAGCTTTCCGCTAACCTCATCAATTCGTTTCTGGATTTTAGTATCATCAAAAAGCTCACCACATTCCAATGTAGCGATAGTTCTGTTTTTATCTCTTGAAATAGTTATGCTAAGAATTAAGTTTGTTCCAGCCTCACAAAAGAGTTCTGGCTTTTTCCTGTTGTATAAGAATGTTTCAACAGGAAGACGAATCTTTGTGTTAACTAAAGCTTTGAAGATAATCTTATATTCTCTATTCTGAGCTTCATCATAGAGAATTTGATATTCAGGTCTATCTGCTTCTATTAGAGTGACTTCTTTTCTGAGTTGTGCTAATCTAATAATTGGTCTTTGTTTATGTATGACATCATTTTCAAAGAGAACCTTGTTATTCAAAATATAGACAGGTCTTTTTTCACTCTCTTTATGTTTTGGTGTTCTCTCAAAATCGTCTTGAACATATATTGTATTATCAACAAGATAATATTCAGGTTGCATCTATATTTATCTCCTTATTAAATTAGTTTAAATATTGGTCATTTATGGTAGCACTTAAATCTTCTGTATAAATCAAATTAATGACTTTTCTAAAATCTGTTTTACCAATTTTATCACCACGATTCTCATCAATTGCCACAATAGTTATTATGTCGCCTTCTTCAGCAGAATCAGCAACTATTAAATTATAAATGTTACCACCTAAAATATCTAAAGTTGCGCCTTTCTTAGTGAGTAATTTCCATTTAATAACATCTGTGATAGAACTAACGTTGGAATTATCCATAAAACAAACTCTTTCAAAAACTTCATTTAAATTTATAGTTCCTGATGTTACATAATTATAACAAATAAGTGGATGTGTTGAACTTTCCCCGCCTGCTTCTAATTTATTTCTAATGTCTATTGTGTAATTTCTGAAATAATTTAATGTAACTCTTTTTAGCCATTTATTATTTTTTGATCTTAATCTATATGAACCTTTGCCATATCCAAGAAGATCAGCAGCACGAAGACCAGCAATATCAGTTGGAATATTGATTATATTTCCATGACTTGAATCCCATTCAGCTAATTCATGAACTATATTATTTTCGGTATAAGGTGATGGTAAGAAAACAGTTGACCATAAATCAAAATTAGTTATTCCATCCACATTAACGTCAAATATAACTTGTTGTGGAAGTATATATTCCTGTTCATCAGTCCAATGAATTCCTTCTGATTTCTTAAAATTAGTTCTATAAAATCTATCATCATCTAAGCCAGCAGGATCTTTGAACTCAACTTCATCAAATAAAGTTAGTGAATCTGTAACTGTTAAATTCTTAATAGTTGCTGTTTTTTCAGCAATAAGATTCTCAGTAAATCTACCATTTTCAGCTGCTAATTCATTTTCATCAATTACTAAATCTGGACTATCTGATATTTTAATTCGTTTAACTTCTAATAAATCATTTACTTTCACATTACTAGCAGTTACATCTTTAATAGTAATGTCACATTTTTCAGCATCAATTTCTCCGCCTTCAGTCATTGTAAACTTGCCACTAATATCAATATGTTCAGTTGTTAATTTTTCTTCTATTTCAATTTCTTTAGCTACAATTTTATTTGAAGTGACATCAGCTACAGTTAAATCTCCACCAATTGAAACGTTTGCATTTACATCAATTTCATCAGCATTAAGTTTGCTTAAAGTTAAGTCACTTAATTCATCATCAGTATCTCGTAAAGCTAATCCAGCAGTTATAATTCTATCAGTTTTAACTTCATCCGTTTGTAATGTGCCATTTACTTCAACAGTTCCAATGAACTCAGCATCTTCACCACGAAGTTTTGCTCCAGAAGATAATTCTAATAAACCAGTGTTGCCATCAATAACTAAACTGTTGTTGACTGTAATGTCATCTGAAGTGAACTCTTTAATTTCCCCTTCATCAAAATCAGCTCTTTCCCCAACAATGCTTCCTCTAATAGTTGCATTATCCATTATTAAGTCTTCAGTTAAAGTGAGTTCTTGTTGCAAAGTAACTTTCTCTTGAACTGTTAAATCTTTGGTTGTTATGAGATTATCAACTGTTAAATTTTCTATTTCAGTTGCAGCTTCATCACCATCTTTTTCATCGTTAACCCAAAGTCTTCCAGTTACATGAATATTTTCAAATTGAGCATAATTACCAACTACATCTGCCCCAATAGTTATTCGTCCATCTTTATTTTCATCAGCATTTGGCTCATATCTAAGTTCATCATTTATGTTTACATTACCGTTTAGTGTAGTATCACCATCAACTGTTAAATCACCAGTTAAATCACTATCCCCAATTACTTTAAATGTACCAGTTACTTGAGTGTTAGCAAGACTCGTTTGCCCTCCCACTGTAAGATTTTGGCTTATATTTACTGATGTGAAACCTGATGTAGTAAATGTTGTGGCTCCTTTGAACTCAGTAATACCGTGTACAATTAAGTCATCATATAATTCTGTTTTACCAAGAACTTCTAAATATGATAGATGTGTTACATCAATCTCATCTTTTAATTCATGAATTGCTACATTATCAGTTTCTTTGTCATTTAATCTCCAGCGTTGTATAGCTGTTAAGTATTTAACAACTTGTTCTTCTCCGCTTAAGTCTTCATAAGTTCTACTACCGTCAAAAACTGGTCGTAATTCATCATCCCAACCAACTTTTACCACATTACCCATCCAAACTTCTTTGTTGCTTTCTGGGTCTAACACACCATAACCAAGTTCATTTGTGTTTCTATTATAAATCAATCTATAATGTGGTAAGCCGACTTTTATATCGAGCTGATCTTTGTCAGTAAAAACAAGTCTAAATCTATCAGAATTAGGTTCCTGTTCAATTGTGAATGTGAGATCATCAATAGTAAAAATATGTTTTCTATCAGCTTCTGTTATTCTATAACTCATTTAAGTTGTTCTCCTTTATATTTTCTGTGCCTTAATATCGAGACTTAAATTACGATATGGCATCTTAAACACGAATCTAAATACACTTTCAGATGAGATATTACCAGGTGTTGACACAAGTTCCTCATAATGTGGAAGTGCTCTAATTATTGCTAATGTATCATCATGAACTCTATAATTCATCGCAAATGTAACTGTTATTACTATGTTTGATTCAGCCATAACAAGTTTATTTGCTGGGTTTGCTGAAACATTAAGAATTGTTGTTTCATCTACGTCATCTTTAAATACTTCAAAATCATAGAATTTATTTCCAACAGTTATGTAAGAATGGTCATGTTTAACTTCTGGTATCAATGTAATTCCACCAACATTAGTACTTGTTCTAAATTCTAATGATTTATTTGCTGTGTTAAATCTTGGTGATTTTGGTTGGAATTGTAAGTTGAAGTTATCCAATTGGCTAACACCCATTGTTCCTAAGAAATTACTCATAATTACAGGCTCTTCAGTTACATAAACATTAATACTACTATCTTCATTAGATAATGCTGGTCCTTTTACAGGTTCAAAGAAACTATTTTCTTCAAAATGTTTCATACCAGGTTTTACAAATCTAGCTCTAGTACATAGGTCTCCAATTTTTAATCCAAATTGTGAAAGATAACGTTCATCAATTGCACCAGCATCTTGACTTGGGTCTAATCCTAATGGACCATAAGTTTTTCTATCAACAGGAACATCATAAGTCCAATTTCCTGTAGTATCATCAATTTCTAAGTAGTTAATTGGTGTATTAGCATCAGACTCAAAGCCGCCCTTTTGCCAAATAATTTCTGGTGTATAAGTTTGTCCAATTGTTGTAGTAACAGGAGCAACCATTACAGCTGCTTCAGGATGTACTTCAACCCTAATGTCTTGATAAACAGTTTGTGATGGGTCAAATGCATTAGTAAATTTAAGTGTAAATGTTCCTCTTCTTTCAACATAGATATCAACTCTTTCCATTGCGTCTCTGTTTTTTTCATCATTCCAAGTATCATTAGATGGAATAGTTTCTTTAATTGTTGCTACAGCTCCATCACCACCAGCATAAGGAACTTGATTAATGATTTCCCATGTTCCATCTCTATATGATGGGCCATTTGTTACAAATGTTTCATCATCATGATACATGATTCTAAATCTATAATCTTCTTTTCTAATAGTTGATTTTCTTAATATCAATCTGCTGTTATCAAATAATTCTCGTTCTTCAGCTCTTGGTGTGTTAACTGGTTGTCCACCAACATTTGTGTCAAGCCAAGCTAAATCTTGAACAATTTTCATGTTTTCTAATTTAACTAATTGTCTGAAAGTATATTCATACCAGAGGCTTTCATCACCATAAACTGGAGTTTTTCCTTCCATATCAAATGCTTGTGTTGAACCAGCTGCTTTTGATGGAGTTACAACTCTTAATTTTACTACGTTTTTATTATCAGGAGCACCTGGAATTATTAAGAAATCTCTATCTCCAGGTTTTTCTAATAATTTAATACCAAACTTGTACATATTTATTACTTCAGCTTGTGATAATTGAGCTGTAATATCATCTGAATGTTTGAACAATATTACTTTAATCTGAGTTGTGTCGTACATTGTTATGTACACAGGCTCTGGTCTAATTAAAGGATTTTGTGACCAATCATTATTGATCATGAATTCTTTATTTATAAAATCGATATCAATTTTGTTTAAAGTATCGTCTTCATAATAAATCAATTCTTTCTTATCAGATGTGAAATTATTTACAACTGATAATTCAGGTTTAGTTCCATTATAGAATATTTTTCTATAAATAAATGGTGTCATTACTAATACTTGACTAAATTTTCCTAATGCAGGTTCATCAATTGTTGGCACATAATTTGCATCAATGCTAGTTAAAGCATTACCTTCATAAGTTTTATCATCCCAAATTTTTCCTCTAACAGGCATTCTTGTAATTTTAAAGTCCCACTTATTTTTAATTATATGTCTGTTTGTGTTTTCACCCGTGTTGTTTTTGAGACTGTGAATGAAATATCCAACATCACCAGCATCTGGAACTAAATTAAGTTCAAATTTGATTTCGTCATAATATGATTGGAATTTCATATTATAGCCACTATCATCATATAAATGATGAGATGAATGAATTAAGTTCTTTGGTAAGTGTCTGTTTATATCAACAGTAACTATATGAGGAACTGGTCTAAAGTCAATTCTTAAGTCATAAATTCCAGTATCAGTGTCTTTAACTTCAGGGAATACGAATACGTTACCTGTTCCATCTACTTTGTCATGCTCACCCATCATTACACGACCTCTTGCTAGAACTCTATTAGCAAATTCTGATGAGTTTTCTTTAGCAACGTCAATGATTTCCCAGTCATAGCCGAGCTCATAGTTGTGAGTCCAACCGTTACAAATTCCACTTAATTCACTATCAGTTGTTAAGTTAGGATCTCTATCAGCATCCTTGTTAGTGAATAATGAATTAATGAAGATTTTTTCTCCAGGTCGTCTAACGATGTATGTTACTTTTTCTCTATCAAGTTCGAGACTTCTAAATCTTGAGTCTCCCATTGACATTAAGTCTTTATTTTTACTAAAAAGTTTTACTGCATCTTCAGTACCTCTAAATGTTGAATTAAGAGGGAATTCTCCTTTTATATTACCTAAGAGAATTGAAATACCATCAATTACAATGTTCTTAACATTTGGTGTAGTCTGTTTAATAACGAGACCATTTCTATCATTTTCTTGATAACCAATTGCATGAATCACACTCATTGCGTTTATTTCTAAGTTCTCTAATCCAACTTCATATAAGTCAACTGCATTGTGTAAGTGGTTATTGATTTTGAAGTTACAAATTTGTCCGTCTTTGCCTTGTTCAACATAGAATGTGTAATGTCTTCCATTTATCACATTTGTAAATTGAACTTGTGCATCTACTAAGAGCACTATTTTGTAAACTGAATGATATTTGTCAAGCTCAATAGTTGTTGTACCAGCATCACCAACTTTATCAATTGTGTAAGTTTTAATGCTACTTCCATAAGCATTGAGATAAGTTTCTTTCTTGTGTAAGTTACCAAATATTTCAATATTTTCAAGTAACATATTATCATAAGAATCATTTTTAAATTCAGCTTCATTTAAGTCAATAGGAGCAATATATTCTTCTCCCTTAATGAATTTGATGTTACTGAAGTCAATAACTTTTCTATCATTTTCAGGTTTAACATAAGAATAGTTAACACCATCTGTTGGTTGCTTAAAGAGAATTCTTTCAGCTAATTCAAATGTGCCATCATTAAGCCATTCATTAAATTTAACATTATCTTCAATAACTAAATCAAACTGTTCAATGCTATATGAAGCCCATTCATTGGCTTCACTATGAATTGTTGAAACAGTTTCAGTTTTAGTATAAACATCTTTTTTAGTATAAAATTCATCTCTTATATCTTCTTCAGTTATATAAGGTTTAATGTTTTCATCAAAGTTATCTTTAACAATACCAGGAATTGAATCTTCAAGAGTATCAATTTTTTCATCAAGTCTTTCAACTTCTTCTTTATATTCTTTTTCAATTCTTACATTCTCTCTAGTACGTTCATCAACTTCATTTTCTAAAAGAACTGAAACAGCTTTAAAATCTCCAGATATAGCATCTGTAAATTCTCTACCAGCATATCTACTATCAATTTCTTGGCCATAAACTTTTATCTCTGGGTGTTCTTCAATTCTTTCATAAACATAAACTTGGTCAACTACATTTAATTTATGTGTGTCACCATATTCAATTCTTTCATCTTCACCAATAACTATGTCATCAGCGGTGAGATTAAACTTCTCAGCATCAATTCTAAGCTCTTCAGTTACAACTCTAATATCCTTTGCATTAGTTAATGAGAAGTGTTCAGTTTCAATTATAGCATCAGTTGCTTTGATGTCTAAATCTTTTTCAACATCAATAGTAAAATTGCCATCTTCATCTGAGCCGTCACTATCAACTGTTATTCCCATGTTAGTCTCAGTAGTTAAGTTATAATTGCCAATAACACTAATTTCTTCATTTCCATCAAGTTGTGTTACTCTTGTGCCAATAAAGTGTTGGTCAGTTGTTTCTTGAACTTCTAATTTAAGATTGCCACTGATTGTAGATGTAACATCTTTTTCAACATGTGAAGTAACATTTCCGCTAATATTTTCAATTTGGTCTTTAACTACATAACCGTGAACATTTCCGCTAATTGTGTAATTAAGATTTTCATCAGTGTTTAAGTTATAGTTAAGCGCATTTTGTGTCCAATTGAGAAGAGTTCCTTCTGGGAATTGGTCACTGTTTATTAAGCTTCTAGCTTCAGCAATAACATCAGCATATTGGATAACCCAAAGCTCAACACTAATGTTTGTGAGTGCAGCAGCTCCGTTACCTCTTACAAATACTTTGTCAAATTTCTGTAATGATGCACCTGGCCAATTGATTGTATCTCCAGTCATACTACCAGCAGTATCAGGAACTAAAACACCTTCTTCATCAAGTTTGTTAAAGCCAAAAGAGCCAACAGTTACTGAAGGAGAAGCAGGCATGAATTTATTATCAGTTCTAAAATGGATTGGAATGTATTTATCTTCACCATCCATTAAAGATGCAACTGCTTGAACTTTTAGTTTGCTGTTAAATACTATAAATCCTTCTTTTTCTAAAGAAGCAATAAATGGTAACAAGCCATGGAATATTTCATCACCAACATTAACACCAGTTGGTTTACTATATTGACTTGCAGGTGGTACACCAGTTTCAACATAATTTGGATGTGTTGAAGGATTCCATACTGACATTCCAGGAACCCAAACGATTCTTTTTGATTCACTTTCAGGTTGCTGAATTAATGATGGAATAACTACATTTCTGTAAATGTCCCAGCGTTCGTGGTTTCTATCCCAGTTAGCATGATCATCATTCATTGGGATGTTTATCTTATTTGCTAAGAGAACATCAAGCTCTCTAAAGAGATCAGTTTGTTCTTGGATGTCGCCTTCTATTTTGCCCCAAGATGCTTTTAAGTGATGTTCACCTTTAGTTATAACGTGTGATAATGGAGTACCATTATAAAGTGGCTCGCCTTCACCTGTGTCTGGGTCCCATTTTGGTCCAACGAGATTAAGAGCAAGACGATCATTCATTGTTTCTCGTCTATCACCAATATCAACAGTTTGCATTTGTGCATAAGTGAAAGTTATTCTAAAGCTACCAATATTTATTGGCATGTTTGTATTATATTCACCAGAGTTTGAACTTCTAACTCTTAGTCTAATGTTGTTAAAAGTTTCAAGTGGTTTAATTTTCCAAATATCTACAGTGTTTTTGAAGTCAAATGTTCTTGACCTATGTTTTGGTCTGTGGCCTGTTGCTGAGTATAAATCAGTTTCAAACCAAGCTTCAATATTTAATGCTCCGACTGCAACATTGTTTATCTCAATCTTAACTTCTTTAACTCTACAATTTCTATTTTTGAATTCATTGAAGACAAGAGCTAATTGGTCAATTACTATATCATTATCTCTTCCTGAGAAAGTTTTGTTTAAGTTTCCACCTTCTAAAACTTGAGTCTTATCTTCTTCTTCACCTATTTGTTCGAATGCTTTTTCAAACACACCATTAGTTGCGATGAATCTATCATTATCTTCTGGAAGAGGTTGAATTGCACCATAAGTGTACTCGAGCATTGCTCTTTCCTCAGGACTAAAGTGAGGTGAAGTTACATTACCAATATCATTTATGTGATGGTCAAGTTGATTTCTAGTTTCGTCAAAAGCCTCATTTAAGTAGCCGCTAACTTCATGTAAGAGTCCACTTGCATTATTCCAAGCTTCTCTTTCAAAATCACCACTTAAGTGATAGTTCCAGTTGTTAGTGTGCTGATGATGTGCTGGATATGTTACGAATGCGCGCATATCAGGAATGCCAACTTCAATCCAACCTTCTTGAATTGAACCCTTAACTCCTTGATGTTTATCATGCTGTCGTAAGTCCCAAATCCAATAAGTTGCTTCTTGCTTGTCTAAGTCTGTTCCTGGTTTTGGTTCAACGAGATAGAAGTTTTCAGTCATACCTCCGTCCATGAATGTTTGATTAAGAACATCTTCTGGAGTTTCACACCAGTCACCAGTTTTTGGGTCTATGCACCATGAAACGTAAATGTAAGTTCTGTCATTATTATCGTTTATCTTCTTTGAGATTAAGTCGTAAATTTCTTGTTTAGTGAATGTGTCGATTATCTGTGGAGTAATCTGAAGTTTAATAGCTCCATCAGCATTTGGGAGTTGTAAAGGTCTATCATTAATTGCAATAGCTTGAATACCATTGATTTCAGCTTCTGGCAATTCCATCCAACCAGTCCAAGTTGGGTTACCATAGATATCTTTTACTAGTCTTTTTTCCCAGAGTTTTCCAGGTGCTCCGTCTTCATCTTTTGCTCTAAAGACTTGTCTACCAGCGTCAAAGTTATAGCGCCATGATTGGAAGATACCATCACGAGCCTGCGGGAAGTCATTAAGTTTTCCCTCTTTGTAATAAATTGTTCCATTGTGTTGTCTTTCAAACGTTTCCTGTGGATATATAGGTATAGACATTAATTTGCTAATCTCCTTTTATTCGATTTATTAAGTTAGTTATTTTGACTTTTAATAATATGACTTCTTAATTTTTTAGAGAAGTCTCAAGGACTAACTAATATGATGTATGAGTGGTATAACAATGGACAAGTCAACAAAAAAGTTAACTTAGGAGATGAGCCACCAGAGGGCTTTATTAAGGGATATAAGCTCAAAAATAATATGAAAAAACTAAGAGAATTGACTAGAATTTATGAGATTCGTGTGGAAAATGCTCGAATTAAATATAACGAAAAATTTGAAAAAGAGAAAGAAAAGTTAGAAAAAGAGCTGCTAATTAGGCAGAAACTTTTAACTCCGTTTTAAGTCGTCTATTTTTTGAATGTTAAAACTTTTATCTTCATCATAATTTCTACAATGGTTCAAGTAATAGTCAGATTGTGGTTGCCTCAATTCTGACCACCCATCATAATTATCACACTTTTTCTTAGAAACTGAAGTTTTCCAATTTTTACACTTTTCACAAAAATAATCTGTTGCTGGACTAAACATAGTAATATATTAACTATATTTAATTTTTAGTAATAAAATTACATTTTAACTATTAAAATATAACTAACTACACATAGGAGAAACAAGTTATGAAAACTCGATTTTTAACGGGTGCATGCTTAGCACTTATTTTAAGCATATTTATGTTCGGATGTACTTGGGGTGATGAAGATGAAAAGGATGAACCAAATAATCCAATCATTGGAACCATCAATGCCGAAGTACAAGTCTCAGGAGTAGTAGTACCATTTACTGGAACTGATATCACTACAGGCGAAGTTTTACGCTTTAGATTTTCAGAAGCAATAGCTGATGTTGCATTAGAGATTACAGTTGAAGATGTTGATGGAAGCAGCACAACTCGAAATGTAGTGAACACCTACACAATTCCAACTGTATCATCAGTCGGCGATAGAATTCAAATTGTTGCAACTTTACAAAGTGGCTCATTGATCACGAGAACATTTAACTTCGTTGTTGTTGAAGAACTCATACCAGAATTTAGCATTAGAGCTGTTGATGGTGTTAGAGCCGATTTAACAGATGATGATGTAACTTTGAAGTTTGAAGTTGCTAGAACTGATACTTTAGGTAAGAGAATTGATGACGATGATTTTGTCTGGAACCCTGGCAATAAAAATGGAAACACATTTAGTTTAGAACTAAAAGCTGCCGATCATAGCGAAGATACTACTGTTGATGTAGTACTAACATATGGTGAAATTGAGAAAAAAGTAACTGTAACTGTAATAGCTGAATAATGCGTTAACTTTGCTAGCTCATCAGTGTCGGATGACCTTGTTAAGTAAATGTGCGAAAGAGAGTGGAATGAATATTTCACTCTCTTTTTTTATGTACTAATTATTATGAAAAGATTTGATCAGACTTCTATATATAATAGATTGATCCAACGATTACAAGTCAAAGAAGACTGGGCCAACATTCTTGGCGTAGGAACAATTGGTAACTTAATTCAAGTAATATCTGAAGGTAATGCCGAATTAGCGCGCTATCTTGAATATCTCTATAACGAAAAGAAATGGCGCAATGCCAGAAATATGTCATCATTAATGCACTTATCTGACTTAATTTCGTATAAGCGACAACTTCCAAAAAGTGCCGTTGGTCATGTTGTTGTATCACATTCAGACATACACAATGTTGAAAGATTGCCAAATTATGGCATCACTTTTTTCGATTTAGACCAGCCTTCAAACTTTGACGATTTAGTTGAAGACGCAAGAGCCTCATATGTTGAAACTACAGCTTTAGTGCCATGGACTTCAGATAGCAGATACATGATCCCAAAAGGAACTGAGTTCAAAACTAATTCAGGTATCACATTCGTTAGCCTCGAAACTATAGAATCTCGTGCACTCAAAGAGCCTTACTCACTCATAAAAGCTGACCCAGCCAAATTAGAAGATTTTAGACGAGCTGGTGGTTGGAATGGAATTAAGTACGTCAAAGTGCCAGTCATTCAAGGTGAGCTTGTAACGATACAGTTTGGTTTAACTAAAGGTAGAAGATTTGAATCATTCGTAATAGATAGTTTGAGCGTTGAAAATGCTAGTAACATTGTGTCAGAACAATTCTTCAAAGTTGAATTACACTTTGCTAACACTGGGGTAACTGAAACTTGGGAAAAAATCCACAACATACGATTAGCGGGTCCTTATGATCGCGTCTTTGAAGCTAGAGTGCTTAACAACGAGAATGCAGTCCTCATTAAGTTCGGTGACGGCATAACTGGTAGGATGCTTCCAACTGGTGCAAACTTAGTAGTCAAGTACATTGAAACTTTGGGAAGTCGCGGTAATGTGTTTGAGCGCTTCCAAATTGTGAGCATGCAATTCCCAGCAGGCCACAGGATGATTGACCCGAGGACGAATCAACAGTCAGGCTTTTTGAACTGTACTAACATCCTTCCGGTTATGGGTGGGCATGACATCGAGCTTGAAGAAGACATCCGCCAAAACGCCCCGCCATCATATTTGCAATCATATACGATATCAACACAACCTTCATATTATGAACAGATAATGAAGAACAGTCCAATTAGCTTATTGCACTGTAAAATCTTCTTTTCAAATGTGTATGAAACTCAAGGATATGGGTCAAACCCAACTATATCAAGTAACTTCATATCAAACTTAAACACTTCAGTTAGCAGCAATGTTCTTCAAGAAATATCAATGAATAAGAATATCCTGCTCATAACAGCTATTAAGTCAAATGGCCAAAAAATTGATGACCCTCAAAATGAACTCATTGACCCAATTATTAAGGCCTTCGTAGATGTTAAGTCACCTTCAGACTCATTCGATTACATTGAGCCAAACTACATTGAGATACGCCCAAATATATTGATCAACACAACTGAATCACTCACAGAGAACGATATAATTGCTAAAGTGCAGCCAAACATCATGAACAGGTATAGCATCTTTAACACTGACTTTGATGAACCATTTTACAAGAGTGATATTGTTGATATAACTCAGAGCAGTCTAATCAGTACTTACAGTGAAGTTTTCTTAGAGGCAAAAGCTGCATTAGCCCCGCTTCCAATTGTGTTAAGTCATAGAGGAGATGGTAAAGAAGTCATGAATGATGAAACAGCTCTTTTGGCTTTCCCATTTAACTTTGACAAAGTATTTGCACAGAATAAGTTGAACCCAGGCTTTAAGAACTTCAAAGTTAAATCACCATATCTCATTAGAGCCGACATATCATTTAGAAGCATACCAGAAAAGAATCGCTCGTTATTCTTATTAGATGAACGAACTCATCTACAGGATGTTATCACTCTAATTGAAGCTGAGCAAACTCCGATTGACCCATCAATAACGATTCCAATCATTAAGGATGTTAGAAGATATGATAACTTCGAAGAGTTTGTGCTATTCAACAATTATGCAGAAAGCTTCTTTAATCAGCAGTCTCGCACAATTCAGTTTAACTCAATTGAAAGAATAACGACACCAACTTACTTTTATCAGATGAGACAATTCAACATTAGTCCAGTGGAAAACAGGCCGCTCTATATTGATGAAAGTGGAAAGAACAAACTTTTTGAAAGAGAAGAAGTTATCCCACAAGAAAGAATCTCATTAAACTTCACAACTGAAGATGTAGGACAATTTTGTTACAGAAAAAACACTCAGTTTATTGAAGACTGCAAAATCATTTTCCATGAGAATTATCATGACACTAAGTCACCACAATATGCAAGAGGGTTTGTCGTTATTCCATTGAAGTATGTATTTGGCGGGGCTCAAGGACAAACGTCAGTTGAAATGGAACAGTTGGGAAATTCAATGACTGAAGATCGAGATAAAGTTGTTATGGCAGAGAAAATGAACTTCTTATTAAGGGACCAGTTTACATTGAATGTTTATGCTATTCCAATGGAGGATAATTTCCATTGTGAAAATCCATTTGATATCATATTTACTGCTAGAGATAACTGTTTAATTCAGAAACAATTTATAACTTCTAAATAAAAATGGGAGCCATTTGGCCCCCCATTAAGTTATTTTGCAAATTGTAATTCTTTTAAGTCCTCATTATAAATAACAAGTTTTACGTTTTTAGTTTTCAAGTAATCCAAAAGTTCTTTAACTTGATGTTTATAAGCAAGATCTACGCAGTCAACTCTTCCCCCATGTTTTTTTAGAAACTTAGTTTTTACTGGTACACAAAGTCCTTGATAAGTTTGTCTCGTGCCAGGGGTGTCACCAAAACCCCCACCATAGCAATACATAAAATCATCAGTTAAATTCCTCACAAATTTATAAATGACATCATCAAGTTCATTAGCCATGTCATTGTCGCTCATGAAAAAGTTAATTTCCCACGACCTTTGCCAATTTTTGTTTTGAATTTTGACATCAATTGTTTCGACCCATTTGTTAGTGTACACAACTTGCCTTTTTGTCTTTACTTCCATAAAACCCTACCCTTTGTTTTAAAAGATCTCTGTGCCATTAACAATGGCATTAATAATATATAAGATTTGCTTTTTAAATGTTCAATTATCTTTTCCCCAACTATTTAATATATGGAAAATGATAATGATACTTTAATAACGAATGAAAAATCGTTATTTCAAAAGAAGATAAACAATATACTAAAAAAGGATGTCTCAGAAGAAGTCATCAAGGACTTAATCAAGTTACACTATTTACGACTAGCCTCTAAAAATGAATCACAATTTTTGCTAGTTGAAATCTATGAATTGTTGGGCTCTGAGTTATTTGCTGAGTTTATTGAATTGATGAATGGTAGAACTTTCACATTCCCTGATAGAGAGTCATTCAAAGAGTCAGTTCAAATTGCCCTCTGCTATTATTTCAAGTACTTCAAGCACAAAAAGTGGGACGAGATTAAGAACATTCTACAGGACGAGGAAGTGAGTTCAATTAAGTACGGGATTAACTGTAATAAGTTGAACAGCTTTATCAATGAAATGGCAGGCAAGATTGTTGATGAATAATGATGAAGGCTACCAAGAATTGCAGGACTTACTAGAAGATTTAGAGTCCACCGACAAATACCAAACTCCAGACATTTTAGAAGTCATCCTCAAATATGTCAAAAGACTTCGAGACTTTATTAAGAAATAGCATACTAACTCATTTTGTTAACTAAATATTATGAACACAGCTGTAATATGTTTCCCAGGTGGAAATGACTTCATAAAGCAAAAACAGATTAAGCAAATCTTAAAAGAAGAGAATGAACGAAAAGCTATCCTTTGTGAGGATTATGACCAACTCGATGAAGTTGTACAAATTCTAAGAGAAGATGGTATTAAAAATCTCGTTATCATACATGAAGAAGATGAGAATTTTCGTAATTCAGTTATGGAAGAATATGACACACTTTTTGAGAAAATAGAAGTAGTTAACGATTTTAGTAAAGATAAACATAGTTTGAAAGATGTGCCTTACTATAGAGCACATTTATTAGAGGCAAATTGGGGTGATACATCGATGGCTGAAGATGCTGAAGGATGGAATGAAGATGGGACTCCAATTAATCAAATTGAAAAAATAAGACAAGATATTGATAGTGTGGGTGGAGTTGGTGTAGGAACAGCATTAATTACTCAGGTTAAAAATCAAATATTACCTATGCAACAAATGACTCAAGAACAAAAACTTGATTTAATTATTAGAGGGGTTTTTGATTTAGCTGTAAAAAATGGTTATTTTAATCAAGATGATAAAGATAAATATGTAAAAAAAGATAATAATTCAATAACTAAAATTATTATACTTCCAGTAAACCCACCAATAGTTGGCACAAATGCAATACTTCCACAAATTAAAAGTAAAATTGATAGTTTTGTAGATGAAAATACTAGAGTCATAGTTTGTACTAATAAAGAAGATGGCGCATGGTGCTCAAAGGTTGTTGAATGTATAACTCTTTTATCAAATGGAGAAGGCCTTGGACAACAAATTAAAGATTTTGATTTAAATCCAGAAGGCGAAGAAATTGATTCAAAATATCCAATGGTTAGATCTGTTTTAGCTACAGCCCGTGATATTAAAATTTCTAAATCATTAAAATTAAAAGGATTATATGAAAGTAGAGATCCTACAAAGTATCAAGATTTTGGAATTGATACTGAAAAATATACAACAATTGGTTTAAAATCAATGAAATTATATTCCGAAATGCTTAAAGACAAAGGTTCTCTTTCATTAGATTTTGACAAAGAAAAGTTACAACAAGCACAAGAATGGCTTGGAAAAGAAGAAAATTCAAAACAGATTGGCTTCTTTAAAATGATATTTGATGATATTGAAACATTTTTAAGAGGTGATGGAAGTGATAGACCAAAAGGAAATAATGGTAAAAGTGTTTTAGATAATGCTCTTAATAAACTTGGAGTTTATAAAGATATTGCATCAGCTAAACAACAAGCTAATTTAGCTGGTGCTGGTTTACTTTGGTCAGCAGCAGGAGTTGTTAAAGATGCTGTTAAAAAAGGTCTTGAAAAGAATGATGAAAAGAAAAGGAAAAAATTTATAGAGCAGTATAAAGGAATTCTTCCATTCATAACACATGATAATTGGGAAGAATTTGCAGCTTGTTTTGACAAAGGGAGTGAATTCAAATAATGAAATATTATCAAGATGATTATTTACAACGATTAACTGAATCTGAACCGTTTGGTGGTTGGAGAATTAGAGAAAATAAAGCTGAAAAAAATGAATTAGAAGAAATTAGAAAATATATAACTGATAGATCACATACTAAAAACAAAACAGGTTATTATGTTTGTATAACTAATGGTAAAGCAACTGATATATTTGAAATGAATTCCTCAAGTATATTTAGAATAAATGGTAGTAAAATTTTTGATGTTAAAGAATTAAGTTTTGGCTCACAAAAATTTGGGGGTTTAGTTTTTATAAATGAAGCCGCTGCCAAATTTAAGCATAAACTAGATGAAGGTGACTTCAAAAAAGATAGAGCTATGACTACTTATGAAATTTCGGCATTTGATAAAAAAAATCTTGAAACTCCAGTTCTTGATAATATATTAGACCATTCAGTTGGAGAAATTAGTTGGTTAGGACCAACAAAATAAGGAAGAGGAAAGATGTTTTTAAGCGCAAAAGAATACGATATAGAGGACTTTCTAAAGTCATTAAAGTTTATCCCACCAAAGGGAACCTCAGTTCAATATTTCATTTCACCAAAATCAATGGGTGATGTACCAGAACAAGCTGGGTTTGAACCACAAGTTAAAGACGTTCCTCCTGATGAATCAGTCACATATGTTATGACTCCTCCAATTCAAAAGGTTGATCAAGCTGTTTCACCAGCTGAATATAGCTCATGGACCCCAGGCGAATTAAGCAGGCGTCAACCAACACCTAACATCTTACCAAAAGTTACTGAACCTGAAGATTTAGATTGTCCATTCGTACAAGTACTTTCTGAATCAAAAGTGTTTGGAACTGATGTTAAACTTTTAGAGGATTTTGGTCCATTCTATAAAAACACCGTTTTTCATTGTGTACCGGGAAAATTAAATGAAAGAGGCCTTTTAGATACATTTGTTAACATTGGCCAAAACATTCCACTTCCTGATGGTGACTTAAAAGATAGTAGAGACAGAAGTGTTAGAAGATATTGGCTAAAACATTACCCTGATGAAGCAGGTGCTTTTTATGAAAAAGAAGATTTAAGAAGACGAGATGAATATGAAGCAGCTAATCCAAGTGCAAAGAAAAAACGATTACAAAAAGAAGCAATAGAAGCTGAAAAAGAAAAATATGGTGGATATAAGGGCTTAAAAAGTCCAGAAGTTTGGAAAAGATACTTTGATGAAGTAGCGCCTAATAATGAAGAGTTTATGTCTCATTTTGAAGGCCCAGTTGATATGAAAAGAAAAGTTTTAGCCCGTATGAATTGTGGCAGCACAATTACAAATACTTGTCAAAAACAATTAGCAACAAATAGAATGCTAAGTAGACATAGTGAAAAACCTGTAAGGAGACCAAAATTGGCAAATGCAATAAGCAAAAAAGATAGTGAATTATTTGAAAGTATCTATCATTTAGGAAATACAATGAACTTAAAAGAAGGCTCAGTTGGAAAAGTTTTTAAGCATCGTGGTGCTGGAATGTATGAACCAACTGAAGAAGGCATCGTTAAGTTTGTATATGACAGAGGACATCTTGGAGAAAATGGAATTGACCAATCAATTAAGTCATTTGCATTAGCTCATGATATGACAAAAAGAGAAGCCATCACTTTATATAACGATGGCATGAAAGCTATGCGAGCTAGAAACAAAGCTAGAGCGGAAGCAAACATATAGTTAGTTCATTTACTAAATTATTATAAGAAATTAAGGAGACTAATAAATGGCATTTAGTAGCAGAAAATCATGGCGATTGAGATTTATTGATATAGACAGCTCATTTACATTAATACCAAGTGAAGACCCACTTAATGGGTATATCGTAGCAAGAGCACCAAAAGGTCAAACGAGACCACAATATTTCCCAAGAAATAGCCCACAAGCAATTGATGCTCTTTGCGGTGTAGCATCAGCACATTGGCCTGATCTAATAGAAGCAAAAGCATTTAACGAAGAATACCCAATATATATCTCATCACCATCAGGAACAAGTGAAGCTTATCCTTCATACATTGGTGGTTTTTATGTTACAAAGCATGGTATATATAAGTTCTATAACGTATCAGACAAGTACGAACTTGAAGATGGTGTTGGTAATGCATTCAAGGTTGTTGTTGAACCAGGTAGAGAACATATGTTCAGTAGAGATTTTGCTGAACGAAGGTCACAAATAATCATACAAGGCCCAGAACTTGATGACTGGATTCCAGGTGAAGACGTTCCAGGTTTTGGTATATTTGAATTTAGAAAAGATGAAAATGCTGCCTTAATGATAACTAAAGATCGAAGACTAAATGTTACTGAAATAGATTATGATAGAATGGTAAGAGGTATTGTAGCACCAGTAGGCACAACTAAAACTTATTGGGGTGATAATGACCAAGACCTTTGGGTGTTTGATGGCCAAACAGCTATTATGCCTGATTTTGGTATTAAATATCGAACTGATGATATTAGAGCTCCTCTTAAAGATTGGATTGGCGAAGACAACTGGGAAGTTCTCTTTGGTGGTGAAGAACCAAACTTAGAAGGCTTCTGTCGCTTACTAGCTAATGGCTGGTGGGCAGATGATGATGACAACGTAATCTATCTTCCATTCGCACTTCAAGATATTATCACATTCCTCGTTTCAATTCGAGGTGATACATATGCTTATTTCAATCAGAAAGGCGCAACTGAAAAAGTTACTAACATCAAAATTGGTGATATTGGTTATGACAAATATCGCTATGACGCAATTTGGCCTTATGCTGCTTATGATACTAGAGAGTATGATGATACTGGTAAGATTAGGATTGAACTCCCACCTGGTTTAGTGGCAGAAGAACTTGTAGAGATTTTTGCTGAAATGGCAAATCATGACTATGTAGTTTTCTATGACCCAGAAAGACCAGATAGAGTTCGTTTCATTGGTCAGTACACAGAAGCTGAAGATGTTGGTGATCCTCCATACTACAAAGATGTTACAGCCAATTATATCACACGCATATTCACTTGTCAAGACCCAGTTTATGGCCCAGAAAATGACAACTTATATCACAGAATCTTCTTAATTGAAGGTCTTAATCAGATTAAACACCTCTTAACTGAGGAAGAAAATATTGCACTTTATGGAATTGACCAAGGACCAAATGCTTACATTAAGGGCATGGCAACAAGTGATAGTGCACCAAAGAACAACATGTTCAACAACATAACTTTAGCTTGTGCTGAAGAAGTGTATGCTGGTAGAGTTACATCAGGTGGTGAGTTTACTGGCTCACTTGATGAAATGGGTAGAGATACTTTTGGCACACCAAACTACTGGCCTGAAATTCTCCAAGATGATGACATGTCATTCCTTGAAGTTAGAGTCCTTAAGAAGTTCGGTGATGACCCAGAAGATTTAGATGAAACTGGCTTCTGGACACACAAGCGAATTGTTGACCCATTTGATATGGACAGAGATGGAAACTATCTCACTGAAAGAAACTTCACTATTGAAGGTGACCGCTATGCAACACTTGTGTCTACAATGAATGTGCTTGAACAAAAAACTGGTGGTATTTGGAGAGATGAATGGATTAACATCATAAGAGAAGGTTTGCAGGAAGCAACTAACACTGAATATGATGATGCATACATCTTTATGGAGCCAACTGGGCAAGAAGTATTCAAAACAGATTTAGCAAATATCAATAGAAATCATGAGTTTGCAACCGTTATATCACCTAAGCTTTTACAAGCAAACAACAGAGGCGTTTTCACAGCACAACTTGCTGATAGAGTTGTAGTTAATGGAAGAATTTCCACACGCTCAAATGCACAGTTTGCTGGAGAATTTGAAGTGTATGACCACATCACTTACAAGAAATATTGGAGACTTCCAATTGGTGATGTTGCTTGTAACTTAGCTAGAATCATCGAGAAGAAATATGGTGGTTGGGGCCCAATGTGGTACAACATTGCTGGTGACCTTGGTGGACAACTTAAGGGTACTGTTCTTAGAGCTAAATACTCATTTGAAGACGAAGCTACTAGAATTCTTGATAAGAAAGGTATCAACCCAATTTCATACACATCAGATGATGGTTTAATGATTCTCTCACAGAAAACTACACAGGATCCAAACTTTACATCAGACTGGTCATACTTAGGACACAGTATGTCATTCGACCTCGTAAAACGTGAGATTAGAGATAATGTCATGAGGTCACAAATTGGTAAACCAATCAATGACTACTGGATGGGATTAAGAACTGGTCAAGTTGAAAACATACTTGCTAAGAGAACATCAGGAAGCTCACCAATTTGGGCATGGGCAACTTGTGATATCGAAGGACAAAATACTGCCCTAACTAAGGCACAACGTAACTTCGTTATTAAGGTTGATTTAAGAGTGTACGTATTCTCAGAGACAGTTACACTAATCTTAGAAAATCACGCTCAGGGCGATTAAAATTATATGGGAACCTACTAAAGGTTCCCATTTTTTTGGACTAAATTATTAAAGGATTAAAATTAAATGGAAGTTATTGGCATAATGCTTGAATCTGTACAAGGTACTGTTCTCCTCTTTATGATATTTTTCGCAATCATAGCTTTTCTTGCTTTTCTTTTCATAAAAATATTGCCAAACATTGGTCATATTGGAAAGAGTGGCATTAAGTTCAATGGCGGAAAGAGTAGTAATGTCTCCATACCTCTACTTGTTAGAATTATTGGTGATGAATATGAGAAATACTTACTATCAAAAGAAGAAGTACATACACAGATAAATCAACAAATTAAGAATGTACAACAAACTGCACTAACTCGAGCTATTGAATATCTTTGTTTAGAATTTAGCAATCTTTATATTGACACACCTGAAGATAGCCTAAGTAAAATGGGAAAAATATTGGAGCTTTATTTACATAAAGACTTCAGTAAGATTTTATTACATCAATTGGATATGTTATACACTTCAGCAACATTTATGAATAAAACAGATTTAGAAATAAATAATGAGATTCAATCAATTACTGATGATAGCATAAGAGCAATGAAGCTCAAAATAAATGAATACATATTATTTTCTGACACAAAATTATTGCACAAATTATTTGATACTGCTACTAGCAAGATAAAAGAATCAATAGATGAAGCAATTAAAAACTTCATTAAATTGTCAAAAGAACAGCAGCTTAGAATAATTGAACTAACAAAAGTTAAAACGGAGTCAATTGAAAAGAAGTTAAAAGAACTAACCAATGAACCGGAGAAAGCGTAGATATGGTATTTTTTAATTCAGTCTTGATAATGATACTAATGGGATTTTTAATCTTTTTAATTGGTTACATTATTAGACTAGTGATTCAGAATAAATGGACCCCAATTAACTTTGCATGGCTTTTATCATCAAAAGTTACTCTGTTAATTATGCTATATTTTATGTTTAGATATCATAGCATTAGTTTTCTTCAAAATGTAACTTATAGAGATTTTCAATATCTGTTAATTCTTGGGATTATGAATGCTGGACTTTTAGAGAATTTATTTTTTACTAAAATGTATAATTTATTTTATAACATAACTTTTAAGAAAGTCTTTGTCTTTGTTTCTATCGTTAGCATTTTTATAGTTATATTTTATACATCACATCTATTGACACAAAATCCAGAAGGTTTAGCTTTATTAAGTGATTCAAAACTTCCTGGGTATATTTGTCTATTTTTAGTTGATGGTTATAGAATAGATTATTCATATGTTTTAGTACCATTGGTAAATACTTTGATGTTAGCCTCATTATTATTTAACGTTAAAGAGCTTAACAAATTAAATGTTTGGACTAAACTTTTATTATTATTATGTGTCTTAAAATATATCACATTTTATATCTTTATTCCAAATCCACCAAATAGTGAAATGATAGTTACTATGTTACTATTATTGAATATTTTATCTAATATTTGTTTTATAAAATATTTAATCATAAATAGAGGAAGACAATATGATAGTGACTAGTATATTCGTTATATTTTTTGCATTTACTGTGTTATTCAGTTTACGACAACTAATAGTTCTTTCAAAAAATTATCTAATTGCTGGGGCAGATGAAAGAGCCCCATATATAGTAGCCGGATATTTAATAACGATAATAATAAATTGTTTTCTCATATATTGTTTGATAGATAATCATATCACAACAATGTTCTCTTTTTATATCTATTTTCTCTATATAATTATAATATCAATGTCAACAATGACTAGATTACTTGGATTTAAGATAAACAGAAAATACAATTCATTACAGATTATTCAAAGTGTATATGCATTCTTATTTGTGGCTATCATTTTAATGAACAGTATAAACTTAGAATATTTTAACATAGAATTAAATAATGGAAACTTTTTCAGTTTTATGTCAATATTTTGTAGTTCAATATTATTGAATCAAACTAACGTTAAAATGATAGTTGTTGTAGTTTTTTTATTAGCATCATGTGTCTTTAATATCATATTTGATTTACTAACTCATCAATCTAAGAAACATTTAATCATCAATATTATAAACTTCTATCCAGTGTTTTTCATTATTTATTTCTTAAATGCCAGCCCAGATAGCCACTTAGTTTTAAGCTTTATTCTTTGTCTCGTTTATTTCATTATACCAAACTTAGAATTGAATAAAGAATTCGTATCAATTTCAAATAGATGTTTTGGATTAGATAGTCGAATTGAATCAATTCATAACATACTTAAAACTTTCAAAGAGGATGAGGAAATCTCTTCTAAACAGTCTTTCCAATTAAAGCTTATCAAAAAGCTCTTTAATGAAGACCCAACTATTAAGAAGATATGTTTTTCTAAGTTTTTCAATAAAAAGAAACAGAAATATTTTAACAAACTTTTAGATGAATGTTGTTAATATATACTCATGAAACAGAACCCATTAGAAGATATCCAAAAAATTCGCTTAAATGAAGAAGAATATAAGTTTTGCGGTAAACTTGCCAAAAAAATAGAACGATATAATTCCTCATTGGAAGAAGATAGACAAAAAGTTTTAGCATATCTTGAAAAAGAATGCAAATCAAAAAAGTACACTGTCTCATATCATAAAATTGATACTGAAGACGAGTTTATCGTTTATCAATTCAACTTGAACAACAAGCCCTGTTATGTCTCATTTGAGAAAAATGGCAAAAGTAGTCCAAATCTAATACCTTCTGGTGTAGTGCAATTGGGGAATCCAAATAGCAACTAATTACTATGCAATATTGCACTAGTGTTATTACGTTAAATGAAGTCTATGAAATACCAATCGACGCAATAAAGAAATGGCATATAGCTAATCATCTTGATGATGGTTTGCCTTATGGTTATGTTGACTTTCAAGATAGAACTGGTGACTTATTTGCTGCGTTTGAACATTTTCAAGTTGGCGCATCAGTTGATATCACTGTAGTCAATTTAGCCAATATGCAAAAACGTGTGTTCCCAACTTATAGAGTCCTCAAAATAGAAAATGACTTTGCTATTGACACATCATGGATGGCTGGTGTTGTTCGCATTTGGTATGGGCATCCTTGGTTTCTCTATAAGGACATGACTAATCATGCTTACAAGCCAAAGAATATTGGCGAGCAGATTAAAGATATCCTCAAAGATGAAACGAGAGGAATTAAGTTCAATGATGAAAGACCCGCTCCTCCACCAAATAATGACTTTCCACAGTTATACACTGATGACATGGATAAGAACTTTGATAGAACTGATGACACTGGAAAGTTTACTCGTTACAAAATAGCTGAATCAGACTGGGACTTTATTAAGAATAAGCTTTTGCCATACACTGCTATTGGTCAGTTACCTGCTCACTTTTATACAGATGACTCAAATGATATGTTCTATTTGAAATCATTCAGAAATCTATATAAGCAAAAGCCAAAAATTGTTTTCCACCAAAAGGAAGAAGTACTTCAAGAGGAAAACAACTTGAAGAGATTACAGGACAATATCCGTAACAATAACATTGACTTAAACACTGGACATTTCATTATACAATCTGCCAATATGGTAATCAATGACTTTAATTTGATTAAAGAGATCTACCCGTCATTTTATATTGAAAACTTAGAGATGACTACATTCTTAAAAGGTAGTAAACGATTAGCCAACAAATTACGACCAAGGTCAGGCGTTTCATTTGGTAATGTGCTTCCAATAGATGCAGTACTTGCCTCTTCAATAAATGGCACTGATGCTAAGCTTATTCATAATCGGCAGCTAATCGATGGTTTATTCTTGCTCTTTCAAACTTCAAAAGAGTTAGACAAGATGTTCTCATTAAATGTTGTGACTTATTTCAATGGACATGTCATTACAGTTGGCAACACAGCTGAAATCTTTTTAGCTCCAGTTGAAATGCCAAATGGAAAGAAAACACACTGGATGAATGGAAAGTGGCTCATAACTGGAGTGGAACATTTTATGGCTGATAATAACCCAAGGTTGATATTCACTAATACAACTATTATCCGTCCATCATTTATTGGTACTGACACTAAAACATCATTACAATCATTGCCGCTACTTTATGAGAACTAGGAGATATTATGGACGATAAACAATCACTCTTTCAAGAGTTTATGAATAACCCATTAGATATGGATAAACGAAAACAAGCTGCTTTTTCAGATGAGTTAGTTGTTCGTAAAGCCAAAATCTACAAAGTGTTAGGCCCAAATGATGATAGACTTCAAGTTCAAGTTCTTCCTGAATTACAGAGCATTCCAGATAATGAGATGGATGATTTACCAAAATATCCACCATTCATTAAGGGTCATGTAGTTACTGGAAAATCTCACGTTAAATATGGAAAAGAAGCAGAGTTCGTTTGGGTGTTTTGTACAGCTGACTTACAAGTTGGCTACATATTGGGCAAGGCTAACCGTTTTGAAAAGAGCACTCAACGTTTTAATGATAGCTATTCATACAGAGATATCAAATCATTCATATCAGCTCGTAGAGCTCTTCCAAGTGACTTTGACTACGAGCATTTAGATGTAGTTCATTGGGTTAGCACTGACAAAGGTGGTATGATTCAATGTTACAACTATCTCACTGGAGACTGGGTGCTTCTAAACACATCAGGAGCTATCTTAACAGTTCAACAGAAAATGATCTATCTCAGAGTTGGTACGCCGCCATTCCCACCAAAGCTTGGGCCTGTTGCATTTAGCGCAATCACACTAACACCTGACAAGATTCATTTCAAAGCACCTAACATTGAGTTCGATGCTATTGACTTAATCTTAGCTCATAATGGGTTTAGCGCAACTGGCATATTGGGACAAGTTCCTTCAGCTGATAATGGCGTACCTGTAATTCCCGTGCGAAACGTTCATATCTAGACTACTCATAATCGTCAATTCCAACCATAAACTGCTGCCAAATTTCTGGCACTTCACCATCAACACCTGGAACAGCTCTATCTTGCTTTCCAGTTATTGGGTACACTGAATAAGCCATTGGGCCCAATAGTGTAACGTATGCATCCTTTCTAATTGAAGGTTTAATGTTTGGTGCTTCATATAAGCGCAATTTCAAGTCCGTCTTGTAACCAGTGTTTCGTGGCCATTGATTTTCTGGTACTCTAATTGTCCAGAAGTCTGCTCCCTCTTCAATGAGACAGAGAAGTTCCTCAGGTGAAATTGACTCTTTACTGTACTCAATTAAGTTGTCAACATTTATTGTCCCAAAAACATTCCATCTAATTGGAGTTAAAGTATCTTGATTGCCCCAGAAAATCTGCCAAATTGCTGTATCATAATCTTCAACTGGTCGTTGTGGATCATTTGGATGTAACTCATTCCACTTCATGTCTCTGTCGTTGTTGAGCCATTCTTTACTAAATAGTTGATACATTCCATCCCGTGGTTTTTCGGCATACTTAATTTCGCCGTCATGTTCGATAATAACTACTTCTTCAACTTCAACATATTGGTTTGGATTATCTCGATATTTAATCCACTTATCATAAGCCTTTTCATCAACCCATTTAACTCTAACATACACAACGTTAACTCTGTCATCATCTAATTCATATTCATTCATTAGAGCTTCATGCTTTATAGTTGTGTTATTCTGTAACTCATAGAATGCAACCTTATATGAAATGAGCTTAGTTTGTAGTCTAGTTGGTGATGGCGGAGGATTATGTTTGTCAGTGAATGGCACCATAAACTCGAGAATTGATTCAAGTTGTCTCATTATCCACATTGTGCCATCTTCTTTATTAAAGCGCTTACATATGAAGTAAAGTCTATAATTGTAGAGAATATTCAAATAAGCAAACATAAAGTTGTCAATTAAGTCGCGAGGTTCAACCGCCTTAAACTCAGCTAACAAGTCAAAGGCTGAACATATTTCGTTAAATGTCCATTCCCATGGGTCTCTTAATACGAGTGATGTAAAGTGTTGAATTGCTACCTTAAACATACGGATTCTATTGTTGACTAACGTTTTTAGCTCATCTTTAGTTTTCTCATGTGTTGCTTTATCACCAAAAAGTTGTACCGCCATATCAGTCCAGTAAGCATATAATGGGTGATCTTTGTCAGCACCAATCATTTCGCCATCTGGAGTTAAACCATTTGCTTTAATCACACACTTATCAACACATTCAAATAATGCATTATGCATAACTTCAAAGTCAACTGTTTCAACAATGCTTTCTTTCATTATCTCATAATAAGGAAGTTGAGTCTGTAATATTGATAAGAAGTTTCTAAATGGCACATCAATGCTAATGAATGAGTAGGGCTGTTCTTCTACAAATTCAGGCTTAAACAATGCTCTAGTGTACATCTTAATGAAAGTCATTTTGAGTGCATCATCCATATCAGTTGTTGTGTATGTCGTTTCATTAGTTGTCCAATGATGATAGCCATACTGATTGTGATAACGATAATATCCATTATGCCAACCATATCCCCAACTGTTGTAACCGTAGCCATAACCTACATTGTGGCCATAACCGGGCCAGCCCCAATACCCGTGCCCATAGTATGAATACCAAGAGTTTCCCCAACCCCAACCGTAGCTCCAGTTCCATCCCCAGCCTCGATTGTAGTAGTGGTTATAACCGTAACCCCAACCAAAGTGGCGATAGTTCCAATTCCAACCACCATACCAACCCCAGTTCCATCCATAATTGTAGCCCCAGTTGTTGTAGTAGTTGCCATAGTTGTAATAGTCATTGTGGTAATAATCTTGGTCAGCTGTATGAAACTTGAACTCGAGATCTTTTAATGGGACATCTTTACTGTAGTCTGGAAGTGCTCCATGTTTTCTGAAATAGATTGCTACATTTGGCTCGACACTATCTTCAATGTCTGGGTCTAATCCCATCATATCAGAGAGAATGCCAATGCCTGATATTCCCTGTGTTGCTGTTGATGTCCACCATATTGGATTGAACCAAAAGCCCCAGCCCCAACCTCTATAGCGCCAAGAGCTTCCCCAGCCACCTCGCCAGTTGTAATACCAGTTGTTCCAGCCAGACCCTCTCCAGCCCCAGTTCCATCCCCATCTCCAACGACTCCAATACCAAATGTGAGCTGTTACAACATCATAATGATTGTTCGTAAACTTGTTCATTATGTTGTCAAAATAAGGAGCTGATTCATATCTATTCTTAATGAGCTTAATGTGTAATGGTACATCATGCCCGCTTTCATATTTGTTTGTAAACAATGGTGCTTGTAAGTTATCTTCAAAGAAGTCTATTGAAGTTAAATCAACTGAGATATAATAGACTTTCTTGAAACGAGGCCACCACCAACCCCATCCCCATCCACGCCAGCCCCAGCCACCGCGGTTCCATCCCCACCAGGAATGATTATTACCTCCCCAACCTCTTCGGCCCCATGAGCCAAACCAGTTACCAAGACGATGACCCCAATAACCACCGCCTCTCCAACCCCAGCGGCCCCAACCGCCCCAGGATCGGCAAGCATCCCAATAGTAACTAACGGAACACTTTGCTCTAAAGATTGCATCAGGTCCTTGTGTGTATCTATTATCTTCATTTCCTAACAAGAACAATAGTGAAACTTCGTTCTTGCCATGATAATCGTTATTCAACATTCTTCTAATGAAGCGGTTTTCTAAATCACTGTCTCCATAGAACTTTAACACATAGGCATTCTTTTTCTGAACTTCACGAGGTTGATACCAATGTCCTCCCCAACCCCAATAGCTGCTATGTCTCCAAGTTCGATAGTTGTAACGATGATATCTATTCCATCCCCAATAGCCAGAAGTGTAATAAGCACCCCAGCCTCCCCAAGGATTGGCCCAAGAATATCTCCATCCCCAGCCCCAACCCCAGCCAAATGATGGTGGCTGAGTATCACCAAACTCATGGTGGATAATGTTCCACTTAACATCTGGCATATCTTCAAAGACGTACTTTTTATATGGGACTAAACCAACTTCATAGTAGGTTCCCATTCTGAAAACGTCATAAGTGATTAAGTTGTAGCGCCAGCCACCACCCCAATATCCATAGTAGTATGAGTTGTAATAGTTATGATAACTGTAGTAATTGTAGTACCAATTGCGATAAGTCCAAGGATGCCATGCCCAAGTGATTCGTCTCTGTCTGTACTCTATCTCTCCAGTGTAAGTGATTGGGTAACCCTGTGATGTGTGGTTTGGGAAAGTGAAGTTACTGAAGTTGTACCACCAGTAGTGCCAACTAACATTGCCCTGCACCCAATCAGTCTTATATTGACCGCCCATTTTGTAGTCAATAACGTATGTGTTTAGTCCTTGAACTAACTTCTTTAATCCAGAATGGAAAGTTTGTGATTTCTTCTCTTCATCATCTCTGTGGTAAAAGTCATTCAAGTCTTCTATTGTGTCTTCATATCCCTTAGTTGTAAAGTACTCATTGTTGAGATGTGATATGCGCGGGATATTGCGAAGATATTTGCTATCTTGTTGGAACCAAGCTCTGTATGTAATCGGTGAGAAGTCAGATGAATGAGGACCGCCCCAAATTGGTGGACTGTATCTGTTTATACCAGTCATCTTACCCATTTGAGATGCATCAGGTTTCATGTTCAAGCCAGCATCTAAGAATGCTTTAGCTTGATCGTTGTTCATTGGGTCACCTGACATGCCTCTCAAGAAATCTTCAAATGGTGAAACGTCTTGCCCATCACCAGCTCCGATTAGTCTGTTTGCTGCATCTAAACCAGCCTGATGTGATGATTTCTTCTGTCGCTTATCAGTTGAACGACCTCGGCGTATCTTTTGGTCTCCATCTTTAACGATAGACATACCAGCATGAACACCTAAACCAGAGTGAACACTCCAATGAGGGGCAATGTGAGCTAAAACTCCAGTGTCAACAAACGGCTCCATCTTTTGCATAATATGTTGCCATTCACCTGGGTCATCATATTTCATTCCTAAAGCTGACTTAACTTCTTCTCTACCTTGGTAACCTGTGCCTAAACCCGCTGGGTCTGGTTTACCATTTAGCCCACCATTACAAAGCATTTCAACCTTAGCTAAAAAGGCAAGTTCACCTGCATCAATGCCAACTTCTTTTGGCATTCCAGGAGGTGCTCCTTTGATTAGCGACATCATGTACTCAAGTTCAACTTCAAAGTTAGTGAGTGCTTCATGATCAGATGAATAGAACACTTCATAATACTTGCTATTGAAGTTTGCATGAGCACCCATTATCATACCTTGATAATCTTGATGTCTAAATATGTCTCTTAAACTCCATTTATCTTCATATGTAAAGTCTGGGTCCCATCGATCATAAATGTCAATGTATGGCATTTTGATATCCATTGCAAGTTGCCCATTATAGTACTCAAAAAATGCGATGTCATAATCTCTACCGGCAACGTATGGAAGATGCCATTGTGCTAGCGGGAAGTCTGAAGGGCGCCAATGTGCTTGACAGTCAAACCTAACTTTTGAAACAGCACTACCTGCAACATTAAAACATAGAGCCTTTTCAGTTGTGCTGTAATCACTATCAACTGCTGCCATTGGGTTATCTTGATAGATTCTGTAATTCAAGAAAAGATGAATTGGTCCGCCATTTGCCATTGGAGTCATCATTCTTTCTTGCATGTAAATTGATAAGTCCCATTCAGTTAAGAATGTTGAAGTTACCCCAGTGATGCCTTCAGCTAACCATTGAAGATAAATGATGTTGTCATTTATTGCCTTAAATCCTGGGTCTCTATAAGTAAATCCATTTTTTCGGATTCTGAAATTATCTTGGTCAAATGCTATATTTGGTTGGTCCTCTTTAATCCTGTGCATGAACAATGTGTTTTGATCAAGCTCTGGGAATAAACCAACTTTGAATGGCGGAAAGAATAATGTTGTGTAAAACTCACGCCTAGATGATATGCTATTATTGTCAATGAACTCACGAGTATATGGAATAGCAAAATTTGAGCGAGTGTACATTTCACCATTTACTATCGTTCCTAACTCATCTGTTTTTGCTGTATCTAAAACAGTACCAGTAACTGGGCCCAATCTCCAAAGTGAGTCTGACAATTTTGGTGACATATAACAGTCGAAATAAAGTTGAAGAAACTTAAGCTTCATTTCTTCTTGAAGCTGTTTGTAAATAACATCAGCCTCTTCTGACATATCTTCTGGTGCATCAGTACCATCAACTAATTTCTGTAAGTCTTCTTCAAACTTCTGTTTTTTAGTGATTGTTCTGTCTTGGCTGTCTATCTTTTTGCTAATGAGAATATTGAACCAAGATAAGTCAGTATCTTTTGCGTCTCTAATAGTTGGATTAGCCAACCAATAGTTTACATCAGCCCACTTCTTGTACTCTTCGATTCTTTCCCATAGATTAGCAAAGTCGTTAACACCAGTGAAATGATCATTTCGTATAAAATCTTCTCTGTTATATGGAGTAAACATCCAATCTCCTATTCATAATCTTCTATATCAAATTGTGGGCTTTGAACTAATGATTGTTCACTTGCTCCACTACTCTTACTTACCATTGCTGTTGCAAGTTGTAATCCCGCTTTTGCATCCATCATTGCGTCAAATACACCATCAGCTTCATCTGCCAAATCACCGAGGCTACCTTTTAACCTGTCGGCTGTATCATTGAATTTGCCCATACTATTTGCTAAACCAGTTTTAACACCAGTCATAACAGCATTTTGCATATCTTGTCCGGCCTTTTTGATGTCAATGCCATTTTGGAATTTCTCTTTCATCTCTGCACCAAATGCAGCCCAAGCTTCTTTCTTGCCTTTTGCATCAGCCATGATTTCTTCGAGAGGATCCATTATATCACTCTTAAGTTTACCTGCTAACATATTAACTGCGGTGGGATTGAATGCATTCATTATTGATTTGAACATGGAAATTGCTCTTCTAATTTGCTCGATAATATCAGCTGTTTGATCAGCAACACAGTCTAAGTTCAACATATCCCAAATGAGCTGCGTAATCATACCAATTAGCTTAACGATTAGCGCAACAATTAGTTCAAGAACTTTTTGAGCAATCATTGGAATGTTTGGTGGGTTTATCCACGCACCTGACGCAAGGTGTAAAATGTCAATGAGTGGAAAAATGATCGCCATAATTAGCTCAATGATTATCTTGAGGATTTTGATAAGCTTAACTAATATGAGCAACATCTTTAACCAAGTCATTTCAATTTCAGTACACTCACGCATTTCGCGTTCAGCTTTTTCCTCGGGTGATTCATCATAGATATCATCATCACCATCGTCATCATCCATTCCATCATCTAAATTGTCAGCGCCGTCTCCGCCATCACCATAACCATCATCACCATCTCCGCCATCACCTCCAGGGCCACCTGGAGAATCTGGGCCACCACCTCCGCCTGGGCTATCGTCGTCACCGCCATCTTCACCGCTTCCTCCACCAGAACTATCGCCACCTTCACCACTGTCAGTTGGAATGTGATAACCATCTTCTAAGTCATACACCTCAGATTCAGCATCATCAAATTCAAACTTCTTCAAGATGTACTCACAATCTAAAATGATTGGATGGTCAAGTTCCTGTAACAAATCAGGCATTGGAAATAAGCCAATAACTTCTTCAAGCAACTTTTCCATTGGTGAAGCATCATGAGATGAGCCCGGAGCTACAACACCATTTACGAGAAACTTTGAGGGTGAATTGAAATTGATAACTGGGAATAAAAGTGCGTTGCCTAAACCACCAGTTTGAGCTAATAGTCGCTGCTTCTTAATTGGAATACCTTGAGGAAAAGTTTCTCCGCCTAAAGCATGTGAATAGATCTCAACAGGTGTTGCTGCTGGTTGGATTCTTTTGAGAACAATATTGTCAGTGACTTCTTGAAGCTTCTTAGCAATTTTGTCCAATTGGTCAAATGATATTTCACGTTTTGGATTTAAGTTTACTGAGTCTACGCTTGAATAATCGAAGTCTTTTTGGGTATATTGGTCATATAACCGTTTAATGGTGAGATTGTTCTCATTCATAGTAATTAGTAGAAAAAGGATTACTTATGAACTTTAATCTTTAAATTGTTCTTAATTGCATTACGAAATTCAGCTAATAATGCTCGCAACATTTTGACTTTGTTGTAATCATTTTTGCTTTTATCGTTAGTAACATCTTCTAGAAATTTAATGAATTCGATAATCTCTTCATGGTTCATTGAGTTATTGAATACTCCACTCTTTGTGTAAATTCGGCTTGCTTGCCATCATTAAAGTTTGTAACCGGTCTATAATATCCGCTTACGCGAGTATAGCATTCTGCTGTGCCTTCACAAAGTTTTGGGTCATTTAATTTTGATTGTATCTGTTGAATTTGTTCGTCAATTCTTTCAATTTGTTTATTCATTATGCTCTCCTATTTGTTTTCTGCTCACTAAATCATCTATAGCTTTCATCCAAAAATCACTTCGTCTGGCTTTCCACTTAACTTGAAATGAAACTGGCAAAGGACTTCCTTTGAATTGGCTTATTGATTCCTGAATATATCTCACTTGTGGATTACCAGTTGCGTTAGCACATTTACCTTCTATTTTATCAATAAAAGATCTACTATCACTGTACATTATGTAATTGTCCACTTTATTACTGATAACATCTTTGATAACTTGAAACATAGCTTCACTTTCGGCTGTTTCAACATCCGCTGTACCGGCAGCACTTTTGACTCCATTCTTTTTAGAGATGACTTTATTATCTTGAACGACAATATAGCCCCAAGTTATTAAGTTTAAGTCTTTATAGTAACCACCATCTGTATAGCATTCTATATAGCTTTTCATTAAATTAGATTAACTTACTTCGTATATGTGTTTTGATTCTTTTACTGCGAGTTGACCGAAATCTTTGATATTTCTATTACATCTAAAACATATTAGATTCACACTATTTCGTAATCTTTGAATTGTTTCTCTACCACAAACATCACAATCAAATCTTATTCTAATTTGTCTAGCTCTATAAAATGTTATTTCTGGGTCATTTTTTAATGCATTAAAATCGTCTATGTTATCTATGTCTCTAATATCCATAAATAGTTAGTAGAGTTTAATCCGCTAACTCAAAATTTACAGAATTGAAACGTCCCTTAATTCCTTCTAAAGTTATTTTAGTGTGCCATGAATGAACATCTACACTCTCTAAGATATAAGTTTTTCCAATTTCGACCAGATTATTTGGGTCATCATTACTTCCCCATCTAATCTGGTCTTTGTCCTGCTTTTCTACAAGTTTGACTCTATCGCCTGGTCTCCATGTTGGCATGTTTGCTCCTCTAATAATTTTCTCTTTTTCTCTTCTAATTCATTTAACTTTTCTTGATATTGCTCAACAGCTGCAGCTTTACATTGTGGACAAATCCCACGCATATTTCCCTTAATAAAACCATGAGTTTGACAATGACTGAATGTTGGTGTTATAGTCAAATAAGGAAGTTTAGTGTTGTACATTACTTTCTTAACGAAGTCTTTTATCCTTGGCCAATCATCTAATCCTTCACCGAGGTAACAATGGAAAACTGTGCCACCAGTGTATTTATTTTGTAATTCAACTTGATGTTCAATTGCCTCCCATGGATTTTCAGTAAAACTAACTGGCAAGTTTGAACTATTTGTGTAATAAGGATGCTGAATTGTGCCTGCTGTTAAAATATCTGGATATTTCATTTTATCATGTCTAGCCAATCTATATGAACAACTCTCAGCTGGTGTTGATTCTAAGTTATATAAATTTCCAGTCTCTTCTTGAAAGTCTGAGCATTTATTTCGCATAAAATCTAAAACATCTAAGGCCAATTGTCTCCCATCTTTTGTAGAAATATCCCAATCTTTTTTCTTAACATTTCTAAAAAAGTTACGACACAATTCATTCATACCAACTAACCCAATAGTGCTAAAATGATTTTCATATTTAGCAGGAAGATATCGTTTAGTGTAAGGATATAGTCCTCTGTCAAACCATTCATTTAATTTGACTCGCTTTAGTTCCAATGAACGTTTAGCGATATTCATACATGAACCAATTCGTTCCAATAGCTCTTCTTTTGTATGTGAAAGATAACCAATTTTTGGTAAATTCAAAGTAACAACTCCAATAGAACCAGTGTTATCACCACTACCAAAAAGTGAGCCATTTTTTCTAGTCAATTCCCTCAAGTCTAATCTTAATCTACAACACATTGACCTCGTTTCAGAAACATCCATATCAGAATTAACATAATTACTGAAATAAAAGCTGCCGAACTTGCCAGTGAGCCTGTAGATTCTTTCTTCAAGTTCTGGGTCTAATGATTCAAAAAACTCTTTAGTACAATTTAATGTGGGAATTGGATATTGAAATATGTTGCCTAAACCATCACCATTCTCTAACAAATCAAAAAAGATTTTGTTAAGCATATTCATCTCATTTTGTAAGTCGCCATAAGTGAATTGTTGCTTTCTTCCACCAATTACTGGTTGTTTATCTTTTAAGTCATGAGGTGGAACCAAATCTAAAGTGATGTTGCTAAATGGGGCCTGACTGCCCCATCGTGATGGAATGTTAATTCCATATAGAAAATATTGCAAGCACTGTTTTATCTCAGTACAATTCATATTGTCTTTTCTAATAAATGGCGCCAAATAAGTATCAAAACCATTTAATGCTTGTGCGCCATTCCATTCATTCTGTAAAATGCCCAAGAAATTCACGAGCTGTTGAACAGCTGTACCCAAGTGTTTTGGAGGGCGTGAATTTATCTTGCCTCTTACACCTCCTAAACCTTCCTCTAAAACAGTTGCAATTGACCACCCCGCACAATATGCCGCTACTAATTGTAAGTCGTGAATATGAAAATCACATGACTTATGAGCACTCCTAACATCTGATGGGTAAACTTTATTTAGCCAATATTGTGCTGAAACAGTTCCAGCCTGATGAAGTATCAAGCCGCCAATTGAATATGACGAGGTACTATTTTCTCGTACTCGCCAATCCTGCTTATCCAAATAAGAATCAGTAACAAGACATGGATCAATTGTTACTGGAGAATAATCACCGTTATCTGCCATACTTTCCTTTTTTCCAATTATGTATTATAGTTAGTTGATCTAAAGGATTTCAGAACTTATCATGTTGTCTATTTACTCTAATGAAGGAACAACACTTCCCGAAATGCTTCAATTCTGATGCGCCAATATAAGTACATGCGGACCTAAGTCCTCCTAATATATCGTTAATTATTGGTTGCACTGGCCCCTTATAATCAACTTCTTCAACAGCTCCCTCAGATGTGGCATAAGATTTATTTTTTCCAATATTTAATGGAGATATTTCACTACTCATTCCATAGAATATTTTAAACTTTTTTTCTATTGGAGCAGTGTGTGCCCAACCACCATTTTCCCAATAAACTTCATCTGTACGAAAATATTTTGTAATAATCTCTCCCTCACATTCATCTGTGCCTGCTAACATTCCTCCTAACATGACAAAATCTGCGTTTGCTCCAAAAGCCTTTGCAACGTCTCCAGGAACTCTCATACCACCATCTAAACAAATAAGTGCATTCAATCCATGAGCAACATCTGCATTTTCCATTGCTGCGCTTATTTGTGGGTAACCAACTCCTGTCTTTTTTCTAGTTGTACATACTGACCCTGGACTAATTCCAATTTTGATAATATCAGCTCCCGCCATAATCAATTCTTGAGTCATTTCTGGTGTACAAACATTTCCTGCCATAATAACATTTTCTTTAAATCTTCTTCTAACTTCTCTAATAAAGTCAGCAAATGTCTGTGAATAACCATTAGCAATATCTACACATATTTTCAAATCTCTTTTGACGAGAATTTTATTAGCAAATTTCTCTAAAGCGTTTAATTCATCGTCACTCATTCCAATTGTGTAAAAACAAGTTTCTACAGCCATTTCTAATTTATCATTCCAAGCTTTAGACTGCTGGCCACCATTGCCTAACAATTCTTCCCATTTATGATTATTATGTTTAGCAATTGAAACTAGCATATTGTTCTTTCTAAAAACTTCAGCCATTTCAAATGTGCCAGTAGCCATATTTGATGCAATAATTGGAACACAACTTAATGTGGATCTAGAATGTAAAGTTTTGAAAGTTCTTTTTAATGAGACGTCTTTTCTTGATAAAAGGGTACTGCGCTTTGGCCTAATTAAAACAGAGTCAAAGTCCAATTTGAGTGAGGGATCTATATACATGAGTTTAAATTAACTTAAGGATTTAAGTTATCGATGACTTTATTAATGAAGTTTTCTTGGAAGAATTGTACTAAACCTGTGTCATAACCATTGCGCAAATTCTTAATAACTTCTTTAACGTTGGAATCTATCAACAAAAATTGCTCAAAGTCATTGTTGTCTTCATTAAAACGAAGCATAATTTTTCCAATGTAAGGGATTTTCATTTCGCAAGTCTTTTTATCTTTCTGTTCTAACAAAGATAAATATGTACTAAAAAATGTGTATTGCCAAACTTGTTTAATTATGTCTTGCTTTAAGCCACACAACGCCGAAATTTTTGTTATTAGTTCTTTTTGATCAGCATCCTGAACAAAGATTTTTTCGATATTTTTCATATTGTTATATTAACACAAAAAGGGCTTCCTGTTACAGAAGCCCTTGGAAGGAAGTAAGCTTAAAAGATATAAGCTCAATTATAAATTAACTCAATCACCCAAATGTGCATCTCTCAAAGTAAAGTTCACTAACGAGTGCGATGTTTCTATCCCCGGTTTACGATGCAAAGTTATGATGTATCTGTCAGGATAGAGCCGCCAGAAAACTATCACATCGGGGTCAATATAATTGATATAAGAGTGATATCCCCTTAACTCATCAAAAGGAAGCTCAAACACTCTACAATCAAATTCCTCATAGCCCCTGAGAATGTAATAAGCTTCCATTTGGGTCGCCATATCCCATTCACCAAAAGTTTCAAAATCTAACTGAACTTTATGGTCAGCATAAATTGACATTGACTGGCCATTAAGTCTCGTGGTTGCAAAAAATGCTAACAAAACAATCATTAGAATCAGCAACCAAAGTTTTCGATACTCATCGTTTATATACATATTTTCTCCCCCTAAATGTAAGCAGTCCATTGCAGGACTGATGGCTCATAGTTGACAAAGTTATGAGCTCGTCGCCTCCTGTGGGCTGTCGGACCCGTGAGGCCTCAGGCTTAGACGGGTTACAAATCCGCCTTTTACGTCCCTTTGCAGAACTCCTTCCACAAAGCTTATTAAGACAACCTAGCGCTTGCACTTACATTCCAAAATGAGTCCCGCTCTTCCACTTAAGGATGCGGTAACTCATTTGGATAAATTAACTACCTAATCTTTTCAAGCTCAGCGATGCGAGCACTGTAGAACTGGCGAGTTATGGGATTTTGACGCCAGACACGCGCTTGCTCAATCTCAATGTTTATCTCATTGGCGGCATTAAGCACGCCGGCTCGTTCAATATCCACACCATTGGCCCTGAAGTCAGCTATCGTTTCCACCGTTGCGTTGTACTTCGCTTCGAAGGATGTTGCTGTAATTGGGACAAGTAAGAGCAAAAGCCCTACGAACAGAACCCCAATTCCACCAATAACTGCCGTTATAATTCCGGACACACCGAGTGCATTAAACCACCCGCTGTCAATAATTGTCATTACAATCCCTGCCCCAAGCAATGCGATGAAAATTAACAATAAAATCATTTTCTACCCTCCGATATTATATAAGATACGCAAGACTTGCGTTTACTTCAACCAGCACCCCAGCCATGTCTGGGTTTGGGAGCCCTTTCATCTTCCTTAACTTTTGCCATAAACTCACCTTTTGTGAGGATATCATACATCTCAATCTCAACGTTGAATAAGTTGGGCTGTTTATGCATGGCGCCACCTGTTTTAGTAACATTAAAATGGGGGAACATCCAAGGGCGGGCAGCGTAGTATTTCATAAGCCGCTGAACATCGGTGCTCTTTTGATTTTCCCAGACAAGGCGGCGAGTGAATCTTTCCTCGACCACATTCCGCTTTTCCTCAGAACTGTAGAATTCTACATAATAAGTGTTAGTTCTTGCCACTTTAATCTCCCTTAAGTTTATTGGTTTACCGTATAATAATATATAAGACTGATAGAATTCATGTTCAAAATCAATAGTAATTCTACTCCAGAGAAAAGGCCCAAGTCTTCTGGAGTTTAGCTTGACCTCAGCTTTTCTTTCATAGCTAAATTTATCTTTAAAGATGAAAGAGTTTTCATAGTCAAGAATGATTATATCTAACATACTAAATAGATATGGCTACTAACAAAGTATTTGGTATATTAAAAGGAACATGTCCATACGTAATTTTCTTTGGATTTTTCGTGGGAGTGTGCTTGCTTCTTCAATGTTTTATTCCCTTCATTCAAAGAATGGCAGAACTAAGTGGGAATGGATCTTACAACTGGAGTTTTTGGTTACAAGTGTTAAACACTCAATTTGTTCTACCAATGGAACTCATATCACAATTTTGGGCAGCCATTGCTGCAACTTATGTTGGTTTAGATAGAACAGCATTCGCAGTAGATGCATTCAAGCATGGCACAAATGGCGGACACGCTTTTAATGATGAAAAGTTGAGCCAATTAAATTCTATTATTTGGTTATCATTTGGCATATTTATTTTAGCAACTTTATTAAACACATTCTTTCAAGCAGAATTAGCATTAGCCCCATTATTTGCTTGTTTTGGCGCAACAGTTTTATTCTATGTTGGCGGAAATAAATCTGTTAGAACAATGGAAAATATCTGTCCAGAAGAATATTCAGAAGCTTTTATTAGGGAAAGTGATCTAGATTTGAAAGACTTATGTGAAGCCGTTTGTAAAGATGAGACTTTAACAGATGATGATAGAAAAACTATTATTGTTGTTGCTAATATGTTAAAAAGAGACGAACCATTTACAATGAAAGTTTGTGAAAATGGGAAAATTCAAACACTAAATAAAAAATCATAACATTGGTTTCTTTTTCTTTTCGTTTAGAGAAGTAATAATAGTCATAAACTTATTAAAGTTGTTTTTAACTGAAGAAAACTTAATTTTATCCAACACATTATCTTGATACTCTTTATGAACTTGCTTAAAGTTTTCAGTGAGTGCTTCTTTTACTAAAGATTTTCTAGTTTCAACTAATAATTCTTGTGGGTTTATTTTAGATAAGTCAACCCTTTCAGTAACTTGTTTGAATATGTTTTCTTTTCTATCATAATGAAATATGCCGCCATACACGTTTAATGACTCTTTAATTCTAAATAGCGTATATTGGCATTCTTTTAATAGTGTTTCATTTAATAAATCTTCCATAATTTTTAGAAACTTATCTCGTTTCATGTAAAACTTAATTGTGCCATCATCTAAAATAATTCTAACATTATCTTTTACTGGATTAACGAAGTATAATAAAAAGACAAATTGATTTAAGTATTCAGTTGGGTCTGGTATAACAAACTTTGGAACTTCTTCTAAACTTTTTGGGTTAACCATCTGTGCTGTTTCAGCATTTAAGATTCTATCTTCCATAAAATTTAGTCACTATATTTTGATTGTTCCGGCCTAACATTATTGTGAAAATAGATATTTGACTTATTTCCTTCTGGATGAATTATTCGTTTGTTGTCCCAATCTTCAAGCACTTTTCTACATTCGTCAATCCAAAACTTAGTTGTACGAACTGGAACATTTTGGCCAACTACTGAACCAAAAGAATGGAAATTATGTAAATAGTTTAAGTCATGTGGAAGTCCCATAAAGTGCATATATTCTCTAAAAGTGAAACATCTATCTTCTATTGGATGTAATGCGCTCCAAGTGTTACCATGATAAACAGTTGGCATTTTCTCATTAGCAACTGAAAAGAATGACCTATCATAATAGCCCATTCCAATTGCTTTTTTACCCAAACAATAATCATAATGTGCTTTTAATTTTTCATCTTTGTGGAACTTGTAAAACTCATCAGCTAATCCATTTAGAATAATAAAGCTTTTTAATCTATATCTTCCAACTGTATCTCGCCAATTTTTTCCAAACTTTTTGCTAATAAAAGCATACTCTTGATTTCCATCTAAAGTGTAACATTCAAACTCTTTAGTATTCTGAGTTGCGTTTGTTGGTATTCTTGAAAGGTATTCCGTAATAGTGCCAACTTTTTTGCTTTCAAATCCAATTACAGGTGGTGGAATATCATCTTTTAACCACTTCCAAAATATCACATAAGTTCGTGGTCTATATTGAATGTTGTCATGAAGATAAGTATCTGTTTTAACATAAGTTACAGAATAACCAGAAACTTCAGCAATTTCATTTAAGTAATCTCTAACAACTTTTCCCTTTGGTGTATAAAGAGCAGGAGCATTTTCAAATAAGTACACTTTTGGTCTAACTGATTGTAAAACAAATTTAGTGAGAAACTTGAGGTTGTTGTTTTTCATTGAGTCATCTTTGCCATGGTCAGCTGTATTTGCTGCTGATAAACCACTACAAACTGGCACTGAAACTATTAAGTCAACTGACTTTAAAGTTGTATCTTCTGGATTAAAATTGGCATTGCTATATTCATTATCATTTGTTATAGCAACTGGTCCATTTATATCATCAAACATTCCTCTGTTAAATTGTACATAAGGAGGAAGTTTTTTCTTTTTCTTGAGGTATTCTAAAAAATGTCTTTCGTTTCCAATGCCTCGTAAAGAGCCATCTTTTCCAAAAATTTCTTTTTCTAATCCAGGATATGATAATATCCAATTTGCCTGTTTACCAAATGATTGTTCGCCTGCGAAATAAGCACCACCAGTTAGCGGTTGAATTGCGGCCCATGTTAAATTACTCATAAATAATGAGTTATTGGTGGCTACTATGACAAATTATTTACCAATATGACTATCACCATAACCGGCTGGCCACTTAAATTCTCTGCCGTATTTTAATTTTCTCACATGAAACTCAGTTGGCCCTTCGGTGTCCATAAAATCTTTTACATATTCAATAAGTTGTATATCTGTTTTAGCTATATAGCTTTCTTCTTCCCCATCATGGCCTTTTTCTACAAATTCATATCTTCCATCAGATTCTTTTAAGCTTTCTTTATATATTTTTTCAAAATCCATTTTATATCCTCACTACTGTTTTAAGCCATGGTATAACTTTTCGTCTCATCATTTCTGGAATTAAGTCATTTGAGATTTTAGTCATTAAAGCTTTATCATCAACATTTAAGTCCTTACCATAAACACGCTCACATCTATCCATTGCATATCGTTCCCAAGCTGAAACGAACTCATCAAACATTCTGAACGTTAACTTTCTGTTTATTTCAACTGGTTTACCAAAAACTGGTCTATTTGCTTTCCAACATTCAATTGCAATTCCAATTAAAGTGTAAACACATTCACGAGACCATTTTCTAACTTTTGGGTCAACCAAAGAAGAGTCACCAATTTTGGCAAGATTTGAATAGATTTTTCCAAGTCTTTCAAGATATTGGTCAAGAGATAATTTAACTTCAACAGATTCAGTTCTGTCCAAAACAGCTGAATTGATGTCATCCATCTCTAAATTTGAAATAAAGATAATTGAAGAGTTAAATAAGAATCTGCGTGGGAATGATTCACCCTCACCAAAGGATTCAGTGGCACCAGAGTCTTTCATTGACTTCATTGCTTTAATATCTTCTTTAGTGTAACCAGCATATTCATCTTCGTCTTCATCTGAACCAATTAAATCATCGAGAAGTTCCTTATTGGTTCCCATTTTTCCTTCTCGTAAATAATCCCATGACTTCGTATAATTTTCATCAGTATTATCAATTATTCTATTTTGTAAGTTTTGTGATTCTCTTAATGAGATGTAATTATCAACAACTATCTCATCATCAACCGCCACTACGAATCTATTTTCCTTAAGAGCCTCTGTATCAACTTCAATCCAAACACCTTCTTTTAATGCTTCTGCATCAGCAGATACTAAGTCATCATATTGATTTTGGAATGCTTTCATCAATGTACCGCGTACAGTAATTGGTTTTTCCTTTGCTGCTTTTGGGTCCATAATGGCTTTCATGATATTTAAGATACTCTGTTCTAATCCTTTCATAATCATTTTATCATTATCATCAAGGACTATAACTTTGTTATTTGAGTGATAATAGAAGAATGGCACAAGAGATGACATTGCACTACCAATATCACCAGCTTCATACACATATTTAGCCTTTGATGGAGACTGCGGCATGTATCGTTTACAAACTTCCATAACTTCGAAAGTTTTACCAATTCCAGGGTCTCCATAGATAATAGCATGGGTTTTATCCGTTTTCTTTAATATGATATTTTTAACTACATTGTAGATATCTTGAAAAGTTTCCTCAGCTGAACCTTTTAATGATGCTTCACCATATTTGGAAAACAAACCTTCTGCCTGCTTTGAATATTCGCCAGCTTCATAATTTTCATCTCTTTCGTATGGCCCAATTGCTTTTTTCTCTTTACTAGAACCACCCGCTCCATAGCTTTTACCAAGAGTTGAAAACTGTTTTCCAGTTCCAATATAACCCTTATTAGTTAACCAAGAGATATCCTTATCGAATTGCTCTTTAGTACAGTTTGGGTGTGCCCATTCTGACTTCATGAATCCTTCATAAGTTGGGTTTTCAACATTGTTTGCATAGGCATTGACTAAATCACCTCTTTTTGCTTCTTGCAACCTTCGTTGCATATTAGCAAGATATGATTCTCGTATCATTTCTGGGTCTTTAGTTTCATCATACACAAAACCAGACTCAGTTGTTCCATCACAATCAGGAGCTAAAACGTCAGCAGATACGGGAGCTCCACCTTGCTCCACATCCGAAATAAACTCTATAAAATCACTCATGTTATTTAGTTATATTTTTATGTTTCATTACACCTCTAACATATCCCTCAGGAATCTCATTTTCTTTTACTCTTTTGTTATTTACACCGTTATTCACCCAAATAAGCGAACTAAAATGATTTCGTAATAATTGTTTTGATTCAGATGTATGATTTTTTCCTTTCATCCATGTAGTTTTTCCTTTATTTGATTGACCTATTTTTATTTTTGTTTCTTCAGAATGCTGATAATCAATTCTTGATTTAAGTCTTTTTTGTACTGTTTCTGATGTTTGTTTTTTTCCTGTAAGTGCTTCACTTATTCTTAAACAAAATTCTTTAGACCTCTTTTTTCCTTTATTTGCAATTCTTATTTTTTCTATAGTTTCTTTTGATGGTTTTCTGCCCATCATTCTCAAACTTTGTCTTCTGTTCATTTCTTCTGTATGTTTTTTACCACTTATTCCTTTTCTATTTTCACTCATTTTTCTAACTGCTTCAGAAGTTTCTTTAGTTTGTCCTTTTCTATGATAATTATTATGTTCTTCAATAGTCATTTTAACAGCATATTTCATTATACCATCAAAATCAAATCCCCATCGTTCATAATGAGCATCATTAAAAGCTCTTTGTTCTTCTGTCTCACGAAGATGATGAATTACATAGCCTTTTGTTATATTAAAATAACCTACAGCCATATTTTTAAATTTATATGACCTATTTGTTGATGTTCTCCATTCTTTTATATTCATAATATTTAGTATTAAACATTCAAATAACTCACTCATAAATTAATGAAATTAAAAACTTAAAACTACTAATTACTATGGAAGGCCGCAATTTTATCGAGTGGACTGATAAAGAATTCTCAATAAATAACGACATTCTAGATGCACAGCATAAAGGATTCGTTAAAATGATTAATGATATCTTTAATAACATAAACTTAATTGACAGAAGTAAAGAGTTTGAATATTTTGAATGTGTTAAAGAAGACATCTCTAATTATCTAAAAATCCACTTTTACACAGAAGAAAAGATAATGGGGAAACTCAATATTTGTAAGGAACTAGTTAAGGCTCATATTAAAGAACATGATAAGTTTATTGAAAACTTTGATATGATAATTAAGAACTTCAAAAAAGAGGACCTAAATCTTGATGAATTAGTTTTTTTCTTAATAGACTGGATTGCTGATCACGTCCAGACTATTGATAAAAAAACTTTTAAGGAAGTAAACTAATGAATAGAAATATCATTATCGCTGATATAGACGACACACTGATAAAATCATCTCCAGACGATATTGGTATTTGGAAAATGAAAGATGGAGAAGAAACTCGACTAACGACTGAGGAGTTTGCTGAAGACCCAGATAAGGGAAAGCCTGGAATAACTTATGATTATTGGGAGTTTGAAGACCCAAAAAGAGTTAGAGACAGTATTATGAATGGCACACCTCTTATTAGAAACTTAGAGATTATTGATGATTATCTTGATAATGGATATGATTTCGTTTTCCTAACAGCCCGTGGTTGTGAAGATGTTATCAAAGATGTAATGGCTGACTTTATGAAATATCGTTCAAAAGATGGTGAGTTAAAAGAATTGGGTGATAAGTTCAAAAGAAGTCTTTCTTATGCTGTTAATGATGAAAAATATTGTGAGATATTTGATGGCTTAAAAGATTTTGAAAGAAAAGCCAGCGTTATTAAACATATTGCTAGAATGTATGATGACGTTATTTTCATTGATGATGATGATAGAAACTTAGAAGCTGTTAAAAATCTAGACTTACAAAACGTTTCAGTAGTTAAAGCGACTTAAATCCTTTTTCCCATTCTAACAAAAGCCTCTGTGTTACCAAATCTTTTTAAGTCTCTATTATAAAGAACATCAAAGTTATCTTCAAACCATTTTAATAGCTCCCTAGATTCTTCTTCTTTTTTCCTACAGTGAATTTCGATAGCAAGATACTTAATGTATTTTGGAAGCTTAGTCCAGTCAATAGTGTATTCACCACCTTCTGTGTCCATCTTCAAAATAGTTGGTTTGTATTTTTTGAGCTCATCATAAAATGACAAAGTTGGAACAGTTATCTTATCTCTTCCTCTCACTGGAATAATTGAATGAGTTCCCATGCATGGTTTAGTACCAGCTTTTCTTCTAGTTATGTAAAAATCAATTGTGCCAACTTCTCCAGCCATTGCGACATTATTTAGAATTGCATTACCCAATTTCTGTTTAGACAACACTTGAAAGTTTTCAGGTTCTGGCTCGTAAGAGATAACTTGTTTTGCTCCATATTTTAGAGCATTATATGCAAAGACGCCAATATTAGCACCAACGTCCATAACGACTTGGTCTTCACAAACTTTGAAAATTTCTTTATATTCATACATCTCTTTTAAGACGTCTAAATCTCCAGTGTCAGGTCTATAAAATAATCCAGTTTTAGCATCTTCTAAAATAACGAGATTATTATTTCCAAATGTAAATGACATTAAAGTCCTCCAAATTTAAATCCATTCAATTGTTTGTATTCATCAGGATATTCTTTTATGTACCATTCTGGATATTTGACAGCATTTTTTGCACTAATTTTTGCTCCCATGACTCCATTCAAATCCCAATGAATAATGTTTGGATATTTTTTAATTAGATATCTATAAACATCTTTATGCTTTTTGGACTGTTCTGCCTTTTTAGTTTGCTCTACATTTAAGTCCCATGCTTGTGATTTAATTTTCTTGTCATAAACTGCTTCTAAAAAGTTTACTGTCTTTCCAGAAAAACCACTCTTAATAAATCTACAAACGAGTTCAACATCTTCTCCAACACCTAATGGACAATCTTTATCAAAGTTTATGTTGTGCTGTTTCATTAGTTCAATGTTTATTCCATAACAACCAGCAAATAAAGTATGTGAACTTTTAGATAATGGAGTTGTTCCTTTATAAGATTTGTTTGGACCAAATAATTTTAATCCAATTTGACTAGAAGGTATTTTAACAAACCAATCTTTTTCAACATCAATATATTGTTCAATAGTGGCAAAGAAAGAAGCAATATCGACTGGGATGTATTTTGAATCTAAATCCTTAGTTTGGAACTTGATATAATCATCATCAATGAACCAAGCAAATTTAGTTCCCAATTCCTGCTGATGCTTAATCATATCATATCTTTTTTCAGCAATATTTCTCTTTGGACCTTGTACAATTATGTTACCAGTTTTTTCGTATTCTTCTTTATCATCAGTTACATCAATATAAATGTAAGCACTTAATTTTGATTTCTTTAAATGCTCAAAAGTATGTCCAACTGGCCTCTGATGACTGGGCACACAAATTGGATATTTTGGTGTGCCTTTTATAATGTAATCTAAATGAGTTTTCATCATATTTAATTTATGAAACTAGAATGCTGCACTTTGTTAGTTTCAAGCTCCATCAATATTTTGTTAGTTTCTGCTATCTTACAATTTATTGGGCAATATCTAGTATTTAATTCCTCCCCTTGTTTATAACGATAATCACTATTCCAAATATCAATTAAACGATTATCTGCTGTTATTTTTCCATAATAGCCACTCTTTGATCCATTATTGTAATCATTTAATTTGAAACAACAAGTTAGGACTACACCTTCTGAAGTGATAGTTGGATATAATGCATGTCCATAACATTTCTTAAAAGGTATTCCAGTTTTTTCATATTTAATCAATTCTGCAAACTTATATGAGATAGTATAAACTTTGAAGGTGTCAGTTGAATAAGCAGACACATTAGATAATAGACTAAATATCTCCTTATCCCAAAATATGAAGGCAAGATTTAATCTATCTTCTGGGAATAAAACTATTGGTTTAATTTGTATATAATCGACACCAATTTTTCTAAAAGTATTTATTGCAGGAAGTACATCGAGATAATTATATGGAGTTAAAAGATAAGACACCCCAATAGTTATATCTGAATTATTTTCTCTTTTACATTGGACTGCTCTTTCAATAGCAGCAACAGTTTCATCAAAGTCAGCTACATTTCCATGCATCTCTTTATAAACTGTATCACTACCAGCATCAACTGAAAATCTAACCCATTGACAATAATCAATAACAGGTTTTGGGTCCTTCAATAATTGACCATTAGTTATTAAGCCAACATCAAAATGTTGATTTAATGCTCTAATAATCTCTTGCCATTTTGGATGGCATAATGGTTCACCACCTCCAGATAAGTTAACACCCTTAACCCCAAGTGTCTTCATATCTTCAACTAAGTTTGGCAATAATTTCATGTCAAAATTATGTTTCTGTTGTGGTGATAATTCTTTAACTGAAAAGGTACAACCTGGGCAAGCATGATTACAGAAAGTAGAAGGATGCATTTCAACAGTAACTGGTCCAACTTCTTTTCGAGTTTCTGGACAGAGATAATCTCTTAATTTGTCAAAATGAGATAATATCTTATTTGAAGTAAAGATAGAAGATTTTTGATTTGCAAATCTATTGTAGAATTCCTCTAAGTTTTTCTGTTCTTCATCTAACATAATAGTTTTGACTTTAATAACAGTTTGTGCAGGTAACATTTCGGTGTTGTGAATAAACATATTATAGTCACTCAATGTGAGTCCTATCTGATTTGCAAAATCGTCTTTAGACAATTTTAATTGATTTCTTAATTTTTCTAAAACTTCTGTTCTCATAATTGACCAAATTTCTCCTTGAAACTTTTTGGTGTTGCATTCTTGATTAGATTAACCCATTCATAACCGTCGGATTTTGATTTCATTGAATCTCTAGCATAAAAAGTTTCATTCTCTTCTAATATGTCCTGTAAAAAGTTATCCAATGAATCTGTTCTCCATCTATATTGAATTGGTCTCAATGATGATAAGCCTCGTCTAATAACGATATCCGCCATATTGACTTTTCTCATTGCCATTACATTTTCACTTCCCCATTTCTTGTAAAGATTAAAACCTAACATACAAGTTTTATCTAAACCAGTAGAAAAGAATGCTCCCTTTTTAACTCGAGCATCTTGTGAAGTAGCTTTTTGAGCAGCATATTCAATATAAGTCATGGGTCTAATTCCCTGCTCTAATAATTGTAAGAAGTAATCATAATCTTCCCACATCATAATATCAGTAGTGTGATAAATAAGTTTACCACATTTTTCTCTCATTTTTTTCAAGTCCCAATAATGAATTGATATTGGACTCATGTGACAATATTTTGCTGGACGATGAATTCTATTCTTAATAAAATTGCTTCCTGCCATACCTCCATAAATGTGTTCGATTTCTGGAAGCTCTGGCCATCTAACATAAGGTACAGTTAGATTACGAATAAAATCTTCTTTACTGTAAGGGCCAAACTTACAAAGTCGTGATATGTTTTCATCAAACATCCAAACTTTATTATAGCCGTGAGCCTCTGCCCAATCCATAACATAATTCTTTAATGATGACATATTAGACTGTGTATCTTTATATGGCATTCCGTTATGTTCAACAGCAAAATTTTTCGGTTTCCAATCTGGAAATTCGTTTTTATCTACAAATGCTACGACATCTTGTTTGTCATTAGAATGAAAAACATTCTTATATTTAATGTCATCATATTTACAAAACGGTCCCCTTCCAGCCAAAATTGTTACTAAAGTTTTACTCATGTCCTTTCCTTGATATTTTTAAGTACTCCATATCCTGAAGTTACTAGTATTGGTATGTTGTTTTTAATATGTATTAGAATGCTTTCAAATTCATCTACAATTGGTGGATAAGCATTTTTATTTCCAAGGCTCACCGCAATTCTTGCACTCTCTAAAATCTTTTGCATATCCACACAAGCATTTAAAGTTTTTTCTACTGCTTCTGTTAGTTGTGTTACTCTTCTATTAGCTAATTCTCTATTTACTCCAATTCCAAACATTGCGTTATAGATACTTTTTTCTTCATCATCTTCACCAACTAAATCATCTAAATCTATTGGTTGATAGTCCATAGCATCTTCTACATCTGAGAGAAGTTGGTCGATTTCTTTTTGACTCAAAGTTCCATCACTCATATTCTTATATTAACTTTTACAAAACTGGCAATTACAATTAGTCTTACCAGAGAAAATGCAAACATCGTCATTTTCAGTTTTATCTTCCTCTGGAAAATTAAAGTCAGCAAAATCATCGAATTCTATTCCTGGAAACTCTAATTTTTTCGGAGGAAGATTTAACTTCACATTAACTTGTTTTACTACTTTCGGTTGTGGGGATTCAATAACTGTTGGTTTATATGGCCTGTTATATGTATGTCTTTTATATAAAATTGGAATAATAATCGTCAAGAGCCAGACGCCAGTCATTGATATGATAATTGAAAGTAGAATTTCTTCAATCATTTTCTTGTATAAGTTTCCTCTTCTCCATATATCATTTTATTATCTTCATACAATTTAATTAAAATGTTGTATAATTCTTCTTGTTCTTTTTTATCTAATTCTACCTTCCCAACTGGAGTCTTAAATTCGTGAATCCAATATTCTATTCTGTCAGTCATAATTATGCTCCTTAATCAAATAATTCTGATCTTCCAAGTAGTTTTTCTACTGTCTTTAGTGCTTTAGTGAGTCTTAAATCAAATATGTTTAATCTCCTATTTACTACACTTACATCATTTTCTACTCTTGCTATTGTTGTTTCTAACTCCTTTAAGTACACAAACCAATCATTGTTTGTTTTTACTTGTTCTATTGTCATTAATGCATTCCTTTATAGTTTTTCTAACTGCATCATCAGATGATCTATCAACTATAAAACCTAATTTCTGTAATTTATCGACATTAAAACTGAATGTGTTAATGTCGCCCACATACCCGGTGGGGTTTGCTCCGTATTGAATGTTATTGCAATTAAATTCTTTAGCTACCCATTCGGCCATATCCTTCAATTTAGTTTTCGATTTATCGTATGGCGCTACATTAAATACATTAACCTTCTTAGCAGAATTAAACCACAAAAAGATTATTGCATCAATTAAATCTTTAACATGTATGTACGGTTTGCATTGAGACCCATCTCCCAACACTTCTAATTTTTTTGGATTTTCTTTTAACTGTCTAATAAAATTCCAAAGAGCTCCATGAGTCATTCTTGGGCCAATAACATTTGGGAATCTTATTATTAAAGTATGCATTCCATAGTTTTCAGCAAAGGAAGATATAAAAGCTTCAGAAGCTAATTTTGCTGCCCCATAATGTGATAATGGTAAAAGTGGCCCACTAGATTCTAACAAACTCATATTTCCATGGTCACCATAAACTGTTGACGATGATGAAAATATGAAGTTCTTTATTTTATTTACACGGGCTATTTCAAGCATATAAAATGTTGAAAGAAAAGTTTCATTCAAATCAAAAGAGCTATCCTCTATTGACTTAAAAGTATCAGCATTAGAAGCGATGTGAAAAATTGCATCCACTCCTTCAAATATTGAATCTGGAAGTGTTTTAATATCTTTTGCAATTAACTGAAACTTATCACTTTTAATATGTTTGATATTATTTTCAGTTCCTTTGGAGAAATTATCAATCCCAATAACTTCGTAATCTTGAGCTAATAATGCGTCAACTAAATGACTACCAATAAAGCCAGCGGCACCCGTACAAATAACTTTCAAAAGTTACCTCCTATAATTCTAATAATTTATTTAAAGTTTCTTCTGCGCTATTTCCAGGTTGAACAGTTTTCCAGACTTCATATTCACCACCATCTTTATGAACCATTGAAGCCATATCTTCATAAGCTTGTTTAACTCTAGTTTCAAAAGAGTCACCGGCTGTTTCAAACAAATCATTTACTCCAATAGAACGATTTCCCACTCTATCTGGAAAATAGTAAATGATATTTGGTGTTACATCTGGATAAGGATTTTTGAAAAAGTTTATAACATGCATTACTTTTTCTTTTGAATGATACTTTAACATATCATCAATAATTTGCTTGCCATAAAATTGATAAGCAATGCACGAATAAGTGTGTCTATCACATATAACAGTTTTACCTGCTTTCAAGTTCGGTCTAATTATTTTGGCAATGCATTCAGCTTTATCCAACATAAATGCATGCATATTTCCATAAGAAGATAATTCCCATCGTTTATCTTTACAAAGAGAACGAAGCGTTGTTGCTAATGGACCCCAATCACCACCAGGTTGTCTAGTCATAATTGTGTCAATTCCCTCTGAGTTTAGTTTATCGGCCAAAAGTTTTGCAACACTAGTTTTTCCAGTAGCGTCAAAACCTTCAAACACGATAAATTTATTCTTGAATTTGTTCATTAAAAGCTCCATAGCTTAATTTAGTCATAATACTGTCACCTTGAATCGCTACAAAATCAGCAGCTCTTAACTCTAAAATTATTTTAGATAACTCAATAAAGTTTATATTTCCACCAGCATCAAGTTTAGTGTGAATTAAATGTTCGAGACAATTTAACACACCATCTCTAGTGTTATCAGAAACTAAATGAATTTCTTTTTCGCTCAATAACATGCGCTTTCCAGATGACATTATTATTTCCTATTTTAGATTATCGTCATAAATATCGTTATATGCCGTTTCAGTCATGTTCAAATTAGTTATTTTAGTTTGATAAATGTCGTCAACATCTTTTTCTTCTGTAACTTTTGCATATAAATTAAGAGCACCTTTAAATTCTGCTTTTGGTGAGAAATTAATGTCTTCAGCAACTTGTGTACAACCAAAATTTATCTCATCAGCAAGCTCACAAATAGTAGCTTGAAAACCTTTCATGTTATCTATTGCGGCCCAAGTTTCGTCAATGTCATTTACTCTAACATCTTTGTTTTTAACTTTAATCTCAATACCATGAGCTGCCATTGCTTCAAAGTATGGCTCTAACAAATCTGGATTACCAGTTGCATACAAGTCATCAATTATTTGAAGTAACTTCTTAAAAGTTGGACTCACTCTGTCCTTAAATTTTTCATTTGGGTCGAGCTCTAATGGGTTACCCATCCAGCCTCTTTTGTGGTAGTAAGAATAATCCTTACAACGAATCATGACAGGCTTCTCGATTTTTTGCATCTTTGCCATATCTGCTGCCACCATGTTCATATGCTTTGAAGCAGTTTTCTTTTCAGTTAAAAGACCATAAGCTTCCGATAGCAATTCTTTTGGTGTCGTTTGTTTTTCTGACATATTTTATCTCCTTGAATGTTATATTAACTATTGTATAAATCCAGAATTTGGATTTTCATACATCTTTTTGACTTCTGGTTGATTATGTAGATATTCAAAATACTCTTTAATGATTTTATCAAGTAATTCAAAGTCTCTTTCATAAATGTGAAGTGAGCCTGCATTCCAATAAATGTTTCCACGTTCTGGATCCATGCTACTAAACATTCTAATATCTTTTAGAAAATATTCATAAACAAATCCATGCCATGGTAAGTCACCACAATGAAGTCCTCTAATAACATCATTACTTCTCATTGTAACAATATAATCAAATCTATTTTTTCTAATAAAATGTTGTGTTGTTATAGTACAAGTAAAATCAGATTTAGCATTTATTCCATCATTCCATTCCCATTGCATTTGTGGACGACCATAATAGATTATTGACTGTCTTCCATCTGGTTTTTCAATAAGTTGTTCTAAAGCATATTTATATTGAGATTTTTCAACTTTATTTCTTGGTATATAAATATGTCTTTTATTATCAGTAAGTCCATCATAATAGATCCTTCCATTTTCTGGACTAAAAACACACCAACCATAATTTGAATTAACTCGGCCATCATCAGTACAAATGCGGGACCAAATTTTATTATCTTCAATTCCCTTATGTCCCTTAATACATCTGTCTTGACTCATGTACCATTTGTGTTCATTTTCTATATATTTATGTTGAGCTTTTCTGGATTCACCAAGATGAAGTTTAGTATCAGTTGCATCAAAAACAAGATTTGCATTAATGATTTCAGCTGTTCCTGCAACTAAATCATTTTTCTTAATTTTTTCCTGTAATGGAATTAAAACATTTTCAATGAGATAAATAGCGTTTTTTGTGTACATATTCCTTTCCTTAAGTTTATTTTATAAAAACTTATTTGCGTGTAAATGATGTTTAACTTCATCAAATACTTGTTCTATTGTCTTTCCAGTTATATTGATTAATGTTTTGTGTTTAATGTTACTCTTTTCATAAAACTCTTTGAAACGATTTATCTCATCAGTTTTCTTTTCAAGTTCAACTGAAAAAGATTTTCCATCATCTCTGCTAATTAAATCTTGTGGGTCAGCAACGAATACATATAATTTTATATTATTTAAGACTCGCCTGCCAAATCTTTCTTCAATTTCATAAACATAGTCACCAATGTAATTTCTATAAATTGAACTATAAACTGTTTCACCACCATGTGCTCTATCCATTGCAAGATTCAAATTATTATAAGTGGCGAACTTAATTAGATTAAACATTTCTGTGTAATGACGTTCTGATTTCTCTTTAACATTATCTCCCTTAATAGATGAATAATGCAAAACATGAATCGTTTGTCCATTTTCTTCCAGATATTTTTTGATTAAATCTAACTGTGTTGATTTTCCAACCCTATCAGGTCCTTCTATCAAAATAACCATTATTTTCCCTCTTCTTATTTTATAAATTAACTTAGATTTCTTCGCCAGTTAGATTCTTATATTCAAGTGTATAACGCTCTTTCTCTTCTTCACTTAAAGTTTCAGGTTCATTCCTCAATTTGTTAAATAAAAAATGAATTCTTGCCCCAATTTCTGCGTTATAATTAAGTCCCTCTTCTGATAGTTTTAAGTTAACTGGTTCTTGATCTTTTTTACCAAATAAATTGATGTTTAACTTAAGTTTACCATTATTTTCAAATAACTTATCATAATTGATACTATTTTCTATCATTACTTGTGGCCACATCATATTCTCTTTAATAAAAAGACTAATGAATAATGAAACTTTTTCTGATATTGAAGCGTCCTTAAGTGACTCCTTAAAAGCTTCTCTATGAGATTTATTGGGCCATTGAAATGATTTTTTCATTTTACAATGCTTACTGTTTTTAACGTAATTATCAATCCATTGTTTGCATCTATATTGTTCACCAGCGGGAACAGCTCTGTTTAATTCACAAATGTAATTACTTCTGTGATAAAATAAACCATCAGTAGCATGAATTGTCTTTTTGACTTTACAATTTTTTAATCCTTGCTTTTTTGCATAATCAAATAAATAAGCTTTTAATTCGTTAAATCTTTTAAATTGATCTGCATCTTTTTCTACTCGTTCTTCATCTAAACTTTTATGTATCATTTAAACTCCTATTTCTAAAAAATGTTGGCCAACAGATGCATGATTATATTTTAGTTTTTTAGTAAAGCAATATTGTGCAACTTTATCTTTTCCATTATTTTTAGTATCAAGAATAATAAGCTTGTGGTCTAACTTATATTTTCCTCTAATTTCTGTGATTAAATCATCTTGGTCATTCAATACTATAATTGAAGAAAATTGATGATTTATTATTTCCTGTAAAGCGAGCTGCCCATAATCTTTATTTTTTAATAATCCATAAGTGCAGTTAAAATATTGATAAAATTGTCTGTTACCAGTAAAATCAGTTGGGACACCAGCCCAAATACAGAATGGTGGACGAACTTGGTCAGGACGAAGCTTTAAAGTTTTTTGTACGTCTAATGAATTACGAGATAATACTCTATTGAAATTATCCCATTCCAACCAATGCTTTTCTTTTTCAATAACGCCGCCAGTAAAAACTATAAATACAGATAGAGTTCCATTTATTGCATTTAACCATTCTTGTTCTAAGTCTTGTTCTTTTATTTTCTCAACAATATCATTATATAAAGTTGAATGATCATTCTTTTTTAATTCTTCATCATTTTCTCCAATGTCCAACTTTACTGCTGGTTGGCCATTACCTGGTCCAAATGGAATTAAACCAAAATCTACTTTATTGATTTTTAACATTAAGTTTTTCCCTCATTTCTTTTTTGATATCTTCTTTATTTTCAATAAACATATCAACTCTTCTTCTCAATTCCTCAAATGCTTTTCTAAAAGTTACTGAACCTCGAGGTGCTTCTGTTGTAAAGAGCTCTGCTACTGCATATTCAGAATGATCCGTTTCATCATGATAGTATAGCGTCATTCTATCATTTATGCCTGGACGAATTGCGCATCTTAATCCTTTGTCAATAGTATATTCCATAATATCATCCATCAAAGGATCCGTCTTAAACTCATGTAACATTCTTTGGTCATTTGGTCCAGGAGCTACTTCAACTTTTTTCTTGTAAAGAATAAAACCAAAAATGATAATTGCCAGCAGTTGTGCTGCTTGTAGTATAATAATCGTACTCATGTTCTTATATTAACCTCAAAAAATTTGTTTGTGCTTCATAATCTCCGCCCAAAGTTAGTTTCCATTCTTCAGGTGTGAGTGTGTTTTTTCTAATAAGTCCGTCAAGAACTTTCCCCTTTTGTTCTAAGTTCAACAACATTAAATTATCAATAGAATTATGATAACATAAGTTATAATATCTAGTTTCCTCATCTTGTCCAATGCGATGAATTCTTCCTCTGAATTGCTCATAAGTTATGTATGCCCAAGTTCTCTCAAAGAAAACTGCTGCTTTACATTCAGTTAACGTAAAAGAAGAATTAGCAATATTTATTGATGCAAGAAGAATCTTATTTTTGCTTTTCTTAAAATCAGCAATTAATGGAAAACGATCTTCCTTTGCGACATCAGCTGATATTACATGAAAATCAAATTTAAGATGCTGTTTCAAACATTCAAGCGTAATTGGATGATAATATGATATGATAATTTTGTTATCTTTTTCTACACACTCCTCTTCAATAATTGCATCCAATAATTTTAACTTTTCAAAATCTCTTTCAAAATTAAAGTTCTTAACATTTTGTTGTAATATTGGGTCGAACTTATCAAAGTTTGGCGTCTTTAATAAACACAATGGATTATCAATAGATAATTGTAAATATTGGAATGTATTAGTTAAATTAGCAACCAATCCGGCATTATTTGAAAAGTTTCTTTTCTTAACATCATTAATAACTTCATATGTAAATGCCTCATAAATTTCTCTATGTGGTTTAGACATGTTCGTATAAATAGTTGGCACATCATAAGCTGTTGGAAGATTTAATAAACTTTTTTCTCTTTTAACAGCATAATTTTTATATAAGTTGTCTTGCAATTCAGTCCACTTTTGATAATTCCAAGTGTCTTTATTTATTCCATAACGGGACCATTTATTTCCCAATGTGCAATATTCAGTTAACCAATTTGTGTAATCTAATCCATTTACTAGAGCATTATTTAGCACTTTTAATAACAGATACATCTTCTCTTCTTTGTCAGAAGGAGTTGCACTAAATTGATAACGATATTCAAAATATTGCAAGTTCATGTCAATAAACTTTGACCTCAAAGAACTTGGACTTCCTAAAAAGTGGCACTCATCTAAAAATAATAATCCTTTATATTTTCCAAACCATTCTTTTAATGGAAGAGGTGATTTTCTATATTTAACTTTTTTAGTTCTTTTATTTATAGCCTTATCATAAGCATCCCCAATAGACCTAAATGAATCATATCCACAAATTATTATATCATAATCTTTATCAAAAACTAATCTATCTTTTAATGATGATATTGATTTAATAACGAGCGTTTTTTCTTCATCATAATCTTTAATAAACTTTTTTAATTCATGTGGCAAGTTTAAAACACCAATGGGAGAAGTTAAAATAATTGCTTTGTAACATTCACCAGCTAATCTCAAATGTGATAACAGAGCAGCAAGCACGTAACTTTTTCCTAATCCAGTTGCATGCGCAAATAAAAATCTGTTTTGATTTAAGCCTCGAACTATATCAATTTCTTGAAAACTTCTAATATCTTTTTCAACTTGATATGGTTCACATAATAAAAGTTCTTGATTAAACTTGCGATATTCTGAACGCTTATTTATAACTTTTAATTCATCTATATTGTCAAAATATTTAATTATTTCTCTTTTGTCATATTCATTTAAGTCAATGTGGTAAGGCTCTAATTCTTTGAAAACTTCGTTAAACTTCCCCACACCAATTTGCCAAATCTTTTTAGTTGGTTCAAATCTAGCGCCTAATAATTTTAACGTTTCAATTTGCTCACTAAATTGATTTCCTGAGGGTTTAATGTTTAATAGTTTTTCATCATCATAACTTAACTGTATCATTATTGGCTCTTATAGAAATTATATTTCTTATTTTTATTATATTTGAATGGAGCATGATTACAATTATGTTTTACGAATAAAATATCTTCTTCTGAGTAAGAATCCTGCAATCCATTAGTTTCAATAAATAAATCTTTATAATAAGTATATTCTTCTGACGAGCGGCAATATTTCCATTTTTTAACTGCCCACTGTAAATTATATTTTCTTGGCTTTGGAGCATTTTTCAAATACAAGTTACAATATTTTCTAGCTTGTTCCAAATCAATTTTAGTCCAATCTAAAACTATATATGAAAATCTCTTTTGAGTCTTTAATACATTTTTATGATACAACATTGGCTCTTTGGACAATAAGTTTTTAGTATGAAGTCGAACTATATTTCCCATGCCTTGAGTTGTTTTTGGCCATTGCCACATTCTTCCGAAGTGTACTAAGTCACTTAAGTTAACGAATAATTTCCACTCAAAATAAGATTCATTATCTGAGTTTTCAATTCTAAATACACCATATTTTGGTTTACTGCTTTGATTATATGCTCTTAAATTAAAGTTTAGAAATGCATCTGAAAAAGTTATATTTTTTATGTTACCAGTTCTTCTATTATTAAACATATCATAATATTCAAAATCATGAGTTGTAAAATCAATTAAGCCAAACCAATGTACTAAATCAACTTTACTATAATTAAATAAATCAGATATGTAAATTTCGTAATTTTTAAGTTTAGTTGGTTGATATGGAATTAAACCAAGCCCCATAGCATGCTGTAACTCTTTACAATCAACCATTAAAAATAAATCACCACAAGTAAAGAAAATGTATCTACCTAAATGAAAATATTTGTAATCCTCTATTGGAAATTGAATTGAATTGCTGATATCTAAACAGGAAGATAATCTAACAGGATGCTCATCAATTTTAAGATGTCCATAAACTCTATTATCAGAAGAATTAGTCATTGTACATCTTGGATGTAATTTGCTGATTCGATGCATTCCAAATACTGTTTTAATTACAGCAGCATAATATTTGTTAAAATTATCATTGAGAAATTTTAGATTACTAATTTTATCTTGAGACTTCCATTTGTTATGAACTGATTTAGAAACTAATGTAGCCCAATTGTTATAATTTCTCATATCTCTAAATTAACTGAACTTCTTTTCGTATGCTGCTTTAACTTCTTCGTAAACTTCTCTTAATGAATCAACGAATGACCAACAAGCCTCTTTTTCCGTTAAAAAGAAACCAGTACTAATATCTGTTTTTAATTCTACCTTATCGAATCTTTCGTCTTTTAATTCAGCTAAAATTGCTCCCTCTTTTTCGTCTAATCCTTCAATGTGATTATTAGAATCATGAAATCTAACGAATGTTAATTCTCTAGTTTCAAGAACTCCTTCACTATCTCCATCTTTAGAAAATTCAACAGTATAAAGTTTATCACCTTCTTTTAGGCTGTTAAAATCTATTTCACTTATTTGTGGTAACGTTTGTCTTTGCATATAACCTCTTACTTTAAATTAACTGCCCCGAAGGGCAGCCGTTATTTCTATTTCTTCAAGTTAACTATTAAGTTTGCAACAATCCCAAGAACTGCTCCAAGTGCGACACCAGATAATGAGAATTGACCAGCATTCAATGCAAGGCCTCCCAAACTTGGTGCTAAAATACAAGCTGTTACACACAAGTTTTTGTTATCAGAATAATCAACTCCATTTTTAACTAACATTCTTAATCCACTTGCTGCTATTAAACTGAAGAGCAACATACAGACACCACCAAGAACTGGCGTTGGAATAGTTTGAATTACAGCTCCAAACTTTCCAAAGAATGAAATAACTATTGCAATAATTGCGCCTAAACCAATGACCCAAACTGAATAAACTTTAGTGATAGACAATACACCAACATTTTCTCCGTATGAGGTGTTTGGCGGTCCACCAAATAATGCAGCGAAAGAAGTTGCTAAACCATCACCAATTAAAGTTCGATGAACTCCTGGGTCCTTAAACAATTCTCTATTAGTTATTGAACTCACTGCATACACATCACCAAAGTGTTCAATCATTGTTGCAATTGACACAATTAAGAATACGACAATTGCTGCCCATGAAAATTGTGGAACTATTATCTGTGGGAAATTAAGCCAAGGTGCAGACGCTACAATACTAAAATTGATTAAATTGTATGCTGGAAAAAATTGTCCCATTATTAAAGTGAAAACATAACCAACGATTATGCCACCAAGAATTGGAATAATTTTGAAAAATCCCTTAGAAAAAACAGACAAGAAAATAGTTGCCGCAAGTGAGACTGCTGCAATTGATAGTAAAACTAAACTGTAACCATTACCTGCACCGTCTAAAGTCATAGCCATATTTACTGCAACTGGTGCTAAATACAAACCAATTGAAATAATAACTGAACCAATAACGACTGGAGGGAAAACAGTGTCAAACCATTTAGTGCCGAACTTCTTAATAATTGATGCAATTATAATGTAGAATAAACCAACACATATCGCACCACCCATTGCATAACTCCAACCTAAACTACTGCTAATTGCAATTAGTGCTGGAATAAACGCAAACGAACTCCCCAAAAACATTGGTACCTTAGCTCCAGTAATTGCAATAAAAAGCAAGGTACCAATACCTGCTGTAAATAATGCCGTTAGTGGATTAAGTCCAACTATTATTGGGACTAGAATTGTTGCTCCAAACATTGCAAACACATGTTGGAAACTTAATACAAACCAAGATGCAATCGATTTTGGCTTCTCGTGAATGTCATAAACCATTAAAAATACTCCTTCTTCGTGGGTTTAATTTTTCTTTAACTTTTTCTTTTAATTTCTCTGTGCAATACTTTTTAGCTTCTGTTGCATCTTCAAATGATTTTTCTACAATGTCTGATGGCTTTCCCCAATAACAATTGTACATTTTATCTTCTAATTTAATTGTGTAAAATCCCGCTCCTGGGAAGTTTTTTGATTCTATTTTATATGATATCATTCTTCTTTAATAATTTTTGTATAACGTATCTACCATCTAATAATTCACTAATAGATTCCTTCTTAAAGATTTTAGAAATAATTGTTGCAAAAAACTTAGTTACATCTGCTTCTAAAAACCACTCATTGTTCCAAAGATGTGGATTATAAACTGCATTGGTTCCAATCACATAATTAAAGTCGCCATTTTTGAATGCCTCATCAAAAGAGTCAACCGCATTGCCATTAAAGAATGGAAGTGATGTCCCAATAGTTACTGTCTGTGCTCCTTCTGCTTTCAATAATTGCGCTGCTCTTAAAATAGTTCCGCCAGTATCAATCATATCATCAAAGAGGAAACAATCTTTTCCCTTAATATCACCCAACACTTTCATTGATATGATGTTTGAATCTTTTACTGAATCAGAAACTCTCTCATAATCTCGCTCTTTGTAAATAACAGCATAATCAGCTTTTAGAATTCTAGCAAAAAACTTATTCCGTTCAGCAGCACCTGTATCTGGAGCCACAACGCAGATATTGTCAGCCTCTTTTAATGATGGTAATAACTTTTTCATTATGTAATATGAAGCATGAAGATTTTCTACGACAATGTTACAGAACGCATTTTCTAATTCTCTATTATGTAAGTCGAGCGTAATAATTCTATCGATATTGAAAGTCTCAAAAAACTGTGCCAACATTTTAGCAGTTAGTCCTTCTCTGCCAGCCTTACGATGTTGTCTAGCGTATGGAAAAGTTGGAAGGATTAGTGATATGCTGTTAGCCCCGCTTCGGCGTACTGCGTCAGTTATAACGAATAACTCAAATAAGTTATCGTGAATGTGCCCTGGCATATTAGCAACATCTTGAATTATGAAAACTTCACATCCTCTTACGGATTCTAACAATTCAGATTTAAGTTCACCGTTCTTAAATTTAGTCCACTTAACTGGGATTTCAAGTTCATGGTCAAACTTCTCTTTAAGATGATAACATACTTTGTTTCCAAAAAACGTTGCTGATGGGCAGCTGATTATCTTAAGCATGATTATATATTAACTGTTCGGTGGAAGCCACTTGAATTCAGTTCCGCCAACGTGACCTTTTGTCCACATCATCCAACAAAATGCTACTGAGCCACCATTGTTGAACCCATCCATTAAACCTTCTGGAGAGCAGCCTTGCCTGCTAGAATGAAGAAAGATGTACTTTGGAGGAAGCTTCTTAAAGAGCTCGTATCTCTTTTTTCCTTCGAGATAAGTGAGTTTTAGATACATGATAGTCCAACCATGGGCTGGAAGCAAATCAACAGAATGTCGAATAAAATCCTCGGCTTGCTTGAAAGGAGGGTTAGTCATTATAACGTTAACATTTCTATCAATTAAGTCGCTCTTTAAAAAGTCACGGGGTTCGTGTATTTTTCCAATGTCTGGTAATTTGCTGTATCTATCAATCAAATCAGATGAATGAGTTATGAAGTTATTCTTGACTAAAGTTCTAGATATGTTGCCCATTCCGCAGGCCGGTTCCCAAACTACTATTCGTTTTCTAATAAAGTCCTGTCCATTCCAACAAGTAGAAAAAGCGTGGTCAATAAAAGTTTGGACTGAATTTTGGTGAGTTGAATAGAATTCATATTCAGATATCTCTGACTCTGGCTTTCTATGATTAGTTAAATAAACGTTGTGATTTTTTTTCATTAGATTTAAATTAACAAAGGACTGCACAATGGCAGCCCCTTAAATTAAAAATTTATATTCAGTCTTTCAGCAGTCCAAGGTCTTGGAGCAGGCAATGGTTCAATAAATTTATGTCCAGCGGCATATCCAGCTCCAAATAAGTTATTACCTCTAGCAAATAAAACATTATGTTTACCACCACCTAAATCAGTAACATTAGTTGCTCTTAAAATTACAGATGCACCTCCAACATTATATCCCTCAGAACCCCATGTAAAAACTCTTCCCATATTTGTTATAGCAACAGTACTTATAAAACGTGAATGTAAAGATGCCCATTTTTCTCCAGCTAATGGACTTGGAATTTGTATGAAAATCGGATTATGTGTCCACCCTGTTCCACTTCTTGCTATTCTATTATTTTCACCCCATGCTATAATGTCACCATTATTTAATAATGCATGTCCATGTCTATAACCGCCAGCTATATATTCTATTTGACTTGCATATCCACTTAATGCTGTTGATTCTGTTGGTGTTGGTCTTCTTTCAATTAAATAATTTCCATTTAAATCACCTGGTAATCCAAGACTTCCTGATGCATTTCTGCCCCAAACAAAAACTTTATTATCATTATTTATGGCAAAAGCACCTTCATATGAAGCCCCAATTAAGCGAACATTTCCTATACCTGTAACTTGAATTGGATTATTTCTATTAGTAATAATAGAGTTTCTTTGTCCCATCTGTCCAAAGTTATCATGACCCCAGACCCAAACAGTTCCATCAATTCCTCGTGCTATCATAAAATATTCACCAGCTGCCAACTGATCAACTTTTACAGGAATTGGCACTTGTTCAGGTGAGTTTATTGTACCAATTTGACTAATCCCAGTTGCTCCATGTAAGTTTTGTCCCCAGCCCCAAACATTTCCATCGATATCAATTGCTGCTAATGAGTAAGCGCTTCCTGTTACATGAACAATTTTTGGTAAACCCATAACCCTAGCTGGTGCTCTAGTTTCACCAATAGCCATTGTGCCATTTCCTTGTTGTCCGCTTCCCCTAAAACCCCAAACCCATACTTCTCCATTTTCAGTTAAGAAAACAGATGTATCAATTAAAGTGTTACGAGTTGCAGCAAATCCCCAAGTAAATGAAGGGGGATTAGTTGGAATTAATGCACATTGGCAATCAATTCCATTACAATCACAATTATCTTTATTTGTATCAGTACAGTTACAAGTTATTGGAGCAGTACAATTACATCCATTATTACAATCACAATAAAGTTTATTATCACAATCACAATTTGGATTACCATCATCACACTCACATGGGTTATAACCATAGCAACCATTATTTGGATTATCATGGCCACAATTACATTCACCATACAAATCCATACAATTACAGAATCTTGGATTACATGGAGGCATTGGGGTGCAACCGCAATTATCCCAAAGAGTACAATTACAGCCATTACCATCACAATCGCCACAATCACAACCATTTATTGGGCCACCAGCTATATCACAAGCACAATTATCTTCGTATTCTCTCCACCAACCATCTCCTATTGATATTGGGTCCATACAGGTTGATATTGATAATGAAAATAAAATTATGCTTAAAATAATTAAAAACTTTTTCATAATTTCCTACCTAAAATAAATTGTAAGACTTAAATTTTCTCCATTATTAACACTTGGATGAATTCTATATCTTAGCCATCGATCTTCTAATGGAGACCCGTCTATTACTGCATAATATGGAGTTAAACCCCACGGTGCACCAGATGATGTAATTCCTGGGCCAGTCACTATATTCCCACCCTCTCCATCATTCCATGCAGCATTTGACTGATTAACATAAACTTGTCTTTGAGCTGGTGTTTCACCTGGTGCATGGAAAATTACAGATGGAAGCCAAACTGAATTAGCATTTAAATTTACTTGGGTATCTCCATAACCCACAGTAGTTAAACGAACTCCTGCTGATAAAACTGAAAAAGAAATTCCTGTAAATCTTGGAGTTCCTGGAAGAGGTGGTTCTGGTAAGTTTTCAAACTTATGTAAGTTTGCATTAGCACTTCCTGATGCGCTATCAGCTACAACAACCACTTGTCTAATAACAGCACTATTATTAACTACAATATCATATGTTCCAACTGGAAGAATTAGTTCACCTCTACTTGGTGTATTATTACCACCTTCAAATTTTGGAATTTCAGTTAAAATGGATTCAAATCTTCTAATTGATACGTATCCAAATTCCTCATCTAATGGTAATGGAGAATAAGAATATCTTTGATTAAATATTTCAATAGTTGTTATTGGTTGGTCTGATAAGTTTTCAATAACTAATGTACCAAAATTAAATCCTCTTGATATTGTTGTGTTTAATAAAGCAAATCCATTTCTTATTTCAGTCCCCATTATATTTACACCATTAGTTAAATCAACTAATATTTCTTGTGTTCTATTAAAATGTTGAATTAAACTCTGATCTATTTTAAGTTCTGAATTTATAGTTACAGAAGTACCACCGCCTGGATTAATATTTATTTCAATTGGAATTGTGTCATCAATATCACTTTCATTCATAACATCAACTGGATTTTCAGTTAAACGTACATTTCCATTTCTATCAATAAAAAGATAAAATTCTCTAACCATACGAGAAGCAGGTATTGCTAAACTTCTTTTTAATGGGCTAATTCCCTGTGCTGATGGATGTGTCCAAAATAATTCAAAACTATAATTATGTTCTGAAGCATTAGCAAAAATTGCTCTTTGATTTTGTGGCTCAATAACTGGTGAAATTGATGAATCAATTCTATTACCAAATCTTCTAAAATTAGCAGCACCATCTACTACGACAATAGTGCCAGCCATTCCTGAATTTATTATTCTTTCTTCTGTTAAATCTCTATAAGACCAATGTCTTACATCTATTTGGTCTACAACTAAAGTTCGTGACAAATTATTTATAACAAACGCACCAGCAGTCACATCTGTCATATTAAAATCACCTTGTAATCTTGGAAAATCTGGCATCATAGAAATTGGATCCAAACAACCAACGAATGATAGCACTAAAATTAATGCAACTCCTAAGATGACTACTCCCCTCATTAACGATTTTTTCGTCTTCTTCATAAAATATTCCTTTTTTGTATTTACTATTAACGACAATCGCTTAATCATAGCGATGAACAAAGGTGGGTGTTTTTCAACGTTTTTCTTGTTTAATTAGTATGTAATTTTGTTATAAATTATTATACTATCTTAACATTATATTAACACTGTTAACTTTTAATGTTGGGTCGGAAAGAAGTTTTCTTATCAAAGCCATGATTTTCAATCTTTTGGACGTCTGAGTTGACAATTTCGACAGTTTTGTCATTATACATTCCACTAAAATAGTTGGCCAAAATATTGTAGAATTCCCGGCTATCAATCAAACTTGGGATAAAAGTCTCTCCCCAGATACAATCACCAAAATTGTGGTTGTATGCTTTTTCTGAGACTATTATGTTTTCTAGCTTATCGAAACTTAACATCCTCCTTTTACTTAAATCTATTCCAGTCCTAAAATGCGTAAAAGTTACTGTGTTTTTAGTTATCTTTTTATTCTCTTTGAAGATGCGATCAATTTTTTGCCATTTTCTTGAGACATCAATTATATATTGGACATTACCAATTTCAAAGAGAATTTTGCCAAACTTTTCTCTGTTTTTATCTCTCCAATCTCCTGTCCAATTTATATTCCAATCCCATCTTCTTAGAGCGTATTCGTAAGTGTTTTCTGCTAAACAATAATCAAGTAAAGTTTCCTCAGTTATGATTCGGCTTTTTCTTCTGTCGTAAGTTGCAGCTTTATCTGGTTGGCCGAACTCAAACTGATGCCAGTCGTAGTAATCTTTCTTATTATCTAAGATTTGCATGTCACACCCCATTTACTTCTAAATGACGGCTTAAATTTACTGAAAGGCTCTTTATTCCAAAATTCATCATTAGTTATATCATCCTCTAAAACGTTACCCACTTGAAAATTACCACCTGGAAATTTCTCAATACAGAACTTAATTGCTTCTGGGTCAATGTCAACACCATATAAATCTTCATTTGAGATAAAATCATAAGTATTAAGAACTGCTACGAAGAGATTACCCTTACCACAACATGGGTCTAACACTTTACATTTTTCTTTTAGTTTAAGCATTTTAGCCATTTTGATAGCCAACTTTTCTGGTGTATAAAAGCTGCCTTGAGATTGGGCTTCTTCTTTATTTAAATGATCAGCTATTTCATAATCCATAGTATTTTCTCATGTCTGAAATCATTTTATTATTTCCAATTTCTCTAAATTCTAAACTTCTTTTTGCTAATTTTTCAATTTTTGATAAAAGATTACTTATTCCCATTTGAGCTATATATTCATCTTCTGTAATATGTTGTGAATAATCATTAAGCATTTTTAATTCTTCAAGAGCATTTCTCCCTGTATTATTACCTGCTTTTAATGCTAAATTTAATTTTTTAATGATCATGAGATCGAATGAATTAATTATATTTTCAGCAATTTTTTTATTTTTTACATAAATTACTTTATCCCAAGAATTTTTTGTTGGAGACCAATTATCACCAGGTTTTATTAGTTTTTGTTTTCCAGTTAAACTTCCAATAAAAGTTGCTATATTTATTGCAAATTGTTTTTTATTATTATCAAAAGTTTCGAGATTATCTTTTATAGACTTAAAATTTTTCCAATTACATTTTTTTAATTCATTTATTAAATCATCTCTTTCTTGTCTTAAATTTATATCTTTCATAAAAGCATCATAATCAATTTTACCTTTATTTTTTTCTAAGATAACAATAGCAAGTTCTTGTTCAAACCAAATATCAGTAAAAGCTTTACATAAATCTTTTGACATTTCAACTTCAATTAAAGAATTTTCAAATGCTGTTCTAAACTTTTCATGTTTATTTTGTGAGTTAGTTTTCAAAAAGTCAGGTGGTAATAACATTATTGATTTTTTTGCTATATTTAAAGATTTTTCTAATATCTTTGTATGAAGATTAGACTTCATATTATAAGGTGGATTTGCAATAATTACATCAAATTTCATAGAGTCTACTACCTTTATATTAAAATTAACTTGAAGATATTCTATATGATCTTCAGTCCAAATATTCATAATATCAAATAATTTTACATTACAATCATGATTCTTCATATAAATGTAAAAATCAAAATTTAATGTACCAAAATTATCTTTATTATTTAGGTGTTTGTTAAAATAAGTATCAAATCCATCTTTTGGCATTGGAAACTTCTTAAATACGATAGAACTCACAGCCCTCATTGCTTCATAATCTTCAATTGAATTCACATGCTTAAAATAATCTTCAAAAAGATGTTCGTGCTTAAGATAAACAATAACCAATTTTTTTAAATTATTTTTACCAATAAATTTATCCAAAAGTTTACCATCAGTTAGTTTAAGAAGAAGCATCATATCAAGTACTTGCTGAGGACTTAATACGTTTTCTTTCTTCTCTTTTGGTTCTTTTGCGCTAACACCTTTCTTCTTTCCATTGCCTTTTGCATAAATCTCACCAGTATCAAATAGTGATTCAGCAATCTTATTTGGCTTACTAGTGCTTAACCCATCAATGAAGTCAAGCTCACGAATTAGCATATCAACTAATCCATTCACTTGTGACTTATTGACGCCTTTGAAGAAGTCCTCTTTGTGTTTGATGATGAAGTCTTTTTCGTAATCTGGAATTGGCTTCCACATTCCAAACTCTACGTCTAATCTGCTAATCGTTTCTAATTTGCGAACTTCAAAGTTCTGATTAGCATATGATTCAGCCAAAAGATTGTTGACATTTGTGAGTGTTGGGTTGTACTCAAGAGATGCTCCAATCATTAGTGAAGCCGATATGAAAAAGATGAATGATTCTTTCCCAGGAACATACATCGCCACTCTAGCATTTGACTGCTCCATTCTGTTGATGCCCATGTTCTCTTGATCAACCAACCAAATGAGATAGTTGACATTTTTGACACTCACACCACACATTGCTCGTGAGATAGTTACGAAGATAGTTTTGTCGCCATTTGCTTCATTGTCGATTAGTACTTGATTGACTACTTCCTCAAGTGAAAGTTTTCGATATTTGGCATCTATCTTAGATCTCCAGGCTGCCGTCAAATCGACTGTCTTCAACCCAATGAACCGCTCAGTGATTTTGCATAAGTTGCTGGCTGCTTCTACACTCTTGACTACTACAAATGCGTTTTGCATCTTCTTATAGAATTGACTTTGTCTATCAAAAAGTTTCTCTAAGAAGTCAGCCTGCTCATGTGACTGCAACTTTTCCATTTCAATTTCATTGCCGTTGTAAGTGAGGTGACACATACTTAATCGGGTGCAGATTTTGTTTTGAATTAGCGTTTCATTTGAGATTGACTTAACGTGAGTTGGTGAGATACTATCATAGATTTTAGCCGGGACATTTGGCGTGCCGGTCACGAGAATGATTTCCTTGCCAAGTTGCTGAAGAGCTGATGTGTACTTTTCGTGCCAAACTCCCCAGTGAAATTCGTCGAGGACAATAGCATCATAATCTTGAGTGATTTCCAATAGATAGTCTAATATCGTTTTGAACTGCTCATCATCACCAACAGCAGCACCGATTCCTTGAATTGACTTGATAGCAAAATGCATATTGTGAAAGTCAAAGAACTGGTTTGGAAGCTTCTTCCATGCATCTCTCACCTCATTTGGTTTGCCGCTCACTATCAATATGCTCGTTTTGTTGCGCTTCATCAAATAGTATGAAGTTGTGATTGACTTGCCACCACGAGGTGGAATGAAGAGCGCCTTGATGTTGTTGTCGTTCAAAGCGATGAATGAATCTATGATTTCTTTTTGGTATTCTCGATTAGTGAAGCTTACAGTGAGATAGTCTTTCTTCTTCATTAGGCGGACATTCTTTTTGATCACCATTTCAGAAAGTCCATGAATGAAATATGAAATGATTATGTAGTCTACGATGCTGACGACTACATCTTTGTCTTTTGATATGGAATCAGCTACGAAGACTTCTGGACTAAAGTCACTTGGTACACACTCTAAGTCGACTAGAATCTTATGAATCTTTTTGTCTTGACCATAGGTGTCATCATCATTTATGTGAATATCATCTATATGAATTTGTTGCCCTCGGCCTTTTCCTTTAGCATATCGGGCTGCCCATCCGTCCATAGCTTCACCGATGTTGATATAGTATTTTGAATAATCCCACCAAGACTTATATATTTTCATTTTACACCACCAAATTGAAATTGTCCAGGAATTCTTTGTTTTGGTTTTTTGAAATAAATATTATGGTCATTAGTGCTTGGCTTCATTTTTCCTAAACTCATTTTTGATATATATCTAAAATCTGTGCCAAGGAATTTTGCGGCTTTATTAAAAGATGTAAAATGCGTAATTTTTAAAGTTTTTTGACATTCAACCCAACATTCTTTTGGAGGCATTGCCGGTTGGGCCTCATTTATTGATATCGGTTTTCCTGTGGCTTTAAATAAATCTTCAAAATAACTTAAAACTTCTCTATTAAACCATTCTCTACAGATATGATTCTCAGTGTCTTTGCCCAATTTATGTAATGCTTTTTCAACAGCATTTACATCATCAAAATCTGCGGCTAATAAGATGTTTATTTTACCAGGTGTAGCTGTTTTTAACCCTTGCATTCTCTTATTTAGAGAGACTGAAGTTTTTCCTATTTTAATTGGCTGTTTATGAGTGACTGGGTCCATTACCCATGAATCTTCATAAACATAACATGTTCCTTTCATGTAAACTCCTCATTATGTTTATAATATTATATAAGATAGTTTTAACTAATTTTCTTCTGTCTTAAGGCTATTCAGATATTCTTTTCTCCACTTTAAATAGTGAATTAGATCTTTAATTCCCTCGATAGAAAAGTGAATGATTAAGACAGGTATGGCTAAAATTGCATATCCCAATGCAAAGAAAAAGAACATAGAAAGTGCGTTCCATAGTTCAAGTAGATAAACCATTTGATTATTTAGTTTACTGTTAAAGTATGTGGGTTCTTAAATAATCCAGTTTCTTCTGCTGCTTGTAGATATTCGCCTTTTCCTAAGACAAACTTTTTTCCTTGCCAAGCTTCACAAGCATCAATCCATTCATCCCACTTTTCTTCTAAAGTCATATAAAAGTTGGACTCATAATTTCGACGTTGTGACCTACAGCTCCATTCTTCTTTTAGAGAACGATGTGGGTATATTACGATAGTATCACTCCATGATGCTGCTAAAATTTCTGGCAGGGCGTTAATGAAAACTATATCAAACATACTCTGTAGTTGTTTATTCCGAGACATATAAGGCATGAGCCATTTATCTCTAAAATGTCTTTCCCAATCATAAAAATCATGGTCAACACAACTAATCCTTTGACAATTTTCCAACACATAATAAGTCTTTCCACATGCTGGAAAACAAGCAATAGATCTACCCATATCTGTCTCCTTAATCAAACAACTCAGAGTTATGAATCAATAACACTTCTTCATATAATGCGAAAAATGGACAACCTTCGATGTAGCCATCATGTCTGGGCTTATTCACTGAACATGGAATCTTTTCATATTTGTCACAACATTTATGACAGTCCCATTTCTCTCCAGTTTCCATTTTTCTAATTACAGTGTCATATTTACTCATTTAATGATTCTCTTACTGCCTTAACAAACTTATTTGCTGAATCAATCATGCCATGAAATGCTTCCGTATATTGCTTATCTTTTTCATTTGGTTCAGGCTTAATCCCTAACACTTCTGACACTTCCCCGGCTGGCCCAATTAGAGCCGTGCCGAATTCAGTTTCCATTACGTCAACCATTTATTTGACTCCTTCAGCAATTACATTGCGAAGATATTTGAGATACTCTTCATCCTCACACATGCATTTGCCATTGACATCACTGAGCTTTGCAACTGGTTTACCATTTGCTCTAACCATTTTGAACACGATGTTTAATGGGTCTAAATAATTACCAAAGTTATTAGTTAACTTAGTGCCAATCCCAAATGCTACTTTAATCTTGTCATGGAAATAGTCATTCAATTCAATTGCGCTATCAAAGTCAAGTCCATCACTATAGATGATAGTTTTAGTCATTGGGTCTATGCGCTCATTTTGATAGTGCTTAATCATCTTGTTTCCAAACTCATAAGGGCATCCACTATCATGACGAACACCATCAAACAATTTGGCAAAATAAGCATCGAAGTCATGTTTGAGAAAATAGTCAACTCCCAAAGTATCACTCAATGCCGTTCCCAAATGCCCGCGATATTCATCAGCCCAAACTTGCATCATGTAACGTTGACTGTTTGCAATAGTCACATTATCTAATGCTTGTCCTAACTGAATGTATTCATGAGCCATAGTTCCAATTGGAGTTAACCCAAGCTCTTTAGCAAACATCACATTAGAAGTTCCAGTAAAGACGAAGTTTAATCCATCATCTTTGCCAGGGTTTTCATAAGTCTCTTTGAGAACTTTAAGTACATTCCTTTGCCAATCTTTGCTGAACCTTCGTCTAGTTCCAAAGTCTGACACTAAAAGACGATGTTTGCTATTCTGTGCTTTTATTAGTCCTCTACGAAGATAATGCCCGCCATCTTCCATAACTTGTTGTTGATAAACTTTGTCAACTTTTGCCATTTGATGTTTGAAATAGACTTCATTGACGATAGCGAGCACATAAATCTCAAACATACTGACCGACCAAATTGGGCCTTCAGCAGAGATGCATAAGTTGTTAGCACCATACATTACGTCAATGTAACGGCGATTAAGTTTGAACATCCTCAAGAACTCGATGAACCCATGAGCATCTTTCATGAAGTAGATACTCTTAATGTAATCAATTTCATCCTCAGTGAAACGAAGTTCACATAAAGCGTTGATGTTATCTCTAATCTCGTTAACCATTTCCTGAGTCCAAATTATTCCTTCGTTTCGGCACTTAAACTTGTAAGTCGCATTTATGTGTGGGAACTTGTGGAAGAAAACTCGCGCCATCGTGATTTTGTAGAAATCTGTATCTAACAAGCTGTGAATTATTGGTTGCATATTACACTCCTTCGAAAGCTGGAATAACTTCCAACTTGTGCTGATTTGCTATATGAAGCCTACATATTTTGGCTTCAATTTCTTTGTCATCTATTTCGCCAGTTCGGATGTAACGGTCAAGCACTTCATAAGTGAAGCCCAAGTTGTCCTCATCAGTTTTCCCGCTCAATCCATCTTCTGGAACTTTGTCAATGAACTCATTTGGAATGTCCATCACTCTGCCAATTTCCTTAACTTCGGAAACTGTCAATTTAGCAATTGGCGCAAAATCTCCAGCTGCATCTCCAAACTTGGTTGCATACCCAACCCAATCTTCACTTAGATTAGATGTGTTTGCAACCCTTCCATCGAAAACAGTTGCAACTGCATAAAGAGTTGTCATCCTAATGCGAGCCGGCATATTAGTAGTCATCTGATCATTGGTGCCAATCTTAACGGATATCATTTCGTGCATTTCGTTAAACACCGAGCCAATGTTGTACTCAATGTGAGTTATATCAAAGTGCTCGCACACTTTAATTGCCACATCACTATCATGCTGTTGAAAGCAGGGCATGCGAACTCCAATGACTCTATTTTTGCCAAGTGCTTCGATACAGAGGCCAGCGACTATGGTGCTGTCTTTTCCACCAGATATGCCAACTATTGCACAAGAGTTGGGGCCATTCTTCTCGAACCAATTCCTAATCCATCTAACTATATGAAGTCTAGTAGTTTCAGCATTAAACATAGTGTTCCGTCCTTCCAATAGTTATACCGGCTGCTCTCAAGTCATTAAGTGCTTGATACCCATGTTCGGGGTTGACTGCTGCAATAGCATCTGCTACAACAGTAATTTCAGCTCCCTCAAAAAGTCTCTTTGCTCCAAGCGCAGTCATCTTAACACAGTAGTCAGTTGCCACCCCACAGATAACGACTTCCTTAATCACTTGCTGTTTACCAATTGTATAAGCCCACAAGCCATGGTTAGTCAATTCAGCAGGGCCATCACCCTCATTGACGTACTCAAACACCGAGTAACATTCCCTTCCAGGATGCATTCCTTTTCGCCAAATTGTGTCTGCCTTTTCTTGAAGGATTCCATCAAACACATTTGCACCATCAGTTCCTGCTACACAGTGGTTGGGCCACATCATTTGATTGATGAACTTCCCACCCTGAAAAGATTGTTTCATGGAAAATAAAGCCGTTCCATGTGTAGATGCAAACGACTCATGGTTTTCTGGGTGCCAATCCTGCGTTATAATCTTGTTTACGAACTTGTCTTGCCCTAAAAGGATGTTGATATTGTTGCAAATATCAAGTGCACCCTTAACCGATAGTGCACCACCTGCACTTACAAAATCAACCTGTGGGTCAACCACAATCAAAATCTTCATGTTTTCTCTCCTGTTTAGTTTGCTAAATTGTTCGTAGTTCATCGAACGTAATAGTTTGACTTTTCGACTATCAGCCGTTATGTAAGAACCAATGCTGTCTGAACGGATTATGATTTCTCCGTTATATTCATACTCATTATAAACTCCGCCAAGTTGCTCATCGACTTCTTTTGGGAAGTACTTTAACATGTCTTCAACATTGTCAGTACAACATACGAAGTTTGGGTCCCAACCTTCAACATACTCCATATTTGGCAAAAACGATGGGACATCATCTTGCTTAATACCGCCTTTCTTGAACCAAAAACCACCTTCAGTAATTGGTCTGTCACCTTTTTCATAATGGTATAATATCATTTCAAATCCCTCCTTGGAACTCTAAATTAGATTCTTGATTATTTGATAGTGATCAAATGCAAATTCCCTCTTATATTTGTCGACATCATTAAAAGACATCCACATAGCATCATTGGCGTCATCAGCCGCCTTAACAGTTGGCCAATTTTTCACATTCAAATCAAACACATGCGTGTGAGATATTGCTCTGCCTCTATCATCTCTGTTGATTGCGTCGAACACTTTAACTTGCTTAACACAATTCTCGAGGATTGGGCGGGCTACACTTATTTGAGTTTCCTCTTTCAGCTCGCGAATTGCGCTATCTCTTAAAGTTTCATGTTGGTTAACGAACCCACCAGGCAGTGCATACATATCTTTGTGAGGATTGCGACCTCTCTTAATGACGAGCACATGTCCTCGACAAATGACGAGACTGTCAACTGTAACGAAGATTGGCGGGAAAGGAGCATCAGCCCATTTTGCTTTGTAGTTATCCACAAACTTTTGTTCGTTTGCTAATTTGCTGTAATCTTTTGTGAAAGTCCATTCTTCCATAACGGCAGCTGCCATTGGAGGAACTAGCTCTTTCCATTTGTTGTCGCCACTAAAATAGAGCCGGCGAACATCAGTTGCATTCAGTTGGTAACGACCTTGGATATTGTCAAATTCATACTGAGGAAAATGGTTTAACCAAAAACTGCCAGCATCTTTGTAGTAGCCAATAATTGCAGCTTTTTCTAAGCCAATTTTTCTACAATGAGAATCTATTATGCTTTGTACATTGTGTAGCCATTTGTTGAAGTCATAAGCACTATCAGGTACTCCTGCTACAAATGGATTTTTGTCAAGAATAGAACCAGACGAGATCATATTGACTCTAGTCTGAAAGTCGAAAGGATTTCTCAGTGAGACAGGCGCCTCAGAACTACCGACTAAAACGAGAACTTGTTCATAATCGTTGATTGCTTTTTTTAAGACTTCATAATGACCATTATGAATTGGTTGGAATCTTCCGATGAAAACTCCAAGTGTTTTTTCTTTAATCATGTTAACTCCATTTCGGGAAACTCCGTGTTACCCTATGATTATTTAGTTATGTTTATATTAACTAAGTTCCGTAACACGGTACCCCAATATGTCAGAATTCTTTCCTTCAAACAAATAGCGGACATATTTAGTCAGCCACTCTTCATTAGAATCAGCATGATTTGGAAAAAGCGTTTCAATCACATGCTGATGAATTGAAGCTTCTATTTCAATTGTAACTTTAGCCTTAACAGGTTCTCTCGTAAACATTTCAATCTCCTTATGGTTTTGGAATTTGTTGGTCCAATTCTTTGATTAGAGGCTTCTTGAAGAACCTCTCCTTAAATGCAATCTGTCTAGCATCTTTCAAGCAGCGATTTTCCCTTGCATCGTATGTCGTGACTTGTGTGCCGCAGGACGGGCATATCGATCTACACATCACTAATCTACTATTGCTTGTAAACACATGATCACAGTTGTTACAAGCATACCCAAATTTCCAATCAGCCATATCTAAACGCTCCTAAAAGTAACTTCTTGAAGTCCAATGTTATGTTTATCCATAAGCTCTTCTGCTAATTGTTTTCGTAAATCTTCCTTTGAGCTTATGCCAGCGAAATTGAACCCAAATAAAGTGGGCACATGCATAATAAGTTTTCCTTTCACTGGAAAACAACCATATTTCTTATACTCCAAACCAGTAAACTTTGCTTCAAAATTCATATTCCCTCCAACAAAAATAGCCCGTATTTCTACGGGCGTTAAACTACAGTTTCAAACCTTTTGCGTGGTTCAGCAATTTAGTCCTGTCTTCTTCTCCACACAGTTGCAAATTGAAAGTGTGATACAGCCTATCCTTGAAGTCTGGGCCAGGTTTCATACCTTCCAATATCAAGTCATTGCCAGTTATGATTGGCTCAGGCAGAACAGTGCCATGAACTTTTATCAATTCCCTAACAGTTTCCTTGAACTCATTAGCCTCAACTTCATTCGGTATGACTCCATCAAAAGACGAACCCATTGTATCACAGAAGCCCAGCAGCATCATCAGTTTGAAGTCCTCAGTTGCCAGCATCCGGCGTATCTTGTGAACTTTCTTCATTTTTGGCAAGTCGTGCATGTTCATGTGCTTCTTAACCAAATGAGTTACTCTGTCCACTATATCACCACTGAACTTCATCCTAGTCAGGATTTCTCTAGTCAGATTAGCCCCAACTACATCATGAGTGTGAAAGCGGTCAGTGCCATCGGGCTTTGCCTCTCTCACTAATGGCTTGCCAATGTCGTGCAGTAGTGCGGCCAACATCAGTATCAGTCCCTCGTGCTCAGTCATTGCGTCATACTTCATTCCGCTTGCTACTTTCAGACTAGCAAATCTCACAACATTCAGAACATGGGCCAGGATTGTGTTGCCAAAAGGCTTCAAAGTTTCCTTGTGCCATTTACAGTTGTGTTCCTCATGCAAGCGAGTTGTCTCTGGGATTATCAGCTGCATCAGTCCAACTTCAAACATCAGTTTCACTGTTTCAAATGCATTTGGGCCGACCAAAATCTTGGACAGTTCCATCATTATCCGCTCTTGACTAACGTTCTCAAAAGTGTGTTCACCAGCTGTCTCAACAAACCATTTGATGTTATCCAGAGATTTCCACTCAATGGAAAATCCCAACTGGCTCATGAAACGGAATGCCCTCAATATTCTCAACTTGTCTTCCCTAATGCGAGTTAGCGGGCAACCAACAAAATCAATCTCTCGGTCCATTATGTCAACCGCTCCAGCAAAAGGGTCCCTTATGATTCCCTTGATTGGGTCAAAAGCGATTGCATTCATAGTGAAGTCTCTACGAGCGAGGTCCACTTCAACTTCGCGAACCGGCTCAACTACATCAGGCTTGCGGCCATTGCCACCAACATCTTTACGAAACTGGGCAATCTCAAAAGGCTCGCCATTCACTACGACAGTAACTATTCCAAATGCAATCCCCATTTCAATTACATGAAAATCTTCAAAAACTTTCTTGATATCTTCAGGTGTGGCATTGGAAGCGATGTCGATATCATGAGGAACTTTCCCCATCAAGTGGTCACGAACAGCTCCGCCCACAACATAAGCCTCAAACCCGGCTGCATTCAATTTGGAGAAAATAGTCATTGCATTGCTACTCAATTTCAATTCAGTCACGATTTCCTCCTTAATAAAACTTCTTAACAATTAAACACATTATGGGAAAACTGGCAAAAGCAGCCAGCGCCAAGATACTACCAATCATCTCAGGTGTCATACATTCCTCCCAATCCAATAGCCGCAGGCGAACATGCCAATCGCCACAATACATGCTAAAATTAACAAGCTCACTGAACACCTCCGAGAAAGAAAACGTTGGGCACTTTTGCTACTTTCGTATCAAAATAAGTGTTAACATTCTTTCCAAAGACGAGGTATTTCCCCTCATCATATAGTTTGTCAAGCACGAGTTCAGTCTGAGCTGCATTGAGCTTGAGCGTTTTTCGAACGATATTCCTAGCGTTGCAAATACCGATTATCTCACGATTTCCGACTGGGCAGTAGCCCTTCTCATTGGAAGCCCAAAGTGTGAATTCCACCCGGGGCTTGTGCTTGTTTACTGTTTGTACCCGCTTTCTCATTTGGTCCTCCTGGTAATAATATATAAGATACTTAGAATTGATGTTCAAATATCTATTGAAATTCTAACTAATTTATATGAACGCTGAATTATATGAAAGGATGCAAGCCAGGGCCAGAGGTGAGACTCCAGAGATTGAACAATTAGAAGAAGGGGCTGTTGCCAGTTTTATTGGTAAACTAGCTCTTGGAGCAGCAAAAGGGATTGGCAAAAAAGTTAGTGGGGCTCTTGGTGGTAGTGGTGCTGGGCCTGAAACTAATAGCGAATTAGTAGATGACAAAGATGCTCATAATTACACTGACGTAAACTTAAGAGATGATATAAATTATACATTAGAGAAATTTTCATTAGTTGATTCTCCATATTCCACTAAAGTACAAAATATTCTAAAAATGTTGCTTACTACAAGTGATATAAGCGTTAATCAAATTGCTGAAGCTATTGCATTTGAAAACTTTTATTTTCAAGCCAGATTAAGAGAAGAATTGAATTTAGAAGATGAAGAAGATATTCCAGAAGAGAATGAAGATGAGAATGAAGAAACACCAAGAAGAACTTTAGGACAAAGATTTCAAGATGCTAGAGACAACATATCACAAGGAATTCAAAACGCATTACCAAAAATAGCAACAGGAGCTGCTGTAATTGGTGCTGCTGCTTTAGCAATTAAATTAGCACCATTCTTATTACCAAAGTTATTAGCATTAGGAATTACAGCAGTTAAAGCAAATTGGTTGATTAACTTAATTTCAGGATTTTTTGCTGGAGATAGTGAAGCTGGGAAAATGGATTCCGTTTGTTTAGCAAGAGTTATGGAATTTGATTTAAACACATTAAAAGAAAAAGCGGGATTTGCTAGTTCACCTTTTGGCGCAAAAGTTATTACATCTATTGACATGCTTCTTTCTAATGATGCAATGGAAGGGCTTGGTGAAGATGGGGAGAAAAAGGGTGGATTATTAAGTGGAATTGGAAACTTAATTAGTGGGGGCAGTAATAACTAAATAATAACACACTCCAACAAAGTGTTATATGTTTGAGGAGATTAAATGGAAAGACTACGCGAGAATTATTCATTCGCACCATCATTTTATACTCGCCTAAATGAAAATCAATCTCAAAGATATCATTCACGTCTAACAGAGTCATTAAATAATTATGAAATTAAAGACGTTATTAAGTTAGCTGAAGCTTTAGGCGGAAAACTAACTGAGAAAAAAGATATTGAAATCTTTGAAAAGATACTAAAACATATTAAAGACAAATCTGACAAACAGTTCAAGATATGGAAGCTTCCAATTGGTCGTTATGGCAACATGAATGGCAACAAGAGAATTTATCCATTGAAACTTTGGCAGAATGTTAGAGACAAGCAACAAAACACTTGGAAGGGTGTTTGTGGTTTATGTGACCATCCAGTTGCTGATAATGACCCAGGCGAGTTTAAGAATCAAGCTGTTATTTGGCATGATATTGATGTCCCAGAAGAAGGCGGACTCACATTTGGCTATGGTTCATTTGTTGGTCCATTTGGCCATTTAGCACAGGAAATTTTGGAACATGGTGGACGTGTTGGAACCTCGTCATCTGGCTTCGGAGATGTTGACCCAATCACAAAAACTGTTGATCCAAACACTTACATAATTGAAAGATTAGCTGACTTAGTGTTGAACCCATCACAGGGAACATTTGGCACTTCAGACAATCCACATATCTCATCAGAATTCTTAAATGATATTCATGATGGAGCAACTATTGAGTTCAACAAACAGAAACCAACTGTTAGAGAACAACAATCACAAATTTTAGGACAAATAAAGGGTAAAGAAATGACAGGAGAAAACAATGTAGTTGATGCAGTTCAAATGCAACAACAGCAAAATCCAGTCGCTGCCCAAGGTGCAGACCCAAATGCGGCTGCCGGTCAAGCAGCGCAAGCGGGTGCAGCACAAGCACAACAAGGTGCACAACAACAATTACAACAATCAAAGGAAAAAGAAAGTTTACAGGAGAGAAAAATGTCAGGAACTTTAACAAAAATAGAAGAAAAAGCATTTCGTAAATATGTGCAAACTTTTATTGAAGATGCTAATAAGATGGAAAACCCAATTCAGAGGTTAAATGAGTGCGTCGACATTCTCAACTGTTTTGAAGAAGGTAATTGCCCAGATCTAAAGGAATCTTTAGAACAGCAGCTAATTGAAGAAAAAGGAAAATTAGAGAAATTAGTTGAAACAGTAGTAACTACTGAGAAAGATTTCGGTATGCCGCTCGAAAAGTTTAGAGAGGCAGCTGAAGGCATAACAGCTCAAGGTATTTTGTTACAAGAACAAGTAACAGATTACAAAGAGCTCTGTGATGGTTTAGCAAAACGAAATGTCATTCTCAAAGAAAAGAATGACCAACTTGAGAAAATCATCAAGATGGATAGAAAACTTTCAGAGAAGAAAATCTTTGAAACTAACAAGGATGTCGTTAGCAAATCAACTGAACTTGAAAACTTACAAGAAGAAGTTGAAAAATTGACAACTAAAAACGAACATCTTGTTGAAAGAGTTAGTAAACTATCACTCAGCAACAAAAAGTTTGAAAAAGAAAATGATATGTTAACAGCCAAACTTAAAGAAGCCGGCAACATAATGAAAGAAGTTAAGAATCAGAATGCTCTTAAAGAACAAGCTGATAGTAAAACTGATAATGAAATGCTAAAACTTCATGAAAGAATTGCCCAACTTGAAGCAGAGAAAACAGAAGTTGAAAGCAACTATGCTGCACAATCTAGAAGATTCAACAAACTTCAAGAATCATTTGCTGCTTACAAAAAAGAAGTCAATGATACATACAATCCAGTTGCACACATGATGCCAAAAGCAAGTGAAAGAGTTGGAAAATATCTCAACTTAAGAGAAGGCAAAGGAATTGAAATTGAAGCTTATTGGAATGACTTAGTTAAGAATTATGGTGAAAATGTAACTCCATTTGAAGATAAGATTCGTGGGGCCAAAACTTTAAAAGAAGCAACATCAACATTCTTAAGATATAGAACACAAATTGACCCAGACTTCGGTGTTGGTCAACCACAAGAACATGCCTATGGAAGTAGAAACGATAGAGCAAGATTATATGAACATCATGGCATCGTGAACCCAGTTGATTCTTATAACAACAGTTCAATTGAACAGAAAAACGAGGACTTCCTTAAGAAACTAAAAGAATCAGGTTTACAATAAAAAGGAGCCAACAATGAATAAATTGAATGAAGCTACAAATGTAGGTGGAGCAATAGACAAACTATATGCCAATATTGAAAAATCAATTACTCAAATAATGAAGGCACAAGATGCAGTCCTAAGTGCAGCTACATCAATGGATGCAGTATTAGAATCAGCAAAATCAGTTGGCGGTAGTTTAGAAGGACAAATCACAACACACATAATGAACCACATGAATCAGCTCACTAACAACATAGCAGAGAGCGAACTTGGTGGTATTATCGAAGGTGGTGGACAGGGTGCATTAAAGAGCTTATTAGAGTTGATTGAAAGCACACCAATTAGAGACGTAATGCAGCAAAGTGCAGCTAAGAACGTACAGAATGTTTCAAACATGCCAAACATGAATCCAAACTTGTCAGGCGGACCTCAGAGTCAAATCTCTTCTTCATATGAAAAGGAAATGGCACAAACTGGTGAAGATTTAGAATCATTCTATCGACGCAAATTACAAGAAGAAGCTGAAGGATTCCAATATGATGATAGAACATTGAACTTCAATGTGTTGCAAGAATCAAACATCTTCGGTACTCAATTTGAAACTGACATGATGGAAGGCCTCAAAATGAAAACTGTCGCTCCAATAGCAACTAAGCAGGTACGAGAAAAGATGAGAGTTGCAGCTGATGATGATATGAGAGAGGATATTGAAAGCTTACAAGAAAGCGGGCCTCTTGACTTCACTAAACTTAGACCAATTGGTGGTAAGGACGGAATGCCATTATCATTCAACAGTCTAAGAGAAGGCGCAAACTTAATGAGTGTTAGGAGCTAAAAGTGGGACTTCAAGAAAGTTTGAATAACATTGATGATAGAGTTGACGATATAAACAAGTTCTCAAGGGAATCAATTGATTTGCTTGAGTTATATATGGAAAAAATTGACAAAGAAGAAGTTGTTACACATGGAGAGCTTGCAAAATTGTACGCATTAGCACTTGATATTTCTAAGACTAATAAAACGATTAAAGAAGCAATTGCTAATAACTTTAATTATGTAATATTGAAATAGGAGAAAAGAATGGAAAGTTTACAAGATAGAGTTAAACGTTTAGAAATAGAAAAGGAACAACTTCAAGAAAAAAGTGAAGTTAAGACTTGGGCTGAGTTATATGAAGTCGCACGTCCAGCAATGGATAGTAAACTTTCATTTAAAGAGTACAAAAAGTCAGCTCACCCAAGAACTTTTAGTGAAATGTTTGGTGAAAACTCACAGGACAGATTAAAAGAATCTGGCACATTTAATGATATTTATAAAGGACACTTAAGAGAAGATGTTGATGGCGTTTCACAAGAAGAAGCAGAGAATGAACAACTAACAGAAGGCAGAATGAAAGACATGCTCTTTGATTATATTGAAAGTCATTTAGCTGATGATTTCTGTGAAAAAATTGGCTGTAACCCAGAAGATGTAGAAGATATGGATTATGGGGATATGGCTAGGGAATTAGGATTTGATGACGAATTTGAGTATGCTTCACATCATGTTTTGGAAGAATCAAGAAACAAATTTTCTGGTATGAAGAAACAATTAAACGAGAAAAAATTAAAAGAAATGGCAGCATCATCTGAATGGATGGATGATGAATATGAGGAAAATATAAATCAAAAATTACATAATGACATTGAGGATGTTTTAGGTAGTCATGGTATTGATATTGAACCTTATTTAAGAAAATGGGAAGCAGAGGGAGAAAAAGACGAAGCTGAACGATTTGTTAAATTTTTAACGAAAAAAACAGGCAAATTGGGAATTTATAAATATAAAAATCAGGAAAATTCTAGATTTGACCAGTTAGTAGATCTTTGTATGCAATTACTTGATGGCTAAAAATAAAGAATTAAAAAGTTAGAGGCCCGTCATTTGTTGGCGGGCCTTCTGCGTCTAAGAAGAGATTATCATCAACTAATACGAGAGAAGTTTTCTTATCCTGTGCAACAATTTTAATATGCCATCTTCGTTCAGCAACAATTGCTTTGACTTCACAAGATAATACGTTAATGTCTGGCCATTTTTCATTTGATTCCCTAATCATTATATTACGAACCGTATCTTCATGTTCAGGCCCAAATGGAGTTCTATCATTAAGAGCACTATCAAATAATCCACCAAAGTTTGGGTTACGTACATAATCATAACGCCGTGACTGCAACCATAATCTATAGCCATTAAGAATAGCATAATCATTTCTACAGACTAACGAGCGTGTTTTAGTTGTCCAAGGATCAGATTTTGGGCGTTTAACATCATAATCTAAGTCAACATACTTAATAGTATCATTTAATGTGTTATGTAATTTTTCTATATCTCTAACTAAAAGTGATTTTGCCATTATACAGCTCCCTCAGCAGGTTGATGCATTGTAGCAGAACGGGTTATTCTCACTCTTTCTAATAAAGTTTCAGATGGAGCACCACCCTCTTGAGCAAATCCCTCTGGGTCCCATATTTCATTTCTTAACACAGATGCAGCTGGTGGTTCTTCACCCCAAATACTAGTGTTTCTACCCATACCAATTTTATCACTATAAGCCCATTGTAATAAACCAACTTTATATTTTATTGATATCCATTGGTCATTTCCATCTTTATTATAATCAAATTCAATATCTGGAATTTTTGTTGGTACCATACCACCAATTTTAATTGCCATTATTGGCTGAATTGACGGAACTTCTATAATTGAATCAACATCATCATTTACATAATGATAACCAACTACAGTACATTGACGAAACTTACCATCAACACCACATCTTAAAACGTCAAATTGTCTGTTATACCAACGAGCAAACCAATCAAGATGATATTTTTTAACGGAATGATAGACATCTTCAAACCAATCTATTGTAACTTCATGAGAAAATTCAGCATCTTTAAATATTGGGGTTCTAAGTAATTTATTTTCATCTGTTTTTAATGTTGGAAGAGGAATAGTAATTTTTCTAATTCTGTATGCAGCGTTATAGAATGGTTTAATTTGTCCACCACGAGGCCCCATTGCTTGCATAAAATTACCAACCCAAAATAAATTGAGAGATTGTGGCTCTAAATCATAAAGATAATCAATACCATCACTTTGAAAAGTATCAAGTGTTTCAATCATATTAGAGAAGTCAAGTTGTCCATCTGATTTTGGAGTTATGCCTTTTCCCCAATTTAAGTTATATATTCCCATAATATTTAGTCAATTTCCTTATAGTAATAATCCTGGTTAGATACATCACCAAAATGTCGTTTAAGATGATTTTCATCAATAAATCTAAGTTCAGTATCAACCAAATTCTCTTTGTTAAACTGTTCAGTCTGACCAGTTCCATGTCTAAATTGTCTATCAACTCTAATACATCTTTTGAATATGAATGGAAAGCCCATTTCTTGAATTTCACCTTTTTCATTATTGAATTGTAAACCATCTTTTTGACCCAAGAACTTTAAGTCTTCAAACCACCATAGTGGCATTTCTTCTGGTAATAATCCAGCATGACCAAACACTAAGTTATCAGTTGAACCATAACTACCAGTTCTACCTGTTCTCCATTGATTGCGGTACTTATCTAATAAGTCATTCTTCATTAGTTGTTGATGCTTAATGATTAAGTCAATGCGAATCTTTTTGGCAATGATGTATTCAGACACAATTCTGTTAGTTGTAAAAGGCGTGAATCCTTTTGGATGTCTGTTGTTAACTGATACTCCATCAAATACGACTCTGTTGTTGTTAGACAGCAAATTGAATATACCCATGAAATAGAGCGGCTCATCTAACAGCACCTTGAGTTCAGCTTTTCGTTCATACTTAACTTTAGTGCGAACTTTTTGAATCGTTTCAAATCCAAGTTTAACGTTGAACACATCAGACTCCATTTGGGGCACAGTAATTGATGCATTACGAACCATAAACACTGAATTAGTAACCATTGGCTCAATAGCACCCAAAAAGTCACTCTTGAAGAACAGTTCAAAAAAGTCCTCGTGTTCAGCTTCAGGCCCACCTGCACCAGCTTCTCTGTAACAGACTAGAATTGCGTCATACATGTGTTTGAGAAAATCTGCCCCTGAGTTCAAGATGTGTTGAATTGATGTTGCTCGCTTATTGTGTAACTGTTGAGTCAAATCTAGATTCAAATTCTCTGCTTCAACAAATTGTTCTACAACTTTATTTTTGCTATTATAACTATAAACATCGTCAACTGGTGGTAAAAAAGCTAATTGACGAGGTGGTCTTGAAGGACGAGGTGTTACTCTTAATGGGCCTTGCTTCGGTGACCCAGGTGGGCCCATCAATCCCCAAGGATCTCGCATAAACAATTCAGCCTCACCCCAGTCCATATCTCTAAAGTCCCAACCAGATGTCATTTCCTCTTTGAGTTCATTCCACTTATCTATCGCTGGTCCAAATCCAAAGTAGCCGTCATTTAGTCGTTGATAAGATGGTAACTCTTCAAGTGATCTTCTCCAAGGTCCAAGCACCATTTCCCAGAAGGGGTTGAGCTCAACATTGAAGGTTGTCTTTTGAAACGTTTGTTGTACTGTTTCCCTGTGTAGTAAGTTTTCCATACGAGCGCCGCCAGCAACATAGACGCCATAGTTAAGAGTTGGCATAGCCGATTCATAGATGTTATCCTCTCCAATTTCAGATGCAAGTTTCTCAAAGAACTCAAGTGATTCAGTCATAATAGCATGACTATCTTTTATCGTATCTTCTGTGACATAATTATTGCCAATTCGTCTGTAGTCTATTTCGTTTAATCTTTCAGTATCATCAAAGTTTGTATCGTTATAAGGGGTATGTGGTTCTACAAATTGATAGTTAGCGTGCCTATTCAAATTGAAAGGTTGTGTTCTAACATATGGAGACATTGGTACTGTAACTTTGATTGCTTCTTGTTGTACTATCATTTCGCTGGTACCCCGCTACTTAATGCACTAGCATGAACACTAACATTATGCCAATCAAACATTGGAGCTTGAATTGGAATTTGAGGGATAATCATATCACCATTTCTATTCATAAAGTTGTTGGCTAATCGTTGAGTTGAATTGTTAGTTAAGCCCCAATTAGTCTCAGCATCAGCATCGGATCTCAAGAAACCATGATTGATTTGGTACTGTCTCTTAAAGATGAAGTTAACATTGATTGATTGTAAATCAGCTGATTTTCTATCATATTGGATTGCATCAGTTGTACCCAAGATGCGAATATCATCAAAGACAAAGTAAGGTAATGCTGGATGTTGATAGTTTGGGTTAACCCAATTTGATAAGTGTATCATTTTAACGATGAGTGATAATTTTGCGCTCTTTAATGGGTAACTTCCTGCGCCTTCTTTTGGCCAAGATTTTGCTAACGTCTTTAATATGACTCGCCAACTGTATAGCTTGTCAGCATTTGCATTTGATGAAGTCTTTTCTTTCCCCTTGAAGTAAGGATGTGATTTTTGATGTAATGGAAAAGTTTCATCAATGCCATTCTTTCTGTTTGCTAGTTCATTAATCTTGTCTAGCCAAAAAAGATGTTGATCTAACCTAAGAGAAAATGTTGCTTTATTCTCCATCTTTTTAGTTGATTTAACTTTGAGGATTTCCGTCTGTAAAAACGGAACTTTGAACTCTTCATTAGTAACTGGTGGAATTGTGATTGTTCCAAAACGAACAGCAAATCCATTGCGACTCAAGATGTACTTTTCATAGTCAGTTAGCCAAGAATCATCATTTCCCATATTGTCTAACATGCCATTGAAGTCAAATGGGTTGCCACCTTCAAAATCCCAAACGAAAAATGCATCAAACTTGTGCTGCATAAAGTCAGGACCAATGGCATGAATGAGTTGAGTTACTGTCTTGCTTGATCTGTTTGGCCTATTTGGATGCGGGAGATTAGAAGCCGTTTCACTAGCACCTTCTCCTCTCATGTGGTTTGTGCCCATCATTCTATATGAATTGAAATGTCTTTGTGCATTTTGTAAAAATTTTACCGTATTATAGAAGTCTTCCCATTTAGATTTGTCAGTTGGCCATAAACCAAACCTATCATTCTTATCAAGAGCTTCATCTTTGTAAAGGAATGCTAATGAAATTGGCAACATTGGATTTCTCATACCAGCCAACACATATTGTTCCCACAACTTTTCTAATGGGTCCTCTCCAGCTTTTCTCCATTGGGGATTAAAGATGCCTTCCATAACAGTTCGAAGAATATCCTCTCCAAACTTTTTGATTTCATCTTTAACACCACCCCAAAAATCTTTGAAGCTATCTTTTACGTTGTCCATAAATTGACCGGCTGATGGAAGAATTGAACCATCATCTCTTCCCCACCTGTCTAATGTGATTCCGTTGTTATTGCCATGAATGTCAATGGCTGGGCTAATGCGAACTGCTCGCCTATTACGAGGACGAATATGAATGGGGTCAAACAACTCACCCTTAGTCTCAAACTCTTCAAAATCCAACTCATGATAATCTACCATGATTTGATTGCTTGAGATATTTGGGTTATTGTATGATTGCACAACTTTCGTAGTGTTCACTATTGCCATAATAGTTAGTAGAAAATGAACTATCTCTGGAGACTTTCTAACAACCTATTATGTAACTCTAATTGGAATAATTGAACTAAATCGTACTCTTTTTTGTCAACAGTTATGTGTTTCAAAAACATTGGTAGAATATGCTTATTCTTTGGCTTTCGTAATAGTATCTGCATATAAGTCAAAATCTTGAATTGTAGCTTTTCATCTTTGACTTCAGCATTGAACTCTCTAATTAGTGATGACATCGTATCCTTAAGAGATATCCTGTTGATAAAATCGCCGGGCTGTTCATAAGTTGTGTCATAAATAGATTGGAAGTTCATGCTCTTTTGCATGTCTTCAAGTTCTAAATTACTGTCACCTAATTGATTTGAAAGTGAATAAGTTTCTTCGTTCTTATCCTTTTTGTAGATAGATTCCAACACTTTTGGATTGATCATACCAGCAAATGATGCACCAACTCTGTAACCTGGACGATTAATGTATTGGCTCATAAATGCTAATGCCGTTTGTGTTGACTTATCCTCGACTTCTTCTGGTTGCTTAAACTTATGTCCCTTAACTTTCTTGAGGATTAGCGACCTAGAATATCTTTGGACTAACACAAACATTTCTGACCATATTTTCTGCTGCTTAACTTTATTTTTCGTTTTGTAATATTGTTCCTGTAATGAAAACAATTGTTGTTCAATTTCTGGCTTTGAACTCAAGTCACCGAACCATTGTACTCCTTCATCAGAGAAAACAACTGGGACTTTCACTTCGTTATAACTAACTGGCTCCATCATTCTCCTTTGGTGGTTTAACCCATTTCTCACATCGTTGCTTTGGCCATTGTGACCAAACGTTACACTTCTCTTCGCAATCTTTTGCTATTTCACACGAGTCACATAAGTTACCATAATAACGATAATCATATGCTCGTTGGTAATCTAATTCCCACTTATCACATAATTCGTTTTTTTCACATGCATTCACAAAATGTTTGTTTGATAGATGACAGTTAGTACATTTTTTCTCAAAGCTATCAGGAACTCCACCTAATGCTTTAATTGCCATGTAAAAGCCATATCTGAACCAAGTATTGTAATCTGCCTGCGGGTCCCATGGAATAATCTCACCACTTTCAGTCTTTAGCCAATGAGCGACAGCACCACAATCATGTGGGCCCCAACCAAATAGCTTTTTAGTAGTTGTGTAACCTTTGCATTCTGCTGCTGTTTCTTCTGGTCCTGGTGGCTTCTCACCATCATACCATTGTCTTCTTTCTTCTGTATCTTCAAACATCTCAGGACAGCATAAGTTCGGTCTATTATTCAAGTACCAATAACGAAGAACTTCATCATAGCTCTTTACGAATCTATTGCATTTATAGCAAGTCTTTTTCATATTTTAGTATATTAACATGAGACAAAAAAGCCCCTCCGTCGAGGGGCGCAAGATGCATTTAAAAATTAATTAACCAGATTTAATTTGTTTTAAGTAATTGCAGTTTCGCATCTTAAACTTAACTTCAATAAAAAACAAGGCGCTGACAATTTTTAGAGAATTGCCAAACTCATCCGGACTTACGTCGCGGTGTGGATTTCGAAGTCCACTAAAAAAATTTTAAAAGAATTTTTCATTACCATTTAAGTATTATTGCTGATAATGCGCCTTAACTTCTCCTTATTCACCGCCCGTCAGGCAGTTATTTTAAATAAAACAAGATACGCTTGTGGCCTCTTTTACGTAGACACCACTAAAATCGGTGTTTTTTTACTTGAACATTTCTAAACAAGTCATTACTTTAATTGTAATATCCAGTAGATTTTTTGTGTTGCTGTTTACGTACCTTAATATAATTCACGATTCGCTTTTTACCAATCCGCAGGTTATTAATTGCTGCATGAACCGTAGTTTTTCTCTAAATAAAACACGATGCGCTTTATCATACCAATTGATATTTAATTGCTGTTATGCACCGTAAATATAAATTTCAGGGCATCAGGCGTTAAGGGAGGTATTGGCCCTCAGCCCCTACTTAATATAATTTTATATTAACCAATTAGTTTAATTGGCTCATATCTCTTTGAAAGAAGTGTCTCTTTGAGACACTCAAATGGGTCAAGTTGTCCACTCATCACCATCTTTGCAATATGTACACTGAAGCCAGAAACTAATGCTACTCCCAAGTCGTTTTCAACCATTGGAACTGCTCCAGTTCTACTATTCACATTCCAGAATATGCATCTTGGAATCTTATAGCCAGCATCTTCATACTCGGCTTTTATCTCATCGAAGAGCTTCATGTCAAGTCTTGCGCCTTGGTTAAACTCCATGTCAGAAATTATGAGAATGTTCTTCACCATTTCTTCCTGTGTCATGTTGTTTTTCTTAGCTGCATTAAGAATTAACTTGAACACTTTCACTATGTCAGTTGATGCTACTTCACAGTGAGTGAGCGCAATCTTTAACTTAGCAAGCAAGCTCTTTGCCTTACTGAAATCTACAAACTGTGGTCTATCACTGAATGTGATGTACTTGTCTTTGAACTCACCACTGTTTCTTTCTGAGCAATAGATAGCCAACGCATTTGCTATGTCAAGAGCCATTGCCTTTGTGCCTGGTAAGTTCATTGTCATTGAGCCGCTTCCATCTGCTACAACTAAAGTGTTGCTTATGTCATAAGTTGGAAGAGCCTTCCACATTGCTTCAATTGCTGCGTCTTCTGTTGATGCTAAACTTCTGTCCCACATACTTTCAGTAACGGCATATTGGCAAACGATATCATGTGGGAATGCAGTTGATGCGTTGATCTTTGCTTCACCTTTTTCAAGCTTAGCAAGATACTCATTATATCGGCTCATATCATTTCTCTTGAATGCATTTCTGTACTTCAAGTTAGCTTGAGTTGGAACCTTTTCATAGTCGATATTTGCCCAATCACCCTTGCTTGCCTTAACTTCAATAACGTCAAGATAAGCTCTCAATGCTGATAACTTCTTTCGGTACTGCTTTTCTGTCAAATTCAAAGCCTTAGCAAGAGCTCTACCCATGTTACGAACACCCTTATCAGATGTGTTAACAGATGGCATCCACTTTGCACAAATTGAAACGGCTTTGCCCTTTTCCATATTTGCAGTATCTTCAGCTAATTGTGCAGCAACCATCTCAACAATTGCAGCATCAACTTTCTTTGACAAGCCCCAAAACACTGTCCAATCGTCCCATCTTCCATACTCAGGTATGTACTTGATTAAGTCAATTGCTCCATCGTTTAACTGTAAAAGTGATGTGAAAGTTCTTCTGAAAAGATCTCTCTCACCTAATCCCTCTCGTATGTCACGAGCGAAGAATATCCACTTAGCAGCTAAATCAGGTGTGTCAGCAAAGGCTTTTGTGAAATCTGAAATAAGTTGATTTTTCATTGTGCCCCTATATGAAGCGACATGAAAGTTCATATCTAAAAGGGCCTTGCCTGTAGTAGCATGTACTCGGGCATTATTTTCCGTATAAGCATCTCGAGACTTTTCTTGTCTTGAGATTTCGTTTTTGATCTGGTTCATCATAATACAAATCTCCTCTGGTTATTATTATTTAGTTATATTAACATCAAATTAAAAATCCATACCCGGAAAGAATTGCACTTTCATCGCTGCCTTCGCAGAGCAGAATATTATCTATTATACTACGGATATATTTGTCGGCCATGCTTTTCTTCATGTTTGAATTTGAATAGCAATGCAACAACTGCAGGCCATCCAGTCAACATAAAAGCAAGCTCTAAAATAAACTCTGGAATAGATTTGTTTATCCCATTCTTAACTACAAATCCAATTGCAAATAAAACGCCTATTACGAAATAGACTCCTAATAAAATGACACCTACCATAAATCCTTAAAGTTTTGGAATAAAGATAATTGCAGATGCAGTGAATGCGCTTAAAGACATTAGAAGAACAGCTCCTGCACACATATCTTTGATTATCTTAATCTCATTTAAAAGCCATCCTTGTGAAAAAACATCGCACACTCTTTCAATAACAGTGTTTAACATTTCTAAAACTAAGGCCATAACACAGAACAGGATAATGATCATCCATTCCATGCTTTCTATTTTGAATATAATTCCCATAGCCAAATTAATGACTAGAAATAATGACAGAATTCTAAAGGTGGATTCTGAGAAAAATGTAAACTTAATTCCATCAAAAGCATATTTGAACTTCTTTAACATAAACCGACCTTGGAGCGATTTGAACGCCCGACCTACAGTTTCGAAGACTGTCACTCTATTCCGCTGAGTTACAAGGCCCGAAATTACCCGGTGAGGGAATCGAACCCCCGGAATGAGTTTAGAAGACTCATGTATTATCCATTATACGAACCGGGCTATTCTTCTAATCTCTTCTTTAGATAGATTAACTCGTTTTCTGCTTCTTTAATTCGTTGCTTTAAATCTCTCTTCTTTTCGAGGTCCTCAGCAATCTCCCTTCCCTTTTTTAGACTGTCTTTTACATGGACAAGTTGTTCATCATCCATATCAAGCCAATCTAAGTTTATGCTAAAATCATAATCATAATGACCATCACCATAATCTCTGTTCCAAAAATTGATAGTGTCGCCTTCTAATGAAGAACCATTATGTGATATATTACGCTCGTGGCAAAAGTCACCATTTGTCCATTCAAGCTTTTTTGATATTGCTACGGCTCTATTGAAAAGTTTGTACTCTTCATTCTCCACATGTTCTTTTGTCGCATATAAAGTAACGACTTCATCTCTCGTCATTTTAGAATCCTTCTTTAATTTCCTTAATTGACTTAATTTGATTTCTCACTAAGTTCAAAAAAGTGAGCGCGAGTGAAGACCATGCTGCTACAGATACGATGTTCAAAATGGGTACGCCATCTTTCAAAATGGCAAAGGCTATGATGAATAGGACTGTCGCTCTAAACAAAAACTCTCCAACTAATTTAGCAACTGATGCAATCTCTGTCTTCAATTCTAACTCCTTTTTCCAGATAGGAACCACCCAATACGCTAAGCGATGGGCGCCGGCAAGTCGTAGTTGCCAGGGAGGCCTTCAGCAGTTGGCGCAGCCTCAAATTAAAGTCCGTTTCCCATTCCATTTTCCAACTTTACGGACGATACTTTTCAAAAAATGCAGGGCTTCCAACCTGCTGGCTCGATTCCTATCGCATTGTTTTGCGAAGCCATCCTTTTAGCAGATGACATTGTGAAGAGTGGAGCTGACGGAGACTCGAACCCGCATATCACTGCTTGCAAAGCAGGACGATAACCAATTATCGTAACAGCCCCATAAAAGTGTAAGTAGTCGCAAAGTGTGGGTCTCCGACCTTTATTGAACGACTATATCCTCGGCCTTACTTACCGGACCTGGCGTCATTAAGCCCAGGCTACATTTTTCACAAGCGCTGAAGGATTTGAACCCTCACCAAAGCTTTTGGAGAGCTGTATGCTACCATTACACCAAGCACCTATGTAGTCAGATAGGTTGGATTTGCACCAACGGTCTCTTGGTTCCAAACCAAGCACGATACTAACTTCGCCACCATCTGATACTCCCGGTCCAGGGCTCGAACCTGGGACAATCTGGTTAACAGCCAGACGCTCGTACCAACTGAGCTAACCGGGATTAAAATGGGTTAGTGGGGCGGAACCCGCAGACCAAGCGTCAATTAAGCGCTTACAGTCCGGATAAATAGTAACCCCACTACCCTATAAACTATTTAGCGTCCGGTCGACTCGGAACTTGTTTTTGACGCACGGAGCTACCGCCGTCTTACCAGGAAACATTCAACCTGCTGGCTGCCAAACTAAGGGCATTTAAAAGGGCTACCTTACCAGAATTTCTCTAATGCCCGCGCATTCGCGGAGGCTTCTTTCTTCTCGCCCGGGGAGCACCGTGGCGCTTTGACTATGCGATCTCTGCTAGACGCCCGCTATAGTCCGTTCCGTCTTGGCGCGGCAATGGTTGGCCCGTCTGCCGGGGAGTCCACTCTACCGCAATTTCACTTATAAATACCTAGTAAATCTTCCAAAGCAAACTCAACGTCAGCAATCTCATCGAACATCATGTTAATGTCTGCCTGTTCCAAGCGATCTTTTACCTGTCGGATAAAAGCCAACTTTTCTTCTTTCGATAACTTGTCCATAATATCCTCCATACCACTGGGGGATAATCTGAGTCTACCACTCCTGGCTTTCTCAGGATGACAGTTTTCTTTACTTCCCGTATGGCCTAGCGGCTGTCACCATCATACGGAGTCCTAAACTTTTCCCCACCGACACCGGCTTTACGGATTAGGCCTAACATTGGGAGGCACCTTCCCACTTACACTATGGGATGGAGGTCTCAGGGCGACCTTTTTGAGCATTCACCTACTCAAGCGTGTGTAAGATTTGCACTTACCACCAGCAGTGGCTGGTCCTAGTCACGCTCGGGAATACACTTCCGTCATTTGGAGGATTACAGCAAGCTCCGTCCTCCGTCTGTCACATCCCTAGAATCGTTAACGATGAGTGAGCGCAGTAGTACTTCCTCACCGGGGCTCATGCTTAGGCAGCATGGATTATCGCCGCTGTTACGGCTGGCAGCGCCCGTTCCTCACTCATGAAGGAAGTTTCCGCTAATGAACCAGGGAGTTGAACCTCTGGATCCGATGCCATACCGGCACCTGCATCACCCTTAATGCTTCTCATTTCCGACAAGTCAGAGTGGGGATCGAACCCACATTCCCCGCTAGGGAATCTCGCATCCAGCTACCTGGTGGCATCTCTAGCGAGCGGCACTTTCCAATCGTGCTCGTCTGACAAAATTAAGGTTTCCAAGTGGCCCGTACCAATAGGGCTCTTCTTGCAGCCGTAAGCTTAAATTAAGTCCCCGATCCAGATATTCACCACCTCCAGCGGCCTATTGGCAACTCTCAGCTTGTTATATCCGCTAGCGGGAGCGGCTCTCAGTTACCTTAAAGAATAACCAAATCCTCAGGGATAAAGTTTCCGACAGTTCCATCCTCGTCGATACGAATAAGAATCTCGTTGTTCTCATACCCGATAACCGTTGCGGTCTCGCCTGAAAAATCAATTTTAACTCTTGTTCCAACTGCCATTCTCTTATCCCTTCCTTATAATATTATATAAGAACGGCAGATATATCGTTCAAAATCTTTTTGAACTTCTTTTCCCCTCACTCGGGTCTTGCACCTTCACCTGTTTTGCTTGTACTTCGCTTTCAGTCTTTGCTTCTTTCGTTTCCGCTCCCGTACTCCGCCAAGCCTGGGGGTTGTATTTTCGTTAATGCTTTTCTAATTGCTGAGGCCATATTATGCACATCTTCGATAGTTTCATTTGACTCTAGCATCTTCCTCATTTGCTCTGTAAGTTTGTATAGAGCAACCAATTCGATCTGCTTCTTCTCGTGTTGCATATCGACTCCTTTAGAGAGATTGGGTAGTCCGGAGTTGAACCGGAGTACCCTTCATGGGCTTCACCTGGCACTCCTACCGTAGCGGCGTCACCCGTAGAAGGTATGTCTCGCTGCATCACTACCCAGTGTAATTTATATTAACTTACCAAACTATTTTCTTTTTGTTAGAGTCAACTTTTCCCATTGCTATTTCCAGCATATGCATTTCATATAGAAGGGCGTTTTCTCGATGTCTGTTTCTTTCCTGCCTAGCAAATGTTAACGATTCAATTTTTCTTCTATATATCTTATACAAATCATTTTGTGATAATCCATCATAAGTTCCAATAGTTGTCTCCAATCATTTTAATAGTTGAATCACGAAGTTCCCCACATTGCCAAGCATAATAATGACAGTCATGCCAATCATTATCCATTCATATAGACCCCAACGTTTTTCATTGGGAAAACATTCTGCCATATAACAGCTCCTTAATATGTGTTACAAAGAGTCTTAAGAGAACGCATTGCTTGCGTTAGTCCTTTCCATCCTTGTTTTGGTACACCTTCACTAAAAGTCCATGGACAGCATCCACAACATCTTCCTGGTTGTTCTTGAGAAGCAGTCATTGTTGACTTCCACTTTTCATATTCTTGTAAGAAAAAGTCTCTCATTAACATACCTTCACCTTCGTACTTAACTTTAGATGTCGGACGTTGTATCACTGGTGGCGGGCACCATTTCTTTAAATGTTTATGTTTACTAAAAAAGTTTTGATGTTTCATATTAGTTAGTAAACTAAAAATGGTGACTTACGGGAATCGAACCCGTGTAGCAAGATCCACAATCTTGTGCCTAAACCACTCGGCCAAAGCCACATACCTCATTGGGGGACTCGAACCCCCACAACCATTTGAGGTTACTCTTCAAACTCTAAGTCAGATGCTGCATCACTTGCTCTTGCACTAGCAGTTCCAACTTGTGCTGTTCTTCTAGTTACAGCTGATGTATCAGTATGATGTACTCTTCCTCTAATTTGAACTGTTCTATCCATTCTAGAGTTATAACATAAATCTTGAATTGACCCATAGTCTGGCCTATTCAATGTAAAAATGTCACCACCATGATGAGCATCCCTGTACTCAACAACCATTCTTGAACCAATGTTCATTCTAATGTTACTGTTGTGTCTCAAAATGTCACCCACTCTTAATTGTGCATCTTCACACATTATAATTCCAGATATTTCTAAAACTGTGTAAGTTTGAGCGAACATTATCATTGGTACTAATAGTAACAATATCACTAACGCCTTTTTCATTCTTCTTCCTTCTCCTTTAATCGTTTTCTAACATATTCATTCAAACTGTCTTTATTTATTTCAGCCCATTCTTCTACGATAGAATTGACTAACTTTTCATGTGCGTTTTCTTCACCCTGTTCTTTAATCCATTTAATTGGGCGGCCTTTTCCATAAACTATAGCCATCATGAAAAAGATAATTGACCCCATTAAGATTAGCCCCACAAACAATGCTGTAACGGCTCCAACCATCCAAAATGAAACTTTGAAGACATGCATTATAGCAAATGGCTCAACCATCATCCATCTTAAAACAAAGCCCATAAACAATGAAAATGCCCAAACACATACTACAAACTTTAGATATGTCTTGAACCCCGGCATCAATTCTTTTATCCAATATTTCATATAAGCGGCAGGACGGTAATGCTCCGTCACCTCTGATTTGGCAAACCAGCGTACAGCCTTCTATACTACAACCGCATAAAGAGAGAAGGCAGGTAGTAGTCGCGTTCTACCATACTGCTCACACCATCCGTTTTCTGGTCCTAGATCTCCACTAGTTAATGACCCTACTTACTGGCTAGCTAGTCTTTACTGTTACTTGATTCACAGTTTATCGGTGTTCTCTCTATTACCCAGTGAAGGATTTGCACCCTCGCGAAAACGGTGTAAACGTTCCATGCTCCTGTTACATCAACCGGGCTTAATTAACGATGTGAATTCTTCATCACTTCGTTTGTTTATCTCATCAGCAAAATAGTTATCAATATAGTCATTAATTATGCATTGCTCTTCTTCAGTCCAAATTTTCTTGAAGAGTTCATCTCCATATTTTTGTCCTGCTTCTGTTAGAACAAATGAATTATATGACTTCATTTTTCTATTTCCTTAATCTTCTGTTTGAGCCTTTCAAAATGTTCGCTCATATTATTTAGTGGGGCATTTTCTATTACTAAGATTTCCTGATGTCCATAAGCTGTTGCTAATATGAAACAATCTTCTGGTTCATCAAAATCATAGTTAAAAGTGTACTTGCCATTTTTAACTGCTGCTCCACATGGATAATAACAGAAGTAATATTCAATATCCTGTCCATCTCTATGTCTAATATCTAAATCAAACACTGCCTTGAAAAAGTCATTTGCTGCTGGATATAGCGTCTCTTCATTTCGATACAGAGACTTAAATCTAACTGTTGCCTCTTCAATCAATTCATCTAATGTTTTCATATACCAGATAAGGGACTTGCACCCCCACACCTTTCGGCACTAGTTCCTAAGACTAGCGTGTCTTCTATTCCACCAATCTGGCAAGAATGGCTTGCATCACTCCTGACCAAGTCCGGCAGTTTAAGGGAGCTTACTGCTAACCACATCTACCGAAAGTGGGACTTGCACCCACATACTCTTTCGAGCGCTGCCCCCTCAAGACAGTGCGTCTTCTAATTCCGCCACTTCGGCATGAAGTCCCAGGAGGGAATCGAACCCTCTATTCTATGGCTTTGCAGGCCAAGCACCAGGCCACTGATGAGTCCGAGACATAAAGTGTCGTTTTACTCCAGTCGAGTTCTCCATCGAGCCGACACTGACATTGGTTTTTAACGGAGTTACCAACCTCTTCTCCGGGGTCATAAGCGAGCTTTCTCCAATCACTAAGGTCCTTCTTTTTCAGGGACGTGGTTACCTCACTCTCTGTATTCCCATAGGGGCACTCGGCCCTCCACCATCCGTTTTAATCGAAACGGAAAATCTAAAATCCAAAAAGTTTCCATTCTGGATAGTAAGTCGTAACTGAAGCCTTCAATTTCTGTATGTTAGACCGTGCTGGTCTGTAAGGTAGAAACTTTGGCTTCCATTTTAGTTCCTCTAAAGTTTTATCACCTTTCAATCCGTTACATTTTTTGCAGCAAGTTACTAAGTTTTCCCAAGTTGATTGTCCGCCTTTTGATAACGGTTTAACATGGTCAACTGATAGTTTACCTTCACCATAATTTTCACCACAAATGTAACAAGTGTGATTATCTCTTTCATATATGCCTTTTCTTGTGAGCTTAAGTGAAACTCGTGGCACCTTATCATAATTCAAATAACGAATGACTTTTGGAAGAGCAACTCTTTGTGTTACTGAATTGATGAAGTCAGTTCCTTCTGGCCAAACATCTTGCTTTGAGAGTTCAAGCCAATCAGCCCAGTTAAGAGGTCGATATGAACCATCCTTAATGAAGAAAGACTCTACGGCGCCAGTGTACATCTTTCCAATTGTAGCAAACTTACTACATATTCTTATGGGAATATAGGATTTATTGATAGCTAACACTTTCATTTTTCTTTCTCCTTTTAATTATTTTTATCAACCTATTACTCGTGTAAGGAGTTGAACCTTCTTCAACAGGATATAAGCCTGCCGCTTCGCTACCCGCCGGCCTCACGAGCACAGTGAACTATATCCCGTGGAGGATTGTCCGCAAATAACAGGGTGACTCCTTTATCCATCTTTCAATAGTTCTTTAGCTACTGTGGCAACTCCTGCATCACATTAGTAGCATCAATGGGCTTTTCGTTCGGTGTTCCGTTACAAAGTTCCCATTTCGTGGATTTAACCGGGCCACATTCCTTCTAGCCCCGTACTATTTGCCGACATAAAGACTATGACGACTTTAAGTTGATAGCTCAACGCTTCGGAAGGAAGAGGACTCGAACCTCCAATGCCTTTCGGCACACACAGTTTAGCAAACTGGCCGACTACCATTATCACATCCTTCCATAGTATATTAACTACGATGTTTTTTGATTATGCTTTCTAATTTTTCTATTTCGATTGGTTTTGGCATAAAGTCATTGAATCCATTGTTTAGAAACTTATGCTCTATGTCAGCATCTGATGCACTTAATGCAATGATTGGAACAGTTTTGAGATAACAGATCTCTTCACCAGTTTCTCTTAATCTCTTAGTTGTTTCAATTCCGTCCATTTCAGGCATTTTGTAATCCATAAAGATCATATCATACTTGTCAAGAGCTGCCATTTCAATTGCAATTTCTCCACTCTTAGCAATTCCAACTTTAGCGCCAAGTGATAATAACATACTTTTTGCTATCTTTAAGTTGACTGAAACATCATCTACTACTAATATGTTGAGATTAGTTCCAATGCCATCAATTTTGGCTTTCTTATTTATGAGAGCAGAAAGTTCAGATATAAACCTTGGAGTGTTTATCTTGATGAAATTGATATCATGGTCATTGCCCGCTTTTTCTAATTGGAGTGCTAAATTGGATAATTCTGTTTCACCAATGTTTGCTAAAGCGCTCTTTAATCCATGTATCGTTATTATGTACTTTTCTAAGTCACCATTGTGTAATAAGTTCTCTTTACTTAAAAGCTCATCAATAATCATAATGGCTTCTTCTGAATCATAGATGAATAAGTCTTCAACACTCATGTTATCAATATTCACTGAAGTCACTTTAGCTGCTTCTTCCAACATTTTTTGCTTTTCTTTTCTAGCAGCTTCACGAGTCTCTATTGGATATTTGTCTCTAATGAAATTGTTTAATACTACATTTAAGTTTCTAGTATCAATTGGCTTGCTTAAGAAGTCATCAAATCCATTATTTAAGAACATGTCTTGTTGACCAACGAATGCGTTAGCAGTCAATGCAACTATTGGTTTGTTGTAACCCATTTTTCGTAATGTTGCTACTGTTTCAACACCATCCATGTATGGCATCATATAATCCATGAAGATTATGTCATACACTTTTCCAGAATTGATTAAGCTAATTGCATCATAACCACTAAAAGCAGAGTCAATGTTCAAGCCATAAGTTGACAAGATGTTTTTTGCTACATACAAGTTTGATTTAACATCATCAACAATTAGAACCTTACCATAAGGCATGTGCTCTTTAATGAACTGCGCTTGTTTTGTGATGTTAAAGTGCTTGAAGCTTGTTTCACTTAATTGATTAGTGAATGTTGTGCCACATACTTCATTTCCAACTCGTTCTTGTGGAATCTTAACAGTAACACTAGTACCTTTGCCAACTTTGCTTTCAATAGAAAGTTCACCATTTAATAAGTCAACTACTTTTTTGCAAATTGCCATTCCTAATCCAGTACCTGGAACTGTTCGTGCTGCACCAAAATTAAAGCGGCTATATTCATTGAAGATATTCTTGACTTGTTCTTCGCTCATACCAACACCAGAGTCTCTAATAGTGATAATCAAGTTTGAAATAGTGTCATCAACTTTTTCTGAGTTAATTGAAAAATCAATAGCACCTTCATTTGTGTACTTAAATGCATTAGACAAGATGTTGTTAATGATTTGCTTAATTCTAATAGCATCACCATTTAACTTCAATGGAGTGTTTTCATCAATGTGTAATAAGAACTCAATTGGTTTATTGTCATATCTAATTGCGTTAAGTTGTGCTGTATCATTTATTAAGCTTGGAATATCATACACATAAGGATTGACTTCTAATTTGTTTGCTTCAACTTTTGATAAGTCCAAAATATCGTTTATGATGTTTAATAACAAGCTTCCAGAATCATAAATCATCTCAAATGATTCTCTCATATCTTTATTCAAATGATTTTCATGTAATTTTAATTCGGCAATGCCCAAAATTGCATTCATTGGAGTACGGATTTCGTGACTCATATTAGTTAAGAAAGCCGTTTTATAGATGTTTGCTTGTTCAACTTTCCAAGATTTTTTCTCAATAGCATCTGATCGTCTGTATATGATCACTATTGTGATACATAAAACTGTACAAATAATTAAGCTAATAACTATTAAGAAGCCCAACATATTGTCTAATGTTGATTTGAAAATTTCTCGTGGAAAGAAAATGCATAAATACCATTCATTTTCAAGTTGTCTAATTGACAATAAACTTGCTTCACCAGAATAACTTATGTAATCTTCGTTTTCAATTGTTTCGCCATCTTTATATCTTTCAAAATAGTTGTAAAACTCAGGTGATATTTCTCCAATGTTTTTTCCAAGAAAATCTTTGTTGTAATGAGTTAAGATTAGTCCGTCTTCATTTATAAGCATCCAGTTTACTACTGCATTAGAAGCTCTTGAAGATAAGTCTAACATTCTAACTAACGAGATGTGAGCCGCAATAATTGCTAATAATTCCCCATCATCACAAAAAAGTGCTTGAGTGTAAGTCATAACATAATCATTAACAGTTACACTAACGTATGGAACAGTTACAGCAATTTCACCATTTGCTTCAATGGCAGTTGTGTACCATAATCTTCCAGTTGCGTCATAATCACTTGCTAAAGATTGGTCCCAACCAACTCCCCAACCTGAAATTGATAATCTGTTGTAAAATGGTGCATAAACGAAAAGAACTTCAAAACCAGAAATGCCATTTCTATTTCTTTCATGTTCATTTATTTGAACTATATAATCTTCAAATACATCCATGCTAATATCATCCAACATCATTTGGCGAACTGTTGTTCCCATGATGCTTATGATAGTTTCGAGCTCACGAATGTCGAGACTTAAATGATTTTCTATTGAATAAAACGTTTCATTTGTCACAATGTGAGCAAACTCCCGCTCTCTGTTAACTCCAAAATTGTAAGTTACCATAGTCATGATTGAAAAAGACACAATTATGAATAGAACTAACATGATTGGTGTCTTAACTAACTGATTTATTTTCATATTAGTTAGTAGAATCGGTCAGTCAAATAGCAATTCGGATCTCACTCTGTCTTGTGTTCTTCTTCTAACGAATTCTTGCCACTGTGGATTTTTTCGAATGTACATATAATAGTGTGACAACCAAACGGCATCTTTTTGTTTGCAGGCCTTCATCACATGTGCAGGCGTCAATTTTCTAACATCATCCATTGCTTTCATTAGTCAAATAACTCCTCATAATATCCACATTCTTGAATAACTTTCATTGGTAATCTCATTAGAGTTGTTTTATGCTTTAGACAATAATCTCTTGCTTCTTCTTTGCTAAGATAACTACCAAGAAATCCATTGTAATTCGTTTGATAATTTTCACACTCTTTACACCAGTAAGGTACTACTTGTTCCGTCATGTACTTGAGTGTTGCTCTTTTTCTGTCAGGTGGAGTTATGTCATACATTAGTCAAACAAATCCAAAAACTCAATATCAGAAGTTACTTGTATTGATTTGCCAGTGGCTAAGTCATAAAGATCCATCTTATGCATTTTACAATGGTCAGTCGCAAGGATTGGCCCCGAAGGAAACTTCATTCCTCTTTTTGAATAGTGTTCACAAGTTGTGCATATTAGAGGGGTCTTCATATTGTTGGCATATTCACCAAAGTCGAAACAATTCATAATCATAGATTAACAACGGAAGAGACAGGACTCGAACCTGCATGTCTTTCGATCACTGGTTTTCAAGACCAGCGAGCTCCCTACTGCTCAACTCTTCCTAAATATGTTGTTTACCCTTAAATCTATAATTATCAGTTTGTTCATGACAATTAGGACATAAAAGTTCACAATTTTCTCTTAACACATTTTTTCCATTTCCATCAATGTGATGTAATTCTAAAGTTATTGGAATTCCCCTCCATTCAACATTATTACATCCTTCACATTTATAGCCTCTTTCAATTAAAAGAAACTTCTTAATTGTTCTTTTATCTGTGCAACCCCTATTTACAGCATCATCATATGATTCATATTTTTGAGCTATACCTGGTTTACGTTTATGATTATTTATATAAATCATTCCATTTTTTTCTATAACCCTTTTTACTGTCCTCCAAGTACAACCAAATTTTGAAGCTATATCTGATATTGAAGTATCAGCAGCTAATAATTCTTTTAACTCGTCTACTTTATTATGTAATTTATTTTTTCTCATAATAATTAGTACATTAATTAAGTACATCTAACATAATTAGCTGCCTATACTTGGCTCTTCCAAATTGCGTTCAATTTCATTTTAGCCTATTGACTGGGTAGAAATACCACGCGGGACCTAAGACCTCTTTACAATGGAGAAGGATTCGAACCTTCGACCCGGGGATTAACATTCCTAATTTGATTTGCAGTATTAAGCCGTTAGCACGACTCTATTATTTACCTGCTCTACCAACTGAGCTATCCATTGTACGATTGAGCCCGGGAGGACTTGAACCTCCGACAACCTGATTAAAAGTCAGGTACTCTAAAACCACCTGAGTTACGAGCCCTTAAAAGCGGTAAGCTGGAATCGCACCAGTTGGGTGGCACAGGGACCTGCGCAGGGTTTATCCACCGGTCTAAAGAAACGGAGTGACGGCGCTTTGTCATTCCCATTCTACCGCTAGTGCTGCCTATCGGAATCGCACCGATGACAACTAGATTTTCAGTCTAGTGCTCTACTGGGCTGAGCTAAAGCAGCATGTGTGCAATCCCCGATGGTACAGCCACTCGTTTGATAGCATTATCCATTATCCGTTTCATGCACTGCAACATTTCTGTCGCTGTGGGAGCAACGAGCTTCCCACTCCGGATGGACGTAACGGGAGTCGAACCCGTGTCCAAAAGAGTTCCAAATAAAAAGTGTTCTTACAAGGTTAGCTGATTCATGCGACCTAACCGAGATATCTTTAACCAGCCATGCGTATCTCCAGTTGCACCCTCCGTTCCAATGTCCGCGCAAACCCGTTAGGACTAATTCACGCGTTAGGTTCTAAGCGTCGCCACTTTGAATGACCGAACCACTATCATTCAGTGACGGATTATGCTGCTAAGAGCGCGGCTGCTCTGTTGCCAGAGAAACCATAATCGTATTCGTAACCGTTGCCGTTTACAATTTGATGGACTACCATCATCTTCCTTGACTCTCTATCCTTCGCTAATCTGTCGAAACCATTGTACGCCCATAATTTTATAAAAACTCTTCAACAAATTCGTCAAAAGTCTTTCCGCTTTGTTTGAAACGAGACCAAGTTTCTTCAGCTTGTGCTCGATCCATAATTGGTCCCCATCTATTTTCGTCATCAATTAAGATGCGATATTGTCCAGCATAAGGACCTTCTCTAATCACTTCAAAGAATTCGTGCTTTTCCATATTCAATTTCCTTTCAAAAAAATTCCACCCCATCCACTCGAATGGGGATGGAATCAGTTTACCTAATTTTTCCCATCCATCCCTATTGCCAAGATTTTACTCCGGCTTTTCATGTCAAAGACCACTTCCATGCCACCGACTACTCGGGTCACTGTCAAGTTTGAAGCTTTTCTTTCCACATCTATCACAACGATAAAATGGGTAAGGCACTCCAATCATTCCGTAAAAGAATGACAGTACATATTTATGTATGCCAATTTTACATAGAAAATTCATAGTGGGCAGAGTGGGTGCCGACCCCACTACCCCCGAAGGGAAGAGTTTTACAGACTCCCGCGTTTGCCGATTCGCTATCTACCCAAATGCCGTGTTCTTTTATAGACCGTCGTACGGCTTGCCAACGGTTTTGCAGGAGGGAAGATTTGAACTTCCGACCGCCTCCTTATCAGAGAGGAACTCTAACCAGACTGAGTTACCCCTGCATTAATGCTTGGCTGAACAGTCATGAGGGTGGTACATCTAAACTCATGTCCTTCTCTGTTCCTCCGCCTCCGGGAGTGCCAAGCTATAGTACGGAAGTGACGGGACTCGAACCCGCAATCCCCGCCGTGACAGGGCGGTGCCTTAACCAGTTAGGCCACACCTCCTTATTTCTTTCTAATAAAGTCTCCAATAATCATCGCAACTGGAACACCAATAATAAGTGCGCCAAAAATTATGCTCAGATTTAATGGCATCATTCCATATTCCTCGCAGCTTCTAATTCAATATTTCGCTGCCTTTCACTAAGATCAAGCTCTAACTTCTTCATAGTCATTTCCAAAAAGAACTCTTCAAGAGCTGCCTTAGTGGAAAGCTTAATAGTTTGTCTGATGCAGCTTCCTCCAATGAGAAAACATGCGATACTGATAACGATAAAACTGAACTTAAATTCTGCCTGTCCAGTAAACATCGCACCGACCATAATCAAAGATAAAAGTGCAAATATTGAAAAGATTATCGCACAAGTTGGAGCCAACCAATTATCAATCTTCCTAAGCATATTCGCAATTTTCTCTAACACTTTTAATGACATATTTAATCTCCTAAAAGCTGGAGACAGGAGTCGAACCCGTGACCTACGCATTACAAGTGCGTCGCTCTAGCCAACTGAGCTAATCCAGCATATTTCCTTATACCATATTAACTGATATAAGACAGTTTCAAAAATCGTCCAAAAAAAAGGCGACTGGAACATTTCTGCCAATCGCCTTAATCACCTTCTTATTTAAAGATCATTAAGGCCCCGTATCATTATATGATGTAAAGAGGACGGTTGATTTACTATGGGCGTTAATTCTATTCATATTAGTTAGTATCTTCTTTTTTTTCTATTACATCCATTACGATGCCGCCCTTACCATCACAACCAACTTTCATCATGACAGGCTTACGAAATTTCAATCCAAGCCAATTGATAAATCTAATTGGCGGAAAACCTAATATTGCATTTAACACAATAATTGCTTGATAATCTTCATCAGTAAAAACGTTAGCCCCACATTTTGGACAAGGTTGATTTCTCCATGACGGCCATTCTTCTGGTCCATCTATCTCAACCATCCAATCACAACCTTCAGCATCACATTTCATCCATGGTTTAACACCAGGCTTTCCATATTTTGCAATCCACCAAGTTTTCGGCACATAATTAGCTAACATTTCAGTAGTCGTCATTTAGTTAATCCTTCGGTGTTATTAGCAGATTCAAGAGGAACAGCATGAGTCCCGCCGATAGGAGGAAGATTAGTATCCTTAGTCCCAGTGACAGGTTGCCAGGCTCTATCAGCATCAAGTTTTGCCTCGCTCATTTCTTTCCAATCTTTAACCCACCCTCTATCAAATCCTCTCATTACGAAAAAACTTTTAACGTCTTCCCATCTTTTACTACTCATCAAATAATCCTGGCTGGTCTACATCATCAAGTGGTTCAATACTTACAACGTCCAACCCTGGCAGATCAAAATATTCTAATGCTTGGACTTCTGCATGAGTCTCATCATTAGCCTCCACATCAATAGTTACAGATAAAACTACTCTATATTTCATATAACTATATTAACTCCTATACGTACATATCAAGATTATTGCCGCAATATGATGGGAGAGGCGGCTTAACTTCAATCTCCTCATCTTTCTTTTCTTCAACTGTTTTTTCTCTGGGCTTCATATTTCTCTTGTAGATGTTCAGCACATCATTTATGTTGTAAGCCCCAGCAATTTTCTCTACCATAAATCCCCCGCTGATTCTTTGTATCTTCTTCTTGCGATTTCTTCATCACTTGGTTCTGGCACTAATGTCCAAATACAATCAGTAGTTTGCTGTCTCTTTTTTAATGGACAGTTTGGCACCTTATCAAAAGTGCATTTTCTATTAGTACAACTATCACCAAGGAAATAATCAATATCGTCATCTGACCCCACTAAATCAATCACGTTCTGCAGCTCTAAAAGCAATCGTCAAGCCAAAAAATGCAAGTGATAAGCTGAACCAAACAAAGTCACCTTCTGGATTTAGCAGCAAATTCTTTAACGTAAAACCAACTGCAGAAGCACTGACACCAATTAGTAAACACAAAACATACTTCATTTATATCTCCACTTAAATTGTTTTGAACCATCAGCATTCCAAAGAACTACAAGCACTTTGCCTTGCTTGTCATAGTTATCAAATTCCTTTCCCTGGTTTTTCCATTGTGCTTCAGTCGGTGTAAAGAAAAACCATTCACGAGGTTTGATCGTTGGTTTTGGAAATAGATGTGAAAAATCCTTAGGCGGCTTTTTCTCAACAATCTTTCCACCATTGTTTATGACTCTGATTACTTCCCGCATTTGGTCTGGGTCTAAATCCTTTGAGGACCTCACTTGAAAAGTTCGAAATAAGATGTCACGATATTGTGCATCATTTATACCGGCTTCTTTTTTGGCAATATGAATTGCTGCAAATGGATTAGCCATTAGAAAAACACTCCATTACCACCACGAAGGCGGTCAGCCGATTCAACAATCACAATTATCCCAAGCAAAGTTCCGAGAACTAAAAGTGAGCCGTTGGATAAGTTTATCCATGATGGAACAATTTCACACCAATCTAAAAATCTGTCAAACATATAATATTCTCCCTTAATAATATTATATATGATGTTATAATGTAGTAATTCAAAATCAAACAGCTTTTTGAATTCTACCAGTAGAATAGCTGGGCCCGGAATTGAACCGGGTTCACGACCTAGCTTATGAGACTAGTGAGCCAACCGTTGCTTCGATCCCAGCGATGTTAGCACGATAGGGAATTGAACCCTATTTCAATCGGATATGAGCCGATGACCGTAGCCCGTACGTTCGTGCTATTCAATAATATGTGCGGGTACAACGACCCATGCACCCTTATCAAATTTCTTGTATTCGGGCACTAATAATTTAGTAACTCTGGAGCCATTCTGAATTCCAGAATAAACTCTTTTCATGTAATTTTCCCAAGTCTTTACATCAGTCTTGAAAAACTTATTTTGATGAATCGTTTTTAATCCAAGTTTCGTATCAAAAGTTGCAGGACTTAAAACATCTTTTCGATAATCAAAAAGCTCCATTTTAATCTTGATACTTTTGGCATTGACTTCTTTGACTTGCTTGACGTAATGCATGTTGCCGATGTTGCAAATAACGAAGTCATCTACACTGACGTAATTGTCAAAACAATCTTTAACAGCTGTCATAATTTTCTCCCTTAAAATTGTCTAGGGCATCCCGGACTCGAACCGAGCGTCTCTACCTTGAAAGGGTAGCGATTTAACCACATAATCTAATGCCCCAAAAAAATCGTTGGTAGGTGTTTCCTGGAAACCTTAGTGAGGCCGAACCCACCAACGACTGTTTCTAACTTTTCTTTTTTGGAGCGGTACACCTCCGGCCCATACTCCATTCTAGCATCTTAATATAAAACTTTAATATAAATTAGTCGATCTTATGCGACTCTTCAAATGGTTTGCCGCTTCATAGAATCCACAGCTCTCAGTTTAACCATTTGGTAATAACTACCAGGGCGGTGCTCTTGGCATTATTTACTCCTTATCCGAGTGGCTTCACCGTTACTGGCGTGGTGGCCTTTTACAGGCGCCATGGCAACTGACGGTTCCTTCACCAGACACTACTTCTTTTACTCGGCGGCGGTCCTTCTATCCGCGTTCAGTTTTCGCAAGCAGGCTCCCCCAACTTGCTGTTTCTCACTCGTCCCGTTCAAAAACTGACAGGAACTTTCCATCCGTTTGTTCAACACACGACACCGTTGCGAAGTTGAAGTCTTTATGCAATGTGTCGCAAAATCCAATAGATGGTGCTTTGCCTGACTCAATCGTAATTCGATGGACACTTTCATCAATCAACGCATCCACCAAATTTGCACCGTTTACATCTTCTCCAGAATAACTGACACTAATCGCCATTAAGGCCTCCTATTTGCTCTTAATGAACAGGCTATGATAATGAGGCTTATTATCGAAACGATAGTATGCCAAGTGAACATCGGTAAGCCTGCGAAGAAATAGAAGAATATGCCCAATCCAATAGCCAGAATGTTGATGAATAGACAAACCCACAACATCGGCTTCAGAATCTTTCTCAAGAAAACTGTAATCGTCCCGTCTGGTTGCCAAGGCCTTCCCTCAACTAATCGGTCTGGCCCTTCAACATGAAGACTGATTAATGAATATTTCAGCATATTATCTCCGTTTCCGTTATTATCATATAAGACTGAATTGGATTAATGTTCAAATATCTAATTTAATCCAGTACCTTCCCCAAAGCCCTTATCACCACGATCACTATCATGTCCAGCATAAAAATCATCTCTGGATACGAAGTTTTTGTATTCCTTAAATGTTTCAATTTGGTTGTCATAAAAGATTTCGATTTCTTGATCGTCAAACACTTGAGGAATCATCTGAGCAAGTTTCTGCCCAAACTCTACGAAACGAAGTGTGTTTGATGGATTAAAGACATGAATGTAAATAATCCCTTGATAAGAACTATCAATAACATCTGCTCCAACAACCAATTTCTGATTAGTACATACTCCACTTTTGTTGTTCATAATTAAAACTACATTTTCTGGTATGCGGGCAGAAACATAAGTTGGAATTAGAATGTCTTCTCCCTGTGGAACGTAGAGATAGACTCCTTTTGCTATATCAGATGTTGGGTCCATTCTCGAACCAAGCAAGCCCCATCTAAAAGGTTGGCCTGGGTTCTTTTCTGCCAAATCCTTGATAAGTTGTTCAGACAAGTTTGGCATGAACAAATCTATTCCAGCATCTCCTCGTTTTCTTTGTGGGGCCTTTGTATCGCCCTGCACAAACAATTTTACATGATCCATTTATTCTCCTATTCTTTATATATTAACTTCTGTCGTTTGGATTTTGTCCGCCGGTAGACTGGATTAAACCTGCCAACTCAGCTGCTCGAACTAAAGTTTGAAAGTTAACGTCTGAGTAATGCTCTCTATCATAAGCAATTACGTTTGCTAAATCTCTGGCTCTAGACTCATAAATGTTGTCATCATCAATTAAGGATTCAAAATCCCATTGTGGTCCGTTTTCTTCATAAATAGTGAAGTTCATATTGTTTCTCCTTAATAGAGCTTAAATTGAGATAACCAATCAACTAAACTCTTATATTCTTCGTTTGTAGTATCAAATGGGCCAATCGCTAATGTTGCTGCTTCTTCATCTTTTTGAGTAGCACCACTGTCTTCTATATATGCAAAATTAACGTGACATAATTTAGCTGTTCTATAGCCATTCTTTAATTGCTCTTTATTACTTGCTTTCAAAATAACTTTGGCAAATGCTGTATTTAACCAAATCCTCTCATCATCAGAAGGACGATATAACCAAACGCCATCTAAAGTTTTGTCGAATTGATTAGAAAAAACAGCAAGAGAAGCGTGCGCAACTTGAGATGTAATTTTCCCATGTGTCCAACCTCCCTTACATACTAAAATGTATTGCTTTATATCATAATTTCCCATTTGGTTTATATTAACTATAAGCTTTAACTAATTATTATAGAAAGAAAGGAGACTTTTAATGAGTGATAAACTTTTTAGTAAGATATACGAAAACAGCAGAAGAGACTATAATGTTAAGTATGCTAAAGGAGATGTAGATTTAGAAGATATACAAGAAGCTCCTGAATTTCGTAAGGGAAATGGAAACATACAGGGACCAGTTGATGGTCTTCCTAATTTTGAATATAATGATGGTGGTTATGGCCCAATTCCAACTACAGGTGTTGGCAGAAGAGATTACAATGCTAAATATAGCAAAACGGGTAATTTAGTTGAATCATTCGAAAGGATTTACGAAGAAACTTGTGATGAAGAAGAATGTGATGACGATGGTGCTCCACCTCAAGTAGCTAATTTAGATGAATCATTCCCAACTCATACTAAGAGCGGGAAACTTATTGAACAAAGAGTACCAAAAGGAACAGTTAGCCCAGCATTAAGAGAATCAGTTGAAAGACAGAGACTTATTGAAAGTGGTTTAATTGACAAAGAAGATTTAGACTTACTAAATGAAGATTTTGAAGATGGCCCATCTATTATGTTGGATGAAGATGACTGGGATTATGATGAATATGAAGATGACCCAGATGCTTTTGGATTAGAAGGACCAACTCATGAGATTGGTGAAGATGGAATTGACCCATTTGATGATGACGATGATTATGAATTAGAAACTACTGACATGGATGTTTCATTAGATGACGAAGATTATGAAGCTGAAACTGATGAAGAGTTTGATGATGATTATGAAGTAGAAGATGGCCCATATCTTTTTGATGAAATGAATGATGAAGATATTTACGATGAAGAGGATGATTTTTAATGGTTAGCCGATCTGTTTGGCACGAGATGGTGCAAGAGGTTGATGACCTCGTTGAAAAAAATCATGAACAAGCTCAAGACATTTATAGACGATGTGCTATGAATGATTATAAGAACTCCAAAGAAGAAATCAAAAGAGCAGCAAATAATATCCTATTAACTAATCAAAAGATTTACAGAATTCTCGTTTCAATGAAAGATGCTAGAATTGATGATGATACTTTTCCATTAAGTGAAAGCACTTTACGAGAAAAGAATTCAATGGATGATTTTGATTCGTTTTTAAGTTCAGAAAGATTGGAAAGCTTTTTGGCTAAATCCCAATGTTTGATTAAGTCAACATCTCGCCAATTAGATAACGGCACATTAGTGTTATTGACTCCTGGTAAAAAAGAAGTTCAGCTTTCAAAAGCAGGCTATTTAAGAGTTCCAAACGAAACTGGGGAAGGTAACCATCTTCTCAATAAGCAGGAAAAAGGTGGAGCTGTTAAAATGACTTATGACCAAATGTTGGATAAGTTAAGTCGAATGTATGATATTAAACCAAACTGGTTTGAAGGTGCATTTAATAAGCGTCCAAATTGGAACTGGGAAATTGAGCCAATTCAAAAATATCGAAAGAAATATGGATTAGAAGATGTCAATTACAGAAGAAGTGATGACTCTCTAGTTACTGAGATAGACGAAGATTACTAAATCGTTCCAAAATGATATTGCCCATTTTTAGCTATTATTCTGTATGACCAAAGTTTTGGGATAAATTTCTCTTTTGGGTACATTCGATATTGTTCAAAAATAGATAAGTCAATTCTATCAATTCTAACATCACTTTCAAAATAGATTTTTATGTATTCACATATTTCATCAAAAGTGTCACATGATTCAATAATATCAAGCTTCATTTAATCCCATAAGTTTTGGAAATAATGCGCAAAAGTTTCAATTCCAATTTGTACACAATGTTCAGCATAATTTATGAGCTCAAAGTTTATGTATGATATTGATTCTTTTACCCACTCACATTCATCCAAATTTGGTTTTTGGTCACTCATTATTTGACCAACGTGAGGCCCAGCATTATATGGCTTGTAATAGTATTTGATTTCTTTATTTCGTTCATCACCGTCTAGATATGGGTCCATTCCAAAGTACTTGATAAACCATTCAGTTTGCTTTTTGTGATGGCCTTCCCAGTTTAGATATTCAAATGCCATTAACATAATATCAAGCACTTTTTCCCAAGCTTCAGCACCGCCACCTATTAGTCTTCCTTCAGCAATAGCCTCGTTGTATTTCTCAATAGTTCCCCATTCATTCTCGTTATATTCACTGAAGATACCAGGATAACCAGAGCGGTCATATTTCTTATATGCGACTAACACTTTGTAGATAAAAGAAGATAATGTTGATTTAGCATCCCATATTTCAACGTTAGATAGTTTATTCTTGCGGAACTTTCTTTGAAAGAACCACTTAATTCTGTGCCAGTGTAAAACGTTATAAAGAGTTTTCTTATAAAAATTATAGAGGAATAATAAGAATGATGGTTTTGGATAACTATCACCTTCTGGGTCAAGCATTTCTTCTACTTGTTGTCCTCTATTCCAATGATATTCGGAACAATAATAGCGGTACCATTCCTTGAAAGTCTTATTTTTATAGTCAGGTTCTACACCTTTTAACATAACTCCATCAAACATATTTATCTCCTATTATTGAGTTATATTAACTAAATATTATGGATTTAAGAAAGAAGCAAGTCTATGAAATGATGACTGCAATAATCAATGCAAATCAATTTAAGTTTGACCACGAAAAAGAGAAGATATCATTAAAGCTTCCTTACACTGAAGATATGATAAAAGATTTTAGAAGGATAGTTCTAACTTTATTTGGCAATCCTCATATTGCTTATCATGAATTTGGTGATGACCCAAGACATGCTGAATATAAGTTTGACAGTCATTTTATTGAAATAGATGAGCAGACGATTAAAGTTAACAAATATGGAAGGCTATGCGTTAATTGGGATGATGTTAAATATGGCATTGAACAAGCCATTTTGAAAGACGAAGAATTCTTAGATCGATTATTAAGAGCAGCATTAAAAAGATGGGATAAACCAAAAATGTTGAACTTACCTCCAGTTAAAAAGCCTGGCAAAATGCCAATTCACTTTCACCACACTCCTGGTAAACCTTGGTTTTCTGAATGGCCAAAGAAGCCAATTAAAGAGGAAGAGCCACCAATAGAAGAAGAATTTGAAGATGAGGAAGAAGAGGAAATCATTATTCCAAATCCAGGTGGCACATTACCAATTGAAGAGGATGATGATGAAAAAGAGCATGAGCCAATTTCACCACCAAATCCACCAATTATTCCTCCGTTTGGTCCCTAATCAACTTGTCTATTTTCAAAAATTGATGTTTCTAAAGTTTGTTCACCATCGTTAATTACAAGTTGTTTTCCATATTTAATGTGAAATTCTTTAACATTGTCAACTTTACAGTGAGCCTCTAATTCTGGATAATATGAAAGCTTCATATTTATTAGACCTTGTGCGTAACCTCTAAAGTAATCCGTTTCAGGTTTCATAATCATTGGTCTCATGATATTATTTTCAATATCCTTTGCAAAATTATCAAACTGTTCTCTAGTCCAATTTACACTATTCATCAGTTTCAATTTCTCCCGCTGGTTCTTCAGTTTCTATAAACTCTTCGCCTAATGCATCAACTAAATCCGTTTCAGCAATAGCTTCATTATTTACGTCAAGTTTATTTTCTGATACGAGCATTTCATCAACTCGCTTTTTCATATCATCATAAGCAGTGAGATTATTATTTAACCAGTCTTGTAGTTTAACTCTTCCCTGTAATGATTTTTCCTCATTTGGTACATAAAAATAAGCACCCTTCTGTTTAACGATATCAAATGCGATTAAGAAGTCAATGTATTCTTCTTCTGGCTTAAAGCCGCCATTGTAATAGAGGTTCATATTTGCGTCTCTAAAAGGAACGCCCGTTTTGTTCTTGTAATTACGTACTCGAATTGAGATACCAATAGTTCCATCAGCATCTTTTAATTGGTCAGTTTTTGTTACTCTGTTTACAACTGATGCGTAGAATTTTGGTGCTTCGCCACCAGTTACAGATGGTAAGTGACTCATTGGTTGCATGTTAACTCGTTCTTGTGATATCCAAAACATTGTCGTGTTATAGTTTGCATTGAGAATGTTGATCTTGCGTAAGAACTCACTTAATGCTTTTGCGCTACCACCAAATGAAGCTTTTCCTGCAACGTCTGCCATTTGTGCTCTAGAGCCTGCTGCTGCATCACTGTCTAAAATGATACAAGCTATCTCATCCGTTTTGATTAGTTCAACTAAAGTATCACAAGCTGATTCTACATCGTCTGGTAGTAAGTGAATGAACTTCTTTGGGTCAGTGTCTATTCCAACTTGTGATGCGAATCTACCCTCAAAAGTGCGCTCGAAGTCAACATATACAACTACATTCTTATCTGGTTGTCCGAGAAAATCGGGTAACTTTTTCTGTAACTGAGCTGCACAATAGCAGGATATGATTGACTTGCCGCTGGATTCTGGGCCTCTGAAACGAATCATTCTACCAATTGGAATGCCACCTCCAAATAGGTAACTTAATTGTGGACTATCTACCTTAACTTTTCTAATTGAAGCTGATGTGACGATATCTCCGAAGATTTTTGGTTGTTTTTTTGCTATTCCAGTAATGATACTGTCTAATTTCTTTGACATATAACTCCTATTGGAATTATATTAACTTCTCACATTTATTATTGCGTTGCAAGTCCATGGGGCATTACTCCAATGTTCCCAAATTTGGCCATTAACAGTATGCCAAATAGCAGTTGTTGATCTGCCACACATTAAAGCAAATTCTTCATTATTATCTATTTGTTGCCAGTTTCCAGTGGAAGGTGGCATTAATGGCGCTGTGATGATACTTGAAAATGTTCTAGTAGATGATGTAAAAACTCTACAACCTTGGTCACCAGAATATATTGGACAAATATGTATTCCCTTAAAAGCAGTAGCAGCCCAAAGAGCTCGAGTATTTGGACTCTCATTAACAATAGTCCAACTTTCTCCATTTAATGACCAAGCATATCCAGTTTGATTATGACCAATAGCTAAGAATACACCATCCTCATAAGTTACTGATGTTATAGCAGATGGCTGAGTTACAGTTCTATTTGTCCAAGTTGTACCATTCGTTGTTGTCCCAATTCTCCCACTTGTATCAGCTCCATGAACTAAAATATCAACGTTATGCGCAAAACCATTTATTCTTTCTACCCCAGACCCAGTATTAAAATTACCAGCTGCTGACCAATTTAAACCATCTACAGATCTAAAAACTAAGGCATTACCAGCTAATCTTTGTGTAAGATAAAAGTATCCTTTCCAAAAATGACAAAGACATGGACCTGTTGTTGGCATAGCATATAATGTCCAGGTTTGTCCAAAATTTGTTGATCTACTATAAGCACTTCCTGTACTACCAACTGCTATAACTATTCCGTCATTTCCAGAAGCAAATTTATTTACTCTTGATCCTATATTTAAATTAGAAACAGTTGTCCAAGATTTTCCATTATCAGTTGATCTTGCTATTCTTGGTTCTGATTGTGAACTTATTAGCCAATATGGTGTTGGATCACCTCTACCATAATTCGATAAAAATGATGTTTTCTTTTCATAAAACACTTCACCATTAATCCAGGCTTTATTTACCTTTTCACCATTAATGAACATGTCATTTACTTTTTCGCCATTTATGAAAGTTGTTGCCATTTTATATCCTAAACTGTGTAATAAATAATGCCAGGATTATTTGCTGATAAAGTTGCATTTGCTGAATCTGTACCAGTTACTTTTGTGGCCATTGTTCTATCAAATGTTGGATTTAATAAATCATATTGAGTTCCATTAAATCTAAATAACATTGGTCTATTTGGTAAAAAGAATCCTTCTCGACCAGTTGTTCCAACAATATTATTACCATTAACTCTAATTGCTCTTGCTGTTCCACCAGAAGCTGAAGTCCTAATATTTAACGTTGGAGATGCAGCATTATTACCAACGGTAAAGTTTACTACAACTAATTCACCAGCAACAGGCACTCTGGCCGCATCGTTTACTACTTTTGCAGCTGTTCCAATTGCAGTAGTACATTCAAGAACCATCACCTCTTTTGGAAGCGTTGGGAGTGGATGCCTATGATCACTTCTAGCAAAAGTTGTTGCACTACCATGAGCAATAGTTTGTCCAAACTCTGCACCAGTATCACCTAAGTTCGCTCCAATTGGAAGCGGTTCAGTCCCAGTGCCTAATCCTAAATCATTTCTCAATGAAGTGGCACCAGTCATATTTCTCCAAGCGGGGACAGTAGCAACTGCTCCAGTGTGAACTAATGCTTGTGTCACGTTTGCTGTTGGGGCTGCTACAACTCCTGTTGCTGTTGCTGATGTTGCATAGTTTATGTTACCAGCAGCTTGTGATGTTCTGTTAGTTCCCCCTCTTGCTACTGGAAGAGTCCCAGTTACATCAGTTGTTGCTAAACCGTGGGAGTGAGTTGCGTTTGCTTTATCATCATGAGTGTGCACTGTGTCTGCCTTATCAGGATGGTTATGTTCAGTTTGAGCTGCATCAATTGCTGTTCTGATGGAAGCAGAGTCTGACCCAGTTCCTAAACCTAAATCGTTTCTTAATGATGTTGCACCAGTCATGTTTCTCCATGCTGGAACTGTTGCAACTGTGCCAGTATGAGCCAACACTTGAGTTACATTAGCAGTCGGTGCTGCCACTACTCCTGTTGCAGTAGTAGATGTGGCATAATTTATATTACCCGCTGCCTGTGAAGTTCTATTAGTACCGCCTTTATTTACTGGAAGTGTGCCCGTTATATCTGTTGTTGCTAAACCATGAGTGTGAGTTGAATCGGCTTTACCATCTATTGCAGTTAAAATACTATCAATAATAGCTGGGTTGTTTTTTAGCGCGGCGGCAATTTCTTGAAGAGTGTCAAGAGCTTCTGGAGCTGCCCCAACTACTTTTGCTATTTCAGTATCAATTGCAGCGATTAAACCTTCAATATCAGTTGCATTATGTATATGAGTTATTAAAGCATATTTTAAGTCAGCATTACTATTTATAGAAGCTACTAATGCATCAATATCGCTAATATCAGATGCAACATGAGTGTGAATAGTTTGAGCTGCATCAATAGCAGTACGTACTGAAGCTGCATCTCCACCATTACCTAGTCCCATTCTCCACATTAGTGAATTATTACCTCGTAATGGAGACCATGCAGGTTTATCTGTAACATTACCCACATGTACTAATGCTTGGTCAACACCATTCATTGGAGGTTCTATAATTTCCATTGCTGAAGCAATGATGTAAGGCATACTTCCATTTGACCAAGCAGTTCTGTTAGTTCCACCTCTATTAAGAGGAAGTGTACCAGTTGTTTCACTAATACTATGAGTATGTTCATTTGTAGCAAATTGAGCTAAATCAGGTTGATCAACTAAACTGTTATAACTGATTTGTCCGCCACTATAATCATTTTCATGAGCATGTGGCAATAGGGATGATATTGGGAAAAAGCCTAATACACCACCTTGCCGACTTTCAACACTACCAAAGAAAAATAACATTGGAGCATTTGTTTTATTATTTCTTAATTCTTGAATTGTGTAAGTTTCATAATGGAATTCTTCACCACCCCAAGATGCTGGTATAACTGACCATGATTTAATTATTGGAATTCCCCAACCGTCTGGACCACCAAAGTTTTCGTCTAAAATCCAAAATTTATCAGTATCAATTTCATCAAACTCTGGGCTCATTAGATGATTAATTACACAGAATGATCTTTCTTGAAGAGTTCTATCTGCCCTATCTATATCAAGGGCTACAATTTTTTCACTTGGATTTTTTGGGTTATCAACAACACTTGCATTATATTGCATTGTGACTCGTCTAATGAAAAACATGTCAAAAAATTCTTTATAATTTATATAATTTACAGCAATAAAATCAGTTGTATATGTTCTATCTCTACTAGAAAGAATGCCAAATTCATTTGTTAATAATTGGCCAATAATTACTTCAAATTCTGCTTCATAAATGTTTTTAATATAAAAATGAAGTTTATCATCTTCTTGTTCATAAAAAATAATGTTAATGTCATCCCATTGATTTTCATATGAAACCCAATTATCAAAAGCAGTCGTTAAAAATATTTCATGAATATCATTTCCACTTTTAATTAAAGTACCAGTATAAGCAATATGATTAGTGTTAACTGAGATATTTAGCATAGCGCCAGTGTTTGCGCCTAACGAAAATAAATATTTGAAGGGCTCATTTGGTTCTACTTTTATTTTAAATAATCTATTTGATGCTGATTCTTGATGCGTTTTAAATTCACCAACAAATGCATCTGTGTTTTTTAATTCTACCATCGATCTCTCCCCCATATAATATCTAATAATCTAGTCTCATTATCTCTGAGCCATCTATGAATCATTCTCTATCTCCTTATAGTCTAATTTTTATCTGTGAATTTGGTTGACTCCAACCACTCAATATTTTCTCATCTGCTTTGAATACAAATTCAGCTGGGTCATTTAATTCATCAAATCTATATTCAATATCATTAATTCTGAAAGTTTCTTTTAATTCAGCACCCTTTGGAATTTTAGCTTCCCATTGACCACTTTCATTTGCAGTTGTCAATATTTTCATTAAGCTCTCCTTTCTACTGAAACGAGGAACTTTAATCTTCCATTAGTTGGCCACATAATAACTTCCCACCATTTATCTTCTACTGGGTTGTCATGATCTAAAATGTGGTACATGATAGTTTCATTTGAGTTAGTGTAAATAACGGAATCAATAACTACTGGAGTGCTTGACAAGTTTAATGATGTGTTAGTTTCATGTTCAATGCTTGAATTATAAATTGACACTCTTCTAACTACTACATTTTTGTTATTACCAGTTGTTGAACGAATTGTGCACCTTAAATCACTAGAGCCCTGCTTTGTTATAGTTAATTCAATTCCATCAAAAGAGATATAAAAATCGTTATCTACTAGATTAGCAATTGCTGATCTTCTTAATGGTGTGAATGTGCTATTCTTTAAGTTAGGTGAAAATGATACTTCATTTGGTAACTCTTGTGGTGGGTCATCATTTAACACATAAACCCTACCATATTGTGGCTCGAGGAAAAATAAATAATATCTATCATCTCTAACAGTGAATGATTTAGTTATATTAAATGTCCCCATTGAATTACCTTCAAATGTATATGAGAATGCATTTATAGATTTACCAAACATTGTTGAGTTAAATTGAACTGCAACAAAATAGACGTCTTCATCAATATAGGGATGTGCATTTACATCTTCATAACGTAATGTATAACGATCATTATTAATGTTTAAGTCTTCAGTGCCACGATTTTCCCAATATGGAAATTGTCTCAAATGAGTTGGTTTATTTAAGATGTATGCCTTATCACCAGGTTTGGCATCCCAATTAGCTTGCTCGCTAACATCGGCTAAAATTTGTAATGTGCCATCTTCTAATTTCTTTACTATCATAATAATTAGTTCCCAATGCAAAAAAAAGAGGGAACTTGACGTTCCCTCTGTAATAATTTCTAAATCAAATTAGACTACTGTTACAATGTCTTCTTCAACAATGAATAATTCGCCAGGTGCGCCAGTTACTGCTGCTACTGTTGCGAAAGATTTGATATCCAATTTTAATCCATTTGCTGATGTTGATAAGTTTGGTCCATCAACCTTAACTGAAATAACATTAGCTTCATCAATTTCAATACCATTACCTGCAGCTGATTTTTGAATCAATGCAGTAACGTTTGCCATTGTGATATCTTTTGGTTTTGCGCCTGTGTTTGGACCAGATGGGTCATAAACTATAACGAGGTAAGTACCTTGTACGTTTCCAACTGGATTTGGTAATGCTACATCTGCTGGTTGTGTTGCCCATGCTGTGCCATTAAACACATAAAGTCCAGCATGTTCTAATGCTGATTCTAAGTCTAAGTTAACTTCTGTTAAAATAGCACCTTCACCGTCTTTTAATTGAAGTTTATGGCTTGCATAATCTAATGTTAAGTCAATGCCTTCACCATTTTCAAGTGCATCTAGTCTTCCATTTACAGTTGTAATTGCTGTGTCAATATATGGCTTAATAAATGCAGATTCTGGATTATTTTCAATTCTAATTGTATTACCATGAGTTGGAATTTGTAATGGGGTTGAAGCATTTATTCTTGAAACAGTTATTGATCTACCATTAAAATCAACATCAGTTACAAATTGTCCTTCAGCAAAAGTTTCAAGAGTTTCAACTCTATCAAGAAGTGATTCACCTGGTTCAGTTGTTCCAGTTCCAGTTCCTAAGATTTCATTAATTGCTTCAATAGCTTCATCAATGTAATCTTTAATAGATGTACTATCATCATCAGTTATATCTATTGTGTCACCATAAAGGTCACCAATAGCTTCAGTTACATTAGTTGTAACATTAGTTATATTAGTTTCAATAGTTGTAAGTTGATCTTGTAAATCGCCAATGTCAGCAATATCGAGAACTACAACACCAGTTTTTCCATTTACACTGCGTACTGGGGAAACGTCCGCTATAACTTTCTTTTGTCCGTCAATAATTTTCACAATCATTTATTTTACTCCTTCTAATGATTTTATGGTTCTAGCGGGTCTAAGATTTCCGCATCGTCTGTAATATAATAAACACCATCGAAACTTTTATCGTTTTCTTCTGGTTTTATATCCTCTTGGAATTTTTCTAATGTGTCGCACCAAGTAGTGTACTTTAAGCCTTGGCGTGATGTTGATAATTCATAAGTTGAGTTAGGATCTCTGTTGATAGAGATAATGTTGCTTTCAACTTTTCCATTAACTGTTCTTTCATGAATCTTAATACCCCAACCTGCATGGAAAGCTTCAAAAATCTTTGCTAAGCAAGTAAATGAATATTGTAAATTATCATGAGCATCTAAAAAGCCTAATACTAAGTACTGACCTTTTGCTGGTGTTGTGCCAAGGAATTGTTCTGCTGCACCAATGATATCATCTTTCTTAATGCCTTCTGGAAGGTGTTCATCATCTGGAATGTCCCATGCACCATGTTCGTTTAATACACAAACTTGAGCATATGCTAATGTTGAACCTAAAGTTAAGTTTACAGTTCCTAAGTTTGCTTTTGTTACGACTGGATTTTCTGGGTCAGTTGTATCAGTAACTTCTTTACCAAAAAGTGTAAGTACATCTGGGCCAGTTTGTTCGAGACTTAATTCAGTTCGAAGTCCATTATCTTCCCAAACAAGCACTTGGTCTTCTGGGCGAACTACTGTTTTTCTATTTAAGTTATCAATTTGACCTGTTACAAATTGATTTGGTCTACCTGGTGCTAAAGCAATATCATTACCAAAAATTGATATATGGCCGCCATTCTCTAAGCTACCAGCATGAATCTTATAGTTGGCATTTCCTTGAACACCACCAGTGTGAATGCTTCTAATTGCTTCAGCATTTAACTGACGAATCATTGCAGCATATTCATTATGAATGATAATTTCTGGTTTAAGTTTTGGTGTTGCACCATCATCTTCTAAGAAGTCGTAGTCAAATTTAATTCCATCACCGCCAACTAAAGAGACTTGTGCAATTTGTGGCTGGCCACTATCGACATCAACCATGTGCATTGTTAAGTCAATCTTATCTTCTGAGCCTCTTGCGAAGTCAGGTTCAACTGCTGTTACAATGAATCTCTTGTCTTTGAATTCAGGAAGTGGGTGTTCAGACTTAGTAATAATTGATTTTCCAATGTAGTCATCTTCTAAATCTTCAACTCTACCAATAAATGATTTTGAAACATTAAGAAGGACATCTGGATTATGACTTGCGCCAGCTTCTAAACTGAACTCAATTTCGTCGCCAGCTTTAATTGTGAAAGTGTCTTCCTTTGTACCTGCTGCATCATCAACAAAGCTTGTGAACTGTGTTATTGTGATTTCAGTTGGTTTTGCTGGGGAATCTACACCCACTGCTAATGCGTTAAGAAGAGCTTTTCTAGTGTGTCCACCTTGAATAGCAATTCTATCCATTCTAACGTAATCGAGATTATTTGTTCTTTCATCAAGTTCTGCTAAATCATCTCTTAAGTCATCAATATAATCTCTAACACTTAAGCCTCTAGAATCTCCTTCACTATCAACATTCCAATCTTTGTCAACTGTTGTTACTTCAGCTAAATCAAATGGGATGTTGCTAGCATCTAAAACTAAGTTTTTTAGATTATCTTCAGTCTTATTTCCAGTATATTTTTTGAAGTTAACTGCTTCGAGTTTATTTACTTCAGCAAAAAGTTTTTTCTCGCCATTAATAATTCTAAAAATCATTTACTACTTACTCCTTATATTATATAGTTTAATTTTCAACAAAATATGTGCCAATGTTTTTATCGTCCTTGGCATCTAAATTATCAAATTGGTATGACTGTAATACGATAGCCCCAACTTGCCTATTTGCATATTCATTTACGGACATTCCATAATGTGGAAGATGTTCGTTAAGTGTAGCCATGATAGTTTCACCACTTAAAGTTTCAATCATGTCTTTATGTGCTTCAACCAATTCTCTGACTTCTACAACCGCACGAATAATGTTGACATATTTAGTTTTGAGTGTTACCCAATCTTCTTTGTCCTCATTATCTTCATTTCCAATTACTCTATTAAATCTCTCAGTAAAATTATCAACAGTACCCAAAATGCCATTAACTTTGTCAGCTATTTCATTTATTGCTTGATTTACATTTTTTCTAATAGTTTTTAGTTGATAATTCCTACTAGTAGATGTATGACTTGGAACTAATGGGTTTAAGTCTGAGTTATCAACTATAGAGAGTTTCTGTAATAAGTGTTTCTCACCTTGTGTTAAAGTTTGACCAAATAATGTTTCAACCACTTTTATTTCTCCTTCCTAATTTTCATTGCTCTATGATTAGATGGTCCTCTTCTAAACCATATTAAGTTGTCACCATAATACTCAAAGCCACCAATTTCTCTTAATGCATTTGGAACTGAGTTATCTGACTGTTGAATTTCTTCTTCAAACCAGATGTTTGGTACTTTAATACCTGGGTCAGTCCAAGTCATGTTCTCACTGCTTGATATATAAATCTTGACATTTTCATCATGATTTTCAAAATGCTCATCTGTTAGTACCTTATCAAATGCTGGAATATCATTTAAGTTAAACATGAATGTGCCGCCTGGTAATGTAAAGTCATATTCCCAAGTGCCTTCTTCTATTTTAATCACTTCATCCCATTTTGCATAAAGAATCATATCACCTTCTACTACATCAAAGTTAAAGTCCCACTTGTGTAAGAATTCTGAATCTTTGTACCAACCACCAAATGTGTGGCCTTCCATTGTTATTTCAACATATGACATAGTTTGACCAACATCAACTTCCTTCTTGTAATACACTTGTGCATTAGTTACGAATGACACAGTTGCTTTTGGTTTAGTTGGTGGGTTTGGATCATTTTCCCATTTTGCATAGAGGATTAAATCACTAGTTACTTTATCTTCTTCAAAGTCCCAGAAGTTTTCAAACCATGGGTCCTTAAACCAACCAACAAATATCAAGTCACCCTTAGTCATTAAAGTTGGTTCTGACACTAATTCGCCTTCTGTTATTGTTCGTGATGGAGGCATTGGAATACCACCATTTGGAGCAAACTTAACTTCAAATTCTTTGAGTTCTGGAATCTCTTCTTCCTCTAAAACCCATTTGGCAAATAGAGTCATATCCTTCTTAAGTGTGTTATTTATGAAGTCCCACTTATTAGTTAAGCCTGGGTTTGTGTACCAGCCTTCTAATTCGTAGCCCTCTAATGTTATACCAGTTGGTTCTTCAACTCTTTCACCTTGAGTTATCCAAATTGTGTCAAGTTGTGGGACACCACCATTCATTTCCCATTTAACGAAATGTTCTGGGTCTGGCCATGGGTTTGGTTTTCCTGGGTCTGGATATTCTGGTGGAATTGGCTCAACTGGTGGATTACAAATTGGGCAATGACCACAATGACATTCTGGCTTACTTAATTTTGGTACTGTGTTTTCTGATGTGTAAGTGTAACCAAAAATAGCAGCACCATTTTTAGCGTTATTAGTTTTAGCACAAACATCAACACCAAAGATTCTAGCATTATTTCTAACGTTAAGTGAACCTTGGACGAAGAATACACCACCACCTTTTTCAGTAGCAGTGTTACAAGCTATGTTAGAGAAGTCTCTCATTGATAATACACCAGCTTTAATGTAAATACCACCACCATTTCTAGCGATGTTGTGATGTATGCTTGAGTCTCCTTCCATATTTACTGTACCACCATCATTGTAAATTGCACCGTTAAGACAGTTCTTAATTGCAGCAACTCCTCTCATTGTGATAGTTCCTCTTACGAGATAGAATGGTACATTGCATTGAGGTGAAGTTTGTTGTGCATGTGCATTTCGTTCACCTTCAAATATTACGTTGTTTAATACGACATTTTGTTTCTCTCTCAATGTAAATACTCGGCAGCAGCAAATTAAAGTTATCGTATGATTTCCTCTTAATTCTACTGTTAAGTTTTGTACATTTGGGAATGTGAAATTGTCGCCTTTTAAGTTTAATGTGAAACTTTCAAGAATGTTAACGAGATATCTTCTGTTATTTCCACCAACATTAATTTCAGCCATTGCTCGTTTCCAAGTTAGCTCATCTCTTACTGTTAGTATGTCGTTAAATAGTGATTCTTCTCTTTCGTCAACACCACATGAATGGTCAGGAAGTTCTGGCTCTGGGTCGCCTGGGAGGATATATTCGCCGTCGCAATCTTCATCTTCATCATCCTGGTCAGGTCTACCATGTTTTCCATCGAGCCAATCTTGAAGTCTCTCACCCCAAGGATCTGGACCTTCATTAAAGTTTGTTAAGAAGTAGCTAATACCATGTTCCCAAACATCTGCTCTAATTGCAACTTTGCCTTGGAACTTTGTTACTGCTATTTCATATTTAGTGAAGTTAGTTTTGTTTCTAGCAACTTCTTCATCATCTGATAATGGTCTTGGAATATCATCAATTGATTTTTGAAGTTGTGGAACTCTTTCGCCTAATCTATTAAAGAATGATTCATTGTCTTCAACTGTTCTTTCTTCTGGATTTCGGCTGCCTAATTGGCGAATTTTATTATCATTTATTTGTAACTTTTCTTGTAAAGTTATTATCTTGTCTCTAATATCTAAGAGCTTGTTATAGTTATCTTGAATTACTTCTAATTCATCAGGATTATCTTCTAACTTGAATCTCTTAAAGAACCTTTCAATTGCTACAAGCTCTTTTTTAAGTTCTTCAATTCTCTGTTTTTCAACTTCACGAGATTCAGCAGTTGAAGTCATTGGCCATTGATTTGAACGCCAATGTTTTTGTACTGAATTTATGCGCTGTTTTAATCCCAAGTTTTTAGAATTTCTGTTAACGAAATCAACCAATGAATAAAGATAATCATGTAACTCTTTGAATGTGTTAAACTTTCTAATTACTGAATTGCTAACATAATCAATAGTCGCAAATGAATTACCTCTAAGCATATTAGTCATTTCAACATCTCTTCTAATGAGAATGAGATTATGTTTAACTGGTATGCGAATAAGTTCTGGACGCATTGTTTCAAACCATGGGTCGCCAACGAGTCCTTTGTTATTGATAATACCAAAATATTTTGACATATCATAGAAGACTTTTCTGTCAAAGTCAGCAAACTTAACATAATTAGTTTTGCTAAATTCTACAATGTCGATAAGTTTCTTAAATACTTTCTGGTCAACTGGTCTCATTCTGTGAATGAATGTGTCCCATACTAAGTTTTGATTTCTATATAATTTGATTTGGTCAAAGGCAGCAGCATAATTATCTTTTGGAGAAACTCTTTCAGAAGCTTTGAATGATGTGAATACTGAAACATATCCAGTAACCATATCAATTTTCCAAAATGTCCAAGCAAATGGACGGAAGTTTGCTAAACCAGTGATATCACCAGTCATGTGATATTCATCAGCCTCTGCTAATGTTAAGTTTTTAATTCTACCTGTTCTACTGTTTATTACTTGATGTAACATTGAAACATAGAGAACCGTTTTATCAACTTGACCCAAGAACGTAATGTACTTGAATCTGTTCATTACACGTTCCCAGTCTTTTCGGATATTAAAAAGCTCCTCATACCGTTCTTGCACGTGTTCAAATAGTTCTTCAATAACTGTTTGCATTCCAACTCCTACGAGAAATATGTAGTCTCAATCGTCTTCATATCAGAATAAGTCTTTATTATAGATTTTCATCTGTCAAACTTCATCATATTTAGATGTCTGATTGATTGGACTCTCCTACGTTGCCGTGGTTTTTCATCGAAGAGTGTTTCCCTTTCAACTTATTATTTAGTTTTGATTGTTGTTCTATTTGCTTAATCTCTATTGCAAGCTTTACAGCAATGTCTTTTAATTCAATTGCTACATATCTTGAACGTATCTGAGGGAGTGCTTTTTTGATAACTTTTAATAGTTTGGGTGTTAATAATACGATTTTTTCTTGAGGTGTTTTCAT